CTAAACTAGAATCTGATTTAATTCCAGTTTCTGTAACAGGAATTAATTATATCACTGCTGGTATTTCAGGTTCAAACTTGCAGGAACTTCTAGACGACATTGTAATCACTTTAGCAACCAGCGGAAATCTAACAGCATACTCCGGTTATGCTGAAACCAATTTTGTTACAGTAACTGGAACTCAAAACGTAACAGGTGCAAAAACATTTACCAACACACTAACATTTAGTGGCAATGTGCTTCCCGCCACTTCCGGAACTTTAAATATAGGATCTGATACTCTTGCAACTGCTAGTGTATTTACAAGAAATGTTTCAAGTGATGTAGGACAAAGTTTAACCCTTAAGACCGGCAGTGCTGGTGCTTTATGGGTTATATCCACAGATTCTATTGGAGTAAAATCATCCTTAAGTAGCTCTAACCAGGTTGGAGTAATAGGTCTAAATACTACTGACGGTTCTGATAATGGCAGGTTAGAGTTAAGAGGTTATAGTGCTGATGGTTTTCCTAGCCCTTCTACAAGAGGAGGGGCTATATATTTAAACGGTAATGAAAATAGCGGTACTGTCGGTATACTAGCAGGATCGTCTGGAAATATAGAATTTAGCACAGATAATACTGAAAGATGGAGAATTGCTACTAACGGGACACTGATCAACCCGCAATCTGGTATATCAGCAATTCAATGGAGCGCTGCTAGTTCAGTTGGTAGAATTTTAGGGGCAACAAACAACACTGGACGGTTACAAATTGCCTCTGCTTCTTTGCCTGATAATACTTTGGGACCTTATATTGATATGAATGCAGCCACAGGGGACTGTAGTATTGTTGGTAAGACTGGGTTTGGAGTTGTGCTAAACACAGCAGGTGGAAACACGCTTACCGCGAACAGCAATGGGACTGTTAGTATAAACACTACTAATAACTCTGACGTGTTAAACGTACAAACCAATTCGCCCGATCAAGGAATAACAATAGACGGTTTTGGTAGTGGTACAAGAGCCCAACTTACTTTAAAATCTACAGGTACTACACAGGCTTGGATATCTTGTGACAATGGGGCTTTTGCAACCGGGTATAATGGGGCTCTGATTTGTGCATCGACATCAGCAATAGTCTTATTTTCGAACGGTGCAAGTAGGTGGGTTGTTGATCCTTCTGGAAACGTTCTGCCATACGCCAATACTACTTATGATATCGGTAGTGGTAGTAATGCTTGCCGAATAGTACATACAAGAAATTTAATTAGTGATACCGGACAAAACTTGGGTATCGAAGGAAAAAGTGAAATTTACTTTTACACAGGAGGAAGCTCTTCTATTAGGTGGGCATTTTCATCAGCTGGTCATTTTGTGCCTATCCTAAACCAAGGTTATAATATAGGAGTAGGCGGATCAAACGCTGTGGGATCTATTTTTGCTGTAAACTATTTTGGACCATCAGATATAAACAGAAAGAGAGATATATCTTCTTCTGATTATGGACTAAATGTTTTAAAACAAATTACACCTATAAAATACAAATATAAGAAGTTTAAATTAAAAACAGTTGACAACAAACAGGTAGAAGACTTAGAAGATGAAGATACTCAAGGGGTCTCTAATAAACCACTACAGTTGGGGCTGAGTGCACAAGAAGTAAAAAATTTAATACCTGAGGCTGTAGTAGGAGATGAAGAAGATTTTAGCCTTTCTATCGACTATACTAAATTAATACCTGTATTAATTAAAGCAATTCAAGAGTTGGACTGTGAACATAAGCCAGTATTTCCTTGTCATTCTGGTTATAGTCCTGTTTTAAATGATATTGTTACTTTGAACTCTGAACTTAAAATTATTGCAAGTACTGAAGCACAATCAACTACATCCTTGGGGCTTGTAGGAGAAATTTTAGGTGTAATGCCTTCAGGTACTACTATTGTAGATGCGTTTAATAATAGTTATATATACAACGGGGTAGTATCTTATAACCTCTGCTCATTAAACTTAAATGGTATTGTTAATAATATCAAAGTATCATCAGAGGGAGGTAACATTGTAGAAGGAGACCTTTTGTGTACCTCTAGTGTTAGCGGATGTCTTATGAGACAGTCTACAGATTCAGTAAAATCATATTCAATTGCACGGGCTCTAGTTCCAGTTACTTTTAGCGGTGGGGTCACAGTAATTTCAGGAGTAACAGCTAAAATGTTTAATTAAGTTAAAATAGCATAGCCCAAAGGCTATGCTATTTTACACCTAAAATGGGGCATCCACTTCCCAATGCTCATTATTAGATTCTGTATGATTTATTGGACCTTTTACAGTAGCAGTTCGATTCTCAAAAGGATTAATCTGCTGTGTGTCTGAATTACTATTAACCTTCTTTTTTAAACTTTTAACTTCAAAATCAATATCAAAAGCTACAATCTCTACTCTTCTAATACTAGTTTCTTCTATTGCTCCGGTTTTAGTGTTTAGTGCATTAATTTTATAATTATAAGAGCTAAGTTTCCCTCTTAGTGTAATTTGATCACCTTTTGATAACAAGTTAGAAACTCTATCTGCTTGACTACCATATACTACAATATTATGCCACTCAGTAGATTCTTGTTTAGAATCACTATTATATTCATTAGTTGCTAGTGTAAATGCTGCATAAGAAGTACCTTTAGCAGTTTCTTTGCGTACAGGATCTTTTCCTATACGTCCTGATAGTATTACAAAATTCATATTTCCCATTTTGCTGCCTATAAAAAAACAAGTTAATATAGGAATTATATACGGATGTTTAGTTAACAGCAAGTGCTAATTTTGAATTAAATATACTATATGATTAACATGTCTATATTATTACAAAAAATTATTCAATTATTTAAAACAGTTTTTAGTATTACCACTGCTGCTGATCAGGAAGATACTGTAGGAACTGAGCAAGTTGGCATAGATATGCAACTAATTTATGCTCAATTTCCTTATGCTAAAAAAGAAGATATAGACTTAAACTACCCTCTTTTAGTTAAAGCATTAAATAAACATGGAATTTTTAGTAGAGAAATGCTTATTTATGCGTTAGCTACTGTATCTGTTGAAGTTCCTAAATTTAAACCAGTAAAAGAAATACCTTCAAAATACTCTACTAAAAATAAACTAAAACCGTATGATTTTTCAGGATACGTTGGAAGAATGGGAAATAAGGATCTTGAAATGGCTACAAAATACTCAGGAAAAGGACTTATTCAACTTACCGGCTATAATAACTACTGTGATCTTGATAAAAAACTTTTATTAAATGGTGAGTTAGTACAAAATCCAGATTTAGCCTTGGACGCTAAAATCTCAGCAGAGGTGTTAGCTATATACTTTAAAGACAGAATTGACAGGGTAAAACAGGCGCTAATTAATAAAGATTTTGCTGAGTTAAGAAAAATAGTAAATGGTGGTTTTCACGGTCTTGATAAATTTGTAGCAAAATTTAAAGAATTAGATCAAGTTTTTCCTAAATAGCCTTTAGTATATCTTTCTAGTTTTAAAAATGCTATCATACTTATATTATGAGCTTTGACCAAATTCCTTACAAATTTATTAAAGAATTAAACTCTTTAGAGGATTGTTTTACCAAGCAATGGGTCATTAATTTCTATAACCATATAAAAAAATTAAACCTTTTATGGGTCTCACCTCATATAACTTTCGACGAGGATAATAATTCTTGTTTAGAATGGTGGTACAATAATAGAAAAGTTACAATATACTTAGAGTTAGAAAATAAACAAATTACTGTGTTATTTTATGAAGAACCTGACCAAGATGCTATTTTAAAGTTGGATAAAATTACTGATTTAGTTTTACCTTTAAGCAATTTACAAGAAGTTACTAGGATATGGTGTTGGTTTACATGTAAGTATAGGATTTAAATATACTATATACTATTAAGTATATAATTATAATGGGGTTTTTATTTGATGTCTGTAGACGACCGTGTAAATCTTCAAAAAGCTCTTTACACTATATCACATGAGTTTAAAAATGACATTATAACCCTGCAAGGTTTAATAACTATTCTTGCCCAAAAATATGAAAAAACCTGGGACGAAGACGATAAGGAAAATATAGACTTGTTATTTGAGTCTATTAAACACCAAGAATCATATATTCAAAGTTTGCTAGATTATTCTAGAGTCAATACTAGAGGCAGACCAAGCTCTATAAAGTCCATACAAGAGCTTATAGCCATAGCGTTAAAGTCTATAAACAACGAACAAGTTAAAATTGAATGTAACTGTAATACTAAATTAAAGCTGGACAATGCTCAATTTACAAAAGCTCTAAGTTGTATAATTATTAACTCTATTCAGTACTCTAACTGTAACCCCGTTATTATTAACTTTAATTGTGATTCTAAAGAAAATGACTATATATTAAAAATTAAAGATAACGGTACTGGTATAGATGATAAGTTTAAAGATCAGATATTCTCTGTGTTCTCTCCTGGTAAGAATTCGGTATCAGGAATAGGTATGGGACTTGCCACGGTAAAAAAGATAGTAGAGAGGCAAGGAGGTTCTATTTCTTATGATTTTAGTACCAAAGAGTTTATAATAATTTTACCAATTGCATTGTGTTACCAAGATGTCTAATGATTTAATAAATATCTTAATGGTAGAAGACAGCAAAGCACATGTAAAGCTTACTCAAGAAGCTTTAAAAAGGGCTAAACTTATAGCTAATTTTTACTATGCTAAAGACGGAGAGGAAGCATTAAATTTTATTTATAAAAAAGGCAATTATTCAAATGCCCCTACACCAAATTTAATACTACTTGATTTAAAGTTACCTAAGTACAGTGGTAAAGAAATATTAAAAATACTAAAAGAGGATGAAGATTTAAAGTCTATACCTGTAATTATTTTAACTACTTCATCGGCTATACTAGACATAGACGAGTCTTATAAAAGCCACGCTAATAGTTATATTATAAAACCTATATCTTTTGAAGGATTGATTCAAACCTTAATGGGTCTAAATAATTTCTGGTTTGTTTTATCTACAAAACCACCAGTTAATGATTAATTACATAATATTTGTATCTTTACTATTATGCTTGCTGTCATACAGGTCAGGTTATAAAAAAGGACTAGACTTAAAAAATAAAACACTAAGTGAGAATCGTCTCTTAATAGAGGAATTGAATTTTAGGTTAAATTTAATCTTAAATGTTTCTAAAGTAGGTATATGGGTACTAGACATAAAAACCAGAGAATTAAATTGGAACAAGGAAATGTTTGCAATTTATGAACTAGACCCTAATGAATCCGCTTGTCAAAGTAGATGGTCAGCATCTCTTCTTCCTGATGATTTAGTATTAACATTAGCTCAGTTAGAAGACAGCATAGCTAATACAAAAGAATTCAATACTTCTTTTAGAATTGTTACAAAAACTGAAGGAATCAGGCATATAAAAGCAATTGGAAATTTTCTCATAGACGATGATGGACTAGCTTATAAAATGGTAGGTATCAACTACGACAATACAAGTGAAGAAGTATTTAAAAGTAATATTTTATCTTTAAACAGGGAACTTTTAGATTTTACCTCGATTTTGAGCCACGATCTTCAACAACCTACAACAATAGCTTCTATGTACTTGGATCTTTTGGGCGCTAAAAACCCATATTTAGACCCAGACAGTCAGGAGTATTTTAATTATGTTAAAACTTCTTTGAACGAGATAAGTTGCATTTTAAAGGATCTAATAGATCTTATACGTGTAGATAACTTAGAAAAAAACCAAGAAGTTAACAAGTCAGAATTATTAAATTTAATAAATTTTAAAGAGATCTTAGAATCTTTAAATTACAACAAGAATTTGATTGAAATAGTTCTACCCAAAGAAGATTGTTACTTAAGTATGTGCAATAGAGATATTAAATCTCTTTTTACTAACTTAATATCTAACGCTATAAAGTTTTCTGACCATAATAGAAAAAACACAATAACAATTACCTCTGATTGTTTAGATAATGGTAAAGTTTTTACAGTATCAGATAAAGGCATAGGTATAGACTCTAGGCATTTAAATGAGGTAATTAAGCCTTTTTTTAGAGTATACAGTTCTGAGGACTATCCAGGTACAGGGTTAGGTTTAGCTTTATGTGATAAAATAGCAAAAAAATACGGAGGTACCTTAAGAATTGAATCTAAATTAGGAGTAGGTACAGATATAATTATAAAATTTCCTTGTCAAGGTACTATATAGAGATAATGCCTAACTCTGATTTAAACTCTAAAGATAAGATAGCACTAGCTCGATTAGAAGAGAAGTTTAAAAACCTATCTGAATCTCATAAAGATTTAAAAGAGAGGTATAAACTAACTCAAGAAGATCTTATTAAGAAATCAGAAGAAATATCTGAGGCTCATATACAAAATAAACTTTTAGAAAAAGAATTAAAAAGAAATGTAGAGCTGCTGTACAAAGATTTTGATGCATTTCTAGATAATATGCAGAAAATAGAGTTAAGTCATAACCTGTTTGAAAAAAAAGTAACAGAAGAACTAAAAACAATAAAAGAAAAGGGATCTGAAACATTTCTCCTATATGGAAAAATGGCTATGTATTTTATAGGCGGGGTTTTTGCAACAGTGTCTACATTTATAGGTATAGGTATTCTTAAATTCTAGAGTGGTTTTGGTGAGATTAAATACTATAGAAACGGTATCTATTCACACTTTTAACCACTTTTAGAGGTCTTTATAATGATTCAATTAAACCCTGTTTTAACCTCCCAGAATGGAAAGCTTTTAGTTGGGGATACCAATAGTACTGGAAAATTTACAAATTTAAGTTATTCAGAATCAGGTAGTAATTCTAACTTAATATCTTCTGGAACTTTTTTATTAGGTACCACAGGATCTAATGAGTTCAGAATACAAACTAATGGATCTTTAAAATGGTCTGTTGGGTCAAATGGTGCGCTTAGTGCTGCGGTCGCTGCCAATATAACGACTGGAGGTAGCGTTCAAAGTCCTACTTTAGAAAACATTGGATTCACAGACTTAAACTTAAACTCTAATAATGCTGGTATAAAATTCTATACGTCCAACACTAGCCGTTGGGAAATGAGTAGCGCTGGTAATTTACTCCCTGCTACTTCTGGGACTTTAAATATTGGATCTTCGTCTAATCCTATTCAAGTTATTACGGGTAACAATTTAAGTTCTTCTCCAGCACAGCAATTAAATCTTCAAATTGGTGGATCTACAAGGTGGATAGTAGAACCTAATAGCGGAAATCTTCAGCCCAATGGTGCTAATACTTACGGTATTGGAGGAGGATCAAGACCTTGTAATCAGGTGTGGACAAGAGTACTAACCTCTGATGCTGGGCAGAATCTAGTTTTAGCTGAAAACGGTGCTGCTAGGTGGACACTAGAGGCAGGTGGAAACAACTTAACTGCTGTCGGAGGGGCTGTAATTAAATCTAGCAATAGTAATTTATCTTTACAAGGAAACTACTCATTTGGTTCTACAGGGGCTGCTATAGAACTTTTAAATAATGGACCTTTAAATTTAGTAGCTCAAGATGTAATCAGCATTTATAATGCGGGCGGGCTTAGATGGACTTTTAATACCTCTGGTGATATTGTACCTGCTAGTGGTTCTCAAAGTATTGGTACAAATTCTTCTGCAATACTTTCAACTTATACTAGAAATGTATCCTCCGACGGCACTAATAATTTAAATTTACAAGTAGGAGGGAGCACAAAAGTATACATAACTAATGCTGGAGATCTCATTGCAGGTGGAATTAGCACTACTTATTTAAATATAGATAACACTTTAACCTTAAACGATAATAATTTAACCTCAACTGGAGATTTAATTTTTAATAATGGGCAGTGGTTAAGATTATACGCTAGCGGTACAGAACGCTGGAGAATGTTTGGTAATGGAGAACTTTTAGCAGTACAAGAATCTGTGAATCATTTTTTTGGTACTTTTAGCAATACGTCCTTATTCTTTAGAACAAACAATCAAAACAGGCTTTATTTAGAAGCAAACGCTAGTAACTTAGTAGGGGTAGGTTCTGTAGGTTTAGCTAGTAATGGTGGGGTAGTTACACTAGGATCAACAAATGATGGTAATCAGGATCCAAATAGCGCTACTATTATTATAACTGGATTTGGAGGACCTTCTCCTAAAACTTTAGCTAGATTTACAAAAAATTCAATCAATCTTCAATGTCCTGATCGGGCTGGATTTAGCGGAGATCGCTTTTGGCTTAAAATTTATCACGGTGCTCAAGAGATGTGGGCATTTTATAACGCTATTGATGATTCATTAGCTGATGGAATGTTTGCCCCTCCGGTAACAAACGCTTTTAATATTGGTCACCCTTCTCACAGAGTTAGAGATATACATACACAAGCAATAACAATATACTCTGACGAAAGAGGTAAAAATACAATACAACCTTCTACATTAGGGTTAGACTTTATTAATTCATTAAATCCAGTATCATATAAAATGAATGTTGGTAGGAATCAAACACTTGAAGAAGAAGATGGTACTCCTATAATAGTGCCAATATCTGGAGTAAGAACACACTGGGGATTACTAGCCCAAGAAGTTAAAGCTGTAATTCCAAGTGGTGTAGATTTTGCGGGATGGGTACTAGCAGATCTTGAAGACCCGGATAGTCAACAGTCTTTACGGTATTATCAATTTATTTGTCCTTTAATTAAAGCAATTCAGGAGCTGACCGCAAGAGTAGAGTCTTTAGAAAATCCTTAACTTTTACCAAATCCCAGTATAGATTATTTTATACTGGGATTTAATAGAAGTTAGTGCAAAAGTTAAAACCTCAAATTCTTCTGATACAATATCGTCCGGCTCTATTTTAAATTTTGCTTTTACTTTAGTAATTTCAGTTAATCCCTCATCTACTCTACAAAAGCTTTTTAAATCGGAGTAATTATTATAGTTATCTGGTATCCACAGTTGACCTTTTACAGTAGATATACCTAACCTTGTATAGCCGCTGTCATTACCTATATCCCACAAGGTTCCATCAACTTCAGCATTCCAAGTTAGCACTCTAAATCCTGGAATTGCAGCCTCAGCAAGAGGATTTAAAGGTTTTGCTTTTAAGTTGTTATAAATAAAAAACAGATCCATATGCTATGTCAACATTTCTAGAGCAATACCACATATAACTTTATCCTCTGCATCAAATTTGGTAATTAGTTGCTTATTGTTAGTTAGATAAGCAGATATAAAGTTTATTAAATGATCTAATACTATCCTAGCTAATGCTTTTGTACTGGCTTTTAAATTAGCATTATTACCAAACTCAGAAATCCACAGCAAGACCATATCTCGACGGGTTTCGAGTTCCTTTAACTTATCAAATCTAGCGGTCGTTAGAATCAATTCCATACTTATAATATAGTATGCCATTTGATTAAATTAATCTATATAAATTACATAGTTGCATTAAAAATAAAAATATGTTAATATTATTAAATAGTTATCTATTATAAAAAATAACGAGGAACATGAGTGACAAAAGAATACAAATTTAAAAACTACTATGAATCTGAACCTCAAGTAGATAAAATACTTTATGACGAATCTAAAGAAAAAGTATTAAAAGCTTTTGCTAACATTAGTCAAACCTATGCAAGAAAACACGTTAGACCAGGTATTGACTATGAAGATCTGTATAATGAAGCCCAACTTGGAGTTTTAGAAGCTATTGAGTACTTTTCTGATCCAAGTAAGGTAGAAAAAAAATATCCATTCAAGCAATATGTTCTTTACAAAATTAGGGAAAGAACTTATCAGTACTGCTTGCGTAATGCTATAAAAATAAAAACTCCTTATTATATTCAGCGCGGTTCAAAACATGTAGCTCAGATTACAACTTTATTAAAAAATGCTCCGGTTGCTTTTCAAATTCTTGGTAAAGAGGACGTTAGTGATAGTGATATTAGAGAGTTTTTATATAATGAGAATGAAAGGTTACCTTTAAAATCTGATGAGTTTATTCGTGCTCAAATAAATAAAAATCTAACTACAGATCAGTTTAATCAGGTTTATGATAACGTAGTAAATCATAAAAGAGGAAGTGCTCATTCTTTTGTAAAGAAAAACTTAACTGATGTTGGTAAAATATTACATATAAAAGAAAAGATCTGGTATAATGCTACAAGTAACAATATGCCATTTAGTAGAGTAATATCTTTAATATTAGAGGCTCGTAGTGCCAGATCCAGCCACGATTCTGTTTTTTGTGGGACTATAAATGGGCTCTCAGAAAAAAATATTATTTTTGCAGAAATGGTAAAACGGGGCAGGGAAGTTTGTGGGACTAAAAATTTTGATATATTTTTATCAAATAAATACTTAAATAAAACCTATAAAGAAATCTCAGTACTTTATAACGTCCCTAAGAATGATATAACTGAAATTATAAAAAGGTGTATAAAAAGTCTAAAAGAAGACGACATAATAAACGAATTTAACGATTAATGCTATGGCACTGGAAATAGGAGATAAAGCAGTACCCAAGTCTGATGTACAGGTTTTAAACGCTACATATAGAACAGGCGGGATAGAAGGTTTAGTACTAAATAGAAAACTAATAACTATTAACTCAGAAAATCAGGACATTTTTACCTATCAAGTAAGTTTTCCTTCACCTATTACTGGGACTACGACTAGTGGTACTGAAGCAGATGTTCAAAGTTTGTTTTGGTTTTCCTCTGAGGAGCTTGGACAAGAGGGTATTCTAATAGAAGAATACGATTATAATAAAATTAACTCTGATCTAAACAATGCTAGATCTACATCGGCGCAAGCACTAAGTATTGTAGGATCTATAGAAAACGAGGTAGTACCTACTGATTTATTTTCAGAGTCTATTTATACAATTGCAAAGTCTGTACAAGAAAATAATAACACATTGGCTGAAGCGTCTTTTAACAGTAATGATTCTAAAGTAAGAGAACAAGAAGCAAGTAAAGTAGGATTTGACTCCCTTGGATTAGAGGTTAATCAGGCAGTTTTACAGGAAATAGCTGAAAATATGTCTAATTTTAATAGCTTACAGTCACAAACACAAGCAGAGATTGACAGGCAAGGTCAACAGACAGCAGAACAAGTCAAACTTTACAATACCTCAAAGGAAGAGGACCACTTGGCGTATACAGAAGCTTTAGTAGAAACTGGACAGAGGCTCCCTCAGGGTTCTATTTATAAATTAAGAACAACTGACTGGGAGACTGCTCTAACCCCACCTCTGACTGTAAATATTACGCCAGAAGTGGAGTAGAAGCTTTAAACTAAGATTACCAAGTGGATAAAGAAAATCTCTTCCAGCTGTTAGTATTTACTGCATAGTAACCATAATCATCAGCAAATATAAAAGTACCTTTAACCCCTGATGTAGTTGTTGTAGGAGGCTCAGAAGCTGAGCTTAAAAGCAATAAGTTTCCAGAAACTGTAAGGTTATTTAAAACACTAAGGTTTCCTGTTACTTCTAAATTTCCTCCAACATAACCTGCAGTATTACCCTGTACTCCTCCTGGAACATTGTCCACGTAAAGACCTACTAACGAAATATCGTTGTTTAATGAGTCCGACAGCCCACTTCTGCTTATATTAAACGATCCAATAAAAGGAGCAGACCCCGATGAAAAGTTACTAGCAGGTATGCTAAAGTTAACCAATTTTAGCTGCTCTAAAGAGTTTGTACTTATTGTGAGGGTTTGAGGTGTGCTATAAGAAAAAGCACCGGGCGTTAAATCTGCATTGGTATTTTGGTTAAATAAGTTATAACTCATGTTAAAATCGGCATCACCTGTGCCACTACCTCTGACAGTGCAAAGCATTCTAACTACTACTGGAGACACAGGTTGTGCCCCTAAAGTTAGCTGAAATCCTGCTGTAGACACAATACCATCTGGAAATGAAACTACTGCTAAATCTCCAACATTGTCAGAAGTTAGCCCTGACACATTTATTATATCATATATTTCTACAACACCACTTGCCGCCGAAAATTGTAAACCCGAAAATACATTATCTACTGTTTTAAAAACATCCTGTGAATTGTCGCCGGATATTACTACAAACGTGGAGTCATCTATTGTTATCATAGATCCGTCTAATTTAGATTGCACGAACCCACCAGAAGCACTATAAAACCGATCTACTGAAACTTCACCGTCATCAAATGTTATCATTTTTTAATTACTCCAAAGGTCTGTATTTTATATAAGTGTGTTACTGTAGCACATTCTTATTTAAAAATTTACTTGACAATACCTTAACAATAGTATATATTTATTATTTTAATTTAAAAATTACCAACATAAATTACCAACATTTGAAAGAATGGTAGGCACTTATATACCACCTGAGCTATCTTTACTTCTAAGATCTGACCTAGAAGAAATAATAACTGAAAAGTTTGCGGAGCACTACTCAGTAAATATTAATAACTGGATTATACCGGATTTATATTATAATCAGTCTCTTAAAAAACTAATTTATAATAAAAAACCTGCTAATGGTATGTACTGCTTATTAGGTAAAATAAACTACGGTAGTCCTGATAAAAGAAGTAAACATACTGTCTTTCAATTTAATCTTGCTAGCATAAATCTTGCTGAAACAGTTTGGGCAGATTCATTTTTACCCTATCCAAATATAACAGGTGAGGTCAAAGAAAACTTATACTTTCCTCTATTTAAAGTAGGACCATATTCAAAATATAAAAGGTACTTTGATATTTATCACTCTGAGTTAAATGCTTCTTTTACTCTAGATGCTTTAAAAGATAAAATCAATTATATGCAGTTTAGAGACCCAGATAAAGATGTAGTAAAAATAAGGATATATAAACTGAGACTAGCGCTCCAGAGGATGATAGATTTAGAAAAAGTTTAATTACTGTTGATTTTACCTAAAGCTGCCTGTATACTAATTAAACATATTTAACTTAAACTTATTAACTGCAGAACTATGGCTAGTAAATTAAAAATATTCACTGTAAAACAACTTGGTCAGAAGGATGACTATTCAGATCCGAAAAACCCTACAATCATCCCTGCTGAGACGGAAGAAGACCTGATGTTAAAAATTCAAGCAGTTATAGATGACGCTGGTATTGCGCCTGGCGCTTTGACTAACTGGAGCATTGTGAAGTTAGAGCGTATTATAAAAGGCTCTGGGGATGCTAGTTATTGGGTAGTAGTTGAGGGCGACTAACCTTCGGAAGTATTAGCAGCTGCTTCGGACAAAGAGTTAAAATAATCTTGGACTGTAATAATTCTTATAGGATAGGTTATTTTTGACCTTTTTGCCCAGCTCTTTAGCTTATCCTCGTCCTCAATGCCTTTTTTCGAGCAATTAATCTTTCTACACACAGGTATTAGGGTCGGAGTATTTAAGTCTGAGAGATTATACTCTAACTGAAAAGCATCGCTAGCCTTGTAATTATGACATTGCAGAGGTATCTTGGAGTAGGCACATCTCCACCCATACCTATCTAAAAGGGTCTCAATATCAAGATCGTCAAACTCTATACTATTTAGGGTTTTATAGCCCTTTTTTCCAACAGGATGCCTTTTTTCCCCTACCAATAGGTTGAATTTATTCCATTGATCATTATATAACCTATGTGTTATTGATAGTCTTCTGTAACATGATCTGCACAACCCTTTAGCCCAGTGAGATTTATTACCTTCTGGGTTCTTAGTCTTACATAACTTGCAGCATACGTAGCTGCTTGTATCCCAAGGACCTTTATGGTAAGATGAGCCGTGGAAGTAAACTTCGCCTGGCAGGAATTGCTGTAAACTATTTAAATTATCAAAATGTCCCATACTCAAAATATAGTACGGCATCCATTATTTATTTTAGTAAATAATTTCCCCTGATGGGCTCTCATGCCCGAGAGCGAAAATAAGAATATTCTTTGCCGCGTTTACATCTCTTTGATGCTGACTTCCACAAGAGGAACACTCCCATTCTCTTACCCCTAACGCACTTAGTCCACTCGGTCCTGTTTTTTGAAGACAATGCGAGCAAGTTACGGTAGAGTATTTTTCGTTGGTTACTCGGAAGTCAATACCAAGCTTTAGAGCTTTATATGCAAGCATTGATTTAAATCGCCCCCAACTGGCGTCTAAAACGGACTTTGCCATTTTAGTTTTTACAAGTTTAAGGGCATTTACGTCTCCAACGAAAATTTGTTTATTCTCCTGCGCTAATTTAGTGGTAGCTTTATGCAGGAAATCTTTACGCACGTTCTTAATTTTGGCGTAGATTTTAGTGACTTGTTTTTTCTTTCTAGCTCTTTGGGCTTTAGCGAGTTTTTCTGCGTATTTTGACAAAACTTTGGGATTTTCTATTGTACTACCATCCGAGCATGTTGCTAAGGTCTTAAGACCTAGATCAATCCCTATGACTCCTTGCCCTAAATGCTTAGCCTGAGGTTCAACTTCACAGTTTAGGTTTATGTACCATTTTCCCTCGGAGTCCTAATTAAAAGAGGCTGTCTTAAGTTTTCCTTGAACCTCTCTGGACTTCCAGAATTTAAATTTACGTTTAAGGTAAACTACCGAGTCACCTTTAAGTTGAATACCTTTTGAGTTAACAGGTATCCATCCTAAGTTTCTTTTGTGACTTCTCCATCTTAACTTAGGCTTCTTTAAATTGTTTCTCTTAGCTATAAATTCTCTAGCTATCTCATTGATAGTAGTGGAGCTAAGTCCTAATTCTTTAGAAGATCCTACTGTTAGATAATTTAAATCGTATTCCGATATCCATCTTTTATTTCCACCTGCAGATCTTCGATCAGCGGATTTTTTAGATACCTCATTGCAGTAATTCCATACAAAGTTCACTGATTTTGCCTTACAATTGAGCAGGTTTAAATGCGTAGAATCTTTTATTCGGAATTTGTAAGTAATCATTGCTTTCGCCATTCGGTTAGTTTATACTTTTTAAATGAAACTTTCAAGTTTAAAAACATTATCAGAATCAAACAGCGGGTTTTGAGCTTAATTTTATGAATAATTATAAACTAAAGCCCTTCTTTAAATGTCCTGGTGGTAAAACTAAATTGCTAGCAGAGCTGCACAGTAATTTGCCCAAAGACTACCAAGATCATAAATATGTTGAATTATTCCTTGGAGGTGGGGCTTTATTTTTAAGCCTTTTACAAAGCGAGATGTCAGAATTTTATATAAATGATTATAATTTTGATACTTTTAACTTATGGAGTACTTTAATAAATGATCCTAGTAAACTTAACTATACAGAAGAACAGGATTATTATAAAAACAGATTAAAATTAAATACAGTCACCTTGTCGCCAGAGGAAAGAGCAAGTACCTTTTTATATTTAAATAAAAATTGCTTTAACGGTCTTATAAGGTATAACTCCTCTGGAAAATTTAATTCCCCAGCAGGTAAGTACGCCCGAATTCAAATGCCTAATATGCAACTTATTAACGATTTGAGCCAAGCTATCAACTCTAAATTAGTCCATTTATCAAACTCGGACTTTAAGGGATATTTTGATACACATTTTAGTTCTAAATCTTGCTTAAACGGGTGGTTTTTTTACTTTGACCCTCCTTATATTCCTATTTCTTCTACTTCTAATTTTACCGATTATACTCAACAAGGATTTAATATAGAAGGTCAACTTAAACTTGTAGAATGTATGAATAAAATTAATGAACTAGGAGGTAAGTTCTTATTATCTAACTCATCTTCCCCTATTGCTTTAGACCTGTATAAAGATTACAATATAGTTAATATAAAAGCCTTAAGAACTATAAACAGTAAGGTTCAGAATAGAGGACCTATATTAGAAATTTTAGTAAAAAATTATTAAAGGGGAAGAAAACTAAAAATGTTATCAGAGTTTATAAACTACATCTTATCTTTGATTTCTAGTGTTTCGGGTGAAAATTTACAGAATTTAGCCCTGCTGGTACTGGCTATATCTGTCTGGATTTTAGCACTGCGAGTAAAAGCTATAAGTAAATTAAATGGTATACGGGATCTTTTGGCTGCGAAGAAGTTAAACCGTAAAAACAAAAAACAATAGTGACTAAGTGTAGTAATAATATTCTAGGAAAAGTTGGATTTAGTATAACTCAGCAAACTATAAAAGAACTGTGTTATAACCTATCAGCTTATTCTGTAATTAATCTATACCCCAGTGTTGTATTAGGTTACAATGGATCTTACTGGTCTAAAGAATTTTATAATGAACTTATTAGGCAATTTACTGAGCTTAATATTGATTTAGTATTAATCGACCGCCCGACTACCTTGTATGAGACCTGTTGGCTCTCTAAAGAGTTAAAAACGCAACCACTGGTTGTTTATCTTACTGAGACAATGCAAGGTCCAGAATACATAAGTATCTCTCTTTTTAAAAGAGATTTAGAACCTTTAACTACTGATGAGTTAAAAGATTTAAAACTTGAATCTAACAGTACCTCTAAAGGTAACATAGATACGGTAAATATAAAGGGCTTAGTTAAATACCTACAGGACTCTAAAGTTTCAGATTTAAGCGGGCTGTCCGAATTTAAACTGTATATCGACTCTATGTTTGGTGCAGGTGAGTACATCTTTAGGGACTTAAATCAGCAGAAGCTTATAGATGTTTCTTTCTTTAACCCTCAATCTTCACCTACAAGAATAGTAAATTATACCTCTAACCCTACTGGACAATTTCTTAGCAATTACGCAAAGGTATGTTTAAATCCTGACTTTAAGACTTTATTTTTTGGTCTAGGTCCTGATGGCGAGAAAATAGGTCTTTATGACTTAAAACAAGATACCGAAATTAGCTCTTCTAGTGTTATAGCGTTACTGGCATATTATTATGCTAAAATACGTAAAAAAAAGGGAACTGTTATTCTAACACCTCTTACTGGAAGTAAAACTTTAGAAGTCATAAACAAATTAGATTTAAGTTATGAAATCGTTGATTGTGGGGCTCAGGCTTTTTATGAAAGCATACATAAAAAACGAAGAAGACCTGCATTATTTTATGCGAATGAGTATGGTAATATATGGTTTAAAGGGGATATAAATGCTTGTAATAATGTATTAGCTGTATTGGCTATAACTAATTTATGTAAAGAAATGTCCAGGTCCCCCGGAGAAATATTAGATATAATTCATACTTCGTTTTTACAAAATAATTATTTACATTTTAATTATGCTGTTATCAAAGATGTAATAAGTGTAGAAGAATTTGAATTTATAATGAAAGATTATATAAATGATAAGAAAAATTATAATAATAGTTCCGTATACTTATTAAATAACTCATCTAGGCTTGCACTAAAAGATAATTTAAATTATAATAGATTAGAGATAAGTGTAGAATCCACTAATCAAGAAGATTTAAAGAATATTGCTATATTTTTACAAGAGGAAATAGGTAAAAAATGTTTAGAGGTATATGCTCCTTAGTATTGTTATTACTTACTTTCACTCCTACTGCCGATACGGAATGTAGAGAGAATTATAACATAAAGGAGCATTTTAGAGGATCCCAATTATTTATAGCATCATCTGTTGATACTTTACCTTCTGCTACAGATATTACTTGTATATTGTTAGAAACTATCAGCCTTAAGTCTAAAAATCTCCCTACGGATTTTATTATAGCAATCTCTGATTTAAATAATATAGGTGGGGCTATTTTGAGAGTCTCTGTAAAAGATAATCTTTTTATATTAATGGATTTTGCTAAATCTGATAGTAATAATTATACAATTACAGCTATTACATATCCAGACCCTTTAAAGAGGATTCAAGAGGTATTAAGTAAAAAAAGATTACCTACTACTTCCGATTTAACTACTTATGAGCTTTTAAAGTATAAAGCTTTAAAGTCTTCAATTACAAGTACTGAGCTACTAGAGGTAATAGGAAAACAATGATAAAATATAATTCCGATAACGAAGTTTTAGAAGCTTTAAAAAAAGAATTTAGTAGAGACTCCGAAAAGGTTTTATCTATTGGGTATGGCAAAGGTAAGAAAGATTTAGTTTACTTGTCCGTTGAAAGTGTAAGAGCACGTTTAGATGACGTTCTTGGTTTAAACTGGAATTGGGAAACTATTGAAACTGTTTATTCTCAGTTTATAAAAGCCCCATCTAAACAGAAGCTGGACGACGGTTCCTACGGTGTTCCTGCCGGAGCAGGTCCTGTCTCGATACCTACAGTATCTGTTACAGGCAGACTCACCTTACACTTACCTTCAGGGATTGCTGTATTTAGAGACGGTAACGGTGGAAGCTCTTTAGACAAAGGTACTGGACCTGGTGACCCTGAGAAAATTGCAGCTAGTGATGCTTTTAAGAGAGCTGCCTGGTTTTTTGGTATAGGGGCATACTTAAGAAACGGTACTGCTTCTATAGATAATACTTCAGTTATGGACTCAAGCAGACAGGGTTTTATTCCTCAGGTGCCAAACCAGCAGCAGCAGAATTGGAACCGAAATACAACAGTAGGAGGAGTTGTTCCCCACAATAACACTTTTACTGGACCTACGAATCATCAACAAGAACCTATAATTCACCAGACAGGTGGGTTAAAACCGGGCAGACCATAATGGAAATAAAACCTGTTTATATTAAAGATCTTTATAGTAAGATAAATATAATTGTTTTAAATAAAAGAGAAAGCGTAAATGAGTTAAAAAAGGTTAGTGTAAAGATAACAGAAGAGGACTACAAGCTGTGGGTATTAAATACCTGTGTTATAGGTATAAATAATATATCCTCTTATTTAAAGGACGGGACTGCTTCTTTAATATCCCAACTACAGGAAGCTAATGAGGATATTTATAAAAGAGTAATAGCACTAAATGAATTTTTAGATCCTAAAAACTTGTTTATTAGCAACAAACGTGAACTTACGCACAACAATACCAAACACCTTTTAACAAAGACTAAAAACTGGTCAAAAGAAGGTACATATAAAGAGATAACTACTGTAGATTTTCAGAACTTTTTAGATATATGCTCTGCATCTAGTTTGATGGAGTACACTCAAGTACCTGAAACCTTTAAAGATTTAAATTTAATTGTAAATATAAGATCTTTTTCTGAGAATGATCTCACTGCTCTTGTAAACTTAATGGATCTGGAAACAGACAGTCATTTAAAGTACTCAGTACTAGCAGAATGTATAGATAACTTCTCAGAAATTATTACGTTAATTATAGACGAGGTAAATAAAAGTAGACTGGATATGGTTAAAACTGTATCCAGTCTTTACAGTTTATGCATCAAGCATAACTCTTTTCTTTATTTAAATTTAAATGAAGCAAAGTATTTAAAGAAAGAACAGATAACTTCGTCATTTTCACAGACTAGTTCTGCTTTTAATAGCTTGTTTGAAAAATTAGAAGCTGACGAAGAAGAGGAAGAATTAAAAACTAAACCACTTAAAAGTGTACCACTAGCGCAGGTAACTGAACTAGAAGATAAACTAAAAAGTAGCATTTATGGGCAGGATGATGCAATTAAAGCTATTTACAATTCCGTAAAGCGTGCGCATATGGGTTTAAAACCTCAAAACAGACCTATAGCTGCGTTTTTATTCTATGGTCCTACTTCTACTGGTAAAACGGAGCTAGCTAAGGTTCTAGCCGAGTGTTTAAGGGGTTCTGCGTCAGAAGGTCTTGTAAAAATACCTTGTGGTACTGTCTTGAATGAATCTCATACTATACAAACTTTAATTGGTGCGCCCCCTAGCTACGTAGGGCACGAATCTAAAAGTCTATTTGGAGCGCATTTTTCTAAGGATCCTAATTTAAAAATTATATTATTTGATGAGATAGACAAAGCACATCCTAAAGTTTTTGATTTCTTGTTAGAAGCAATGGATGAAGGTAATATGATGGATAGTAAAGGTAACTGTTTAAACTTAAGAGATTCCATATTAATCTTTACTTGTAATACTGGACAAAAAGAGGCTATAAAAGCATCTAAAGCCGCAGGTTTTACATTAAATACTAGCAATGAGAGCCATCAACATACAGTAGAAGAAATATATAAAACCACTATAGACAATAAATTAGTAGCTGAATTTAGAGCTAGACTTAACGGGCAATTCTTCTTCCGGAGGTTAAGTGAGAGTGAACTAATACTCACAGGTAAAAAATACCTTAATGACTTTTTTAAGGTCTGGGAAAAAGAAAATAAATCTATAGTGAATGTTTCTGAAGAAGTTTATAACTTTATGCTAAAAAAATGTATAAGCAGTCAGAAAGATTGTCACGCTAGACATTTAAATCACTTTATTGACGATCAGATTATAGATAAGTTAGGAGATTTGCTAATAGATAAAAATATTACCCCATCTTCTATAAAGTCAATAGACATTACTATAGAAAATGATTTAATTGACTTTCATATAATAGAAAAAAAGAAAAAGCTAAAAAAGTAGTCAGTGTTTTCTAGTTCTAAGTCTTCTTTTCCTCTGTCCTAAAGCTATAACTGAAGTTGAGTTATCTGTTTTTCTAGTCTTTAAAACAGACTTAACTCCTTGAAAAAATCTGCAATAAGGTATATCTAAGTGCTCACATATGCTTCTGTAAGCATACAGATAACTATCGTTATCACTTTCAAACCAACCTTTAGCCTCCTCGTGTCTTGTAATATCTTCGGATAAAAAATCATTAACTGCCGAAATTAAAACGTGCTGCATCAAGTCCTTTTCGTGGTAAGCAGGATCTGTTACATCAAGAAAGTCAGCATCTAATACTGGTCTATTTTGAGACATTACTTGTCTCCGAGTTTATTAAAGTAATCTTTAATTACAACTCCGCTTGAAGTTTCTTTCTTTAAAACCAAGTCTCCATTATAGACGTAAAACTCCCATCCATCGTTAAACAACTCATCTAGCGTCTGCTCTTGTGCAGGCTTAAATATAAGACTACAAGATGATAAAAATAAAGTTATAAGTACGAATATTAGTTTATTGATCTGCATTGGTCCTCTTTCCAAATATAACTGTAGAACACTCTATAACTAGCTCGTCGTCTGTTTTGCTCCTGACTGTTCCTACGAAAATTCCAGGTTCTAGTGATCTTTGTTTAAGAACATTAACCTTATCTTGCTCATAAACATTTAACTTGGCTTTAATTTTAAAATTAAGTTCTACTTCTACTTTACCAGGTGTATCATTTATAAACTTGGTAATCATACCGTATATTGGATACGACTTGCCTACCTCTACCTCGCCCTCTTGAACTTCTAGTCCAAACTTTTCAAAAAAGTTCTCTGCTTTGCTATCTTCCATTTATCTCCTGAAGTTATTAAAAGTTTACTCACAATTGTATATCGGCAAGGTAGGTTCAATACTTTAGTAGTTATTTGAATAAAATTAAAGCTTGAAGTCTTTAAACAGATATAGTAACATTATATCATTAAATTTAATATAATATCTATAGATTTTTTACAGTATGAAAGTTTTAGCACTAAGTGATACTCACGAAAAAGAACATCTGTTACTTAACGATCCTATATATTTAGATTATTATGATCTAGTACTTGTTGGAGGGGATGTTACAGGAGACGGGTGCCTATTTAAATATGAGCAGTTCCTAAAGTGGTTAAATACTATCTGTGCTACCCATAAAATAATTATAGCGGGTAACCACGATTTTCAATTTTACCTACCTTCTAAAAGAAAGGAAGCATTAGAATTAACAAAACAATATAACTGCATTTATCTTGAAGATCAATTAATTGAAATTGATGGTAAAAGAATATATGGATTCCCTTGGACTCCTGTATTTTTTAACTGGGCTTTTATGTTAGAGAGAAAAGGGGAACAAATGCAAAGAAATGTTAATTTTATACCAGAAAACTTAGATATATTACTAACACACGGTCCTTGTTATAGCATACTAGACTCTAATAAAGCGGGGCACCTTTGTGGTTGTGAAACTTTAAAAGAGCGTGTAGAACTGATAAAGCCTAAATATCATCTTTTTGGGCACATACATAGTTATAATAAGGAGGTCCCAAGAGAGTATATAACTGCCTCTACTACTTATTATAACATCTCTATATGTGATGAGAGAAATAAGCCAATAAGCCAGCCTAGGGTTTTTGATATCTAGAAATACCCTTCTATACTATTTACTTGGTATGGAAGATAAATTGTACTTTTACAAAGCTTTTTGCTATAACTGTGTAGACGGCGACACTATAGATGTTAATATAGACCTAGGTTTTAATTTATCTAGTCAAAATACAAGAATTCGGCTTCTACACATTAATACACCAGAAAAGAATAGAAAATCAAGTAAAAAAGCAGGGTTAGAAGCAAAGGCTTTTTTAGAAGAACAAATTTTAAATAAAGAAATATATGTACACTCCACAAAGTGGGACCACTTTGGTAGAGTGTTAGCAGACGTTTGGACTTTAGAAGGTCAAAGTATAAACACCCTATTAATAGAAAAGGGTTATGCTGTTGCGTTGGACCCTAATGATAAGAAATCCAAGTAATCCCTAACAGTATTTCTTGAAATACCTAGCTCCTCAGAAATTTGATAAACGCTCAAACCATCTTCATCTAGGTCGTTTACAGCAATCTTTAGAAATTCAACCCTAGAAAGTCTTCTATCTGCCTTTATTTTGTTTCTTTGAGATAGATTTTGTAAGTTAGTCTTTCGTCTATGGTTACGAGCAATGCCTTTATAGAGCCAGCTGTATAGGCTAGGAGCTTGTGAACTAGATACCCATACTCTGTGTACTACGGTACCAAAATCTCGCTCCTCTGCCCCATAGGTAGCCTCTATACCGTTAGCTTTAAGCAGTTTAATTAAACTTTCGGCAAATACCTTAGAAGGTACTGTAAATCTTGGTCTGTCGCTTGGTGTTACATAACCGTGTCTCTCATAGAATCCCCTAACAAAAGAAGATTGCAGCTCTTTCTTAATTACGGGCAAAACTTTAGCACTCTCTTTAGCAAAGTACCATTTTTCTAGGGTCTCTGAAAGACCTTCAGAAGATGCTACTAGTCTAAAGCTTAAGGTCTGAGTATTAGTATTGATCTTAGGAGAAATCTTAGTATTGACCCTAAAAAGGTTTTTAATAGTGTTTAAATCTGACTTTTCTGTAGCAAGGACTTGAATCGCAAACTTATCAAATGTAGTATCTCTTCCACCCGCCCAAGCTAGATACCCTAATACGTAAGCAGTCTCTGCATCTTTTATGTTCGATAACTTATCTAGATTAATATGCTTATTCATTTTTTCCTATCTAAATTTAAATACTAGTTTGAGTCATTTTTAAAGATTCCATTTCTAAATCATAATCTACCATTTCTTTAACTAAACTGTCAAATGAAATTTTAGGTTCCCAACCTAATACTGTTTTAGCTTTAGTTGGATCTCCTATAAGTAAATCTACCTCTGCTGGTCTAAAAAAGGCAGGATCTACAACTACATACTCTTCCCAATTAAGCCCAACATGTTCAAACGCAATCTTTACAAATTCCCTAACGGAATGGGTTTCGCCAGTGGCGACTACATAATCGTCTGCTTGTGGTTGTTGCATCATTAAATACATAGCTTCACAATTACCAATCACATTTATAGTACCAGAATCTCTAGTAATCATGGTGCCGTTCTTTGTAGTTATACACCATGTTTCACTTACACCGTCGTTATAAACTTTACTTTCCGTAATATAATTATATCTTTTTCTAGCAGATATAACATAAACAATCCACATATTGTTTGAATTTTCCACTAACTGAGTTGTATTATATCCTGAAAGATGAGCTATAGATTGAAAATCGGCGGCAAGTTCCGATTTCTTGGAGTGGTAAGAAAGAGAACCCCATGACCCATCCCCATCCATCATTGCCTCAAAGACAATATGAGCTTGTCTTCTACTTAAAGAGTAGAAGTATTTTGGAACTCTATGTACATTTGGAGTATCAAACCAAGTTAAAATTTTTCTACTATCTTCAGCGTTAAAAATCCACTCACAAAGTCCGTCATTTCGCACCCGTTCTCTTGGAGAAAATGATAAAAGTTCTAGTGTAGAAAGTATTTTATTATAAACTTTTTTATTCTGAATTTTAGATTGTGATAGGGATACACTTACTCCGTTTCCAGGTCTTTCAGAATTACCTGAATCCAAGCAACCTTCTGCCAATAACATGCCTATTAAATATAATTGAGGATCTATCACACCTTCTAAATCTGGCTGTTGATACCCAAAAAAATCTGGTAAAGCACAGCTATACTTAACACTATGGGATTTATTATGAACCATTTGATGAAACTCTAAAGCTGTACAAAATCTCCACTCAGAGTAATTTTTCTTGTGTCTGTAAACCTTTTTATACAGAATTCTATGGTCCGGTGTAACATTTATGTAAGAGTTTCTACCTTTTAATAATACTTTTTCCCCATTGGTACGGTTTTCAATTTTATTGATTACAATATCTCTTTCTATGTTACCAGTATGTGTATTAAAATTAATTACCTCATCTCCTATATTTAGGTCAGAATAAAACTTCCAACCATTGGGGGTAAGTACAGGAACATCTTTATTTATACAATAATCTTTCGCATGTCCCCAATCTCGCTGTGCATCTAAATTACCTAGTCTTAACTCTGATTGTAATCCTAATTTTATTCTAGCTACAGCATTACTTATTTTTCTTGTAACAAATTCTAGACCCCTCCTCGGACCCTCGTGGTTAAAAAGTATACCCGAAGTACAGAACATACCATAGCTTTCTCTATAATTGATCGTCATGTAGTGAGCAAACACTTTAGCTACTCCGTATGGTGACCTGGGATGTAGAACAGTATCTTCTTTTTGTGGTACCTCATGTACTTTACCAAACATTTCAGAAGAAGAAGCTTGATAAAACTTAGCGGTAGGCTTTACTTCTTTAAGTGCTTGTAGAAAGTTTAAACAACCTATACCTGTTATTTGGCTCGTTAATTCTGGCTGTTTCCAAGATAATCCAACAAAAGACTGCGCTGCTAAATTATAAACCTCATCTGGATCTGATACTCTTATGGCTTCCCTCAAAGAGGAAGGATCAGTAAGATCGGCTTCTAAAATAGTAACCTTATCTAGGACGTGTTTAATCCTAGAGAAGTTAGGATTAGCTGAGTGCCTTACAATACAGAAAACTTTATAGTTTTTTTCTAATAACAGTTCTATTAAATAACTACCGTCTTGTCCTGTAGCGCCACTTATTAATGCGGTTTTCATACTTTTAAACTCCTGTACTTCCAAAGCCTTTATCTTCTCTTTGAGTTTGATTTAACTCTTCAACTTCCTCTAGCGCAAAATCATTATTAAAGCTTCTTAAAATAATAGCTTGTGCTATTTTTTCACCTTTCTTTATAAAATAACCTGATATACCTGTACCTACTAATCTGGAATTAGGATCTTGTTTGTAGATATCGGAAGTATTAAACTGGCTCCCATTTGTTACACGTAATGAAACTAGAATTTCACCTGTGTAACCTTGATCTACTATACCTGCATTGGTCTCATAGAACAAGGCTTTTGATGACCTATCTTTTATCATTAACCAAAATCCTTTTGGGGGCTGTAGAGCTATACCAGTACTTATTCTTGCTGAGTACCCGTTACAAATAAAAACAGACTCTGCTGCATAAAGATCTATACCTACATCCTCACTAGGTATAGACATTTCAACATTTTCTGGAAAGTTACTGAACTTTTTTATCTTTAAAGTATTCACAGACTGTCTCTCAAAATTAAAATTGAACCAATACCAATAAGTGAATTGTCAAATAAATCTTTTGATACCTCTAAAGCGTATCTATACCACGAATTACCTGCACACACCTTCGACTTATCGCCTGCCCTCAGATGAATAAAATCTGAAACTGCACCTACTTTTCCATACATATCTTCTATAAGAAGGACTGTAATATTTTCATTAACCCCTGTATTATGAAACGATAATGGCATTTTAGTTTTAAAGTCAAATAAAATAGAATGAGTATTACCTAAAGGGGGTACTAATTTAGCGCCCCCCTTATACTCAGAGATTGTATTAGGTACATAAGCTACTAATGAAATATTATTTAATGTTATAAGTATTTCATTCATACTAACGTATTGAAACCCTAGGTAATGCTCTAGTTATTTGATCTAGTACTTTTACAATTTCATCATTTTTAGCGTTAACTGCATCGCCAACTGCTATAAGCTGAGTTAATCTAGTTTGACCTAATTTAATTGTAGTTAATAGAAACTCTAAATCAGTATAGCTTATGTTAACATCTTTAAAGTCTGCTGATTCACTAGAATTCCTTAAGTTCTCTACTATACTTAGAGCTTTAGAAAATCTAACATTCTCTTTTTCAAATAAACTCTTCTCTTGCACAACTGGGGAAACGCTTTGAGCTTCGTTTAGTGCTTCTTCTACTTCTGGGTTTATTTTTTGTAACATAGTATTCATTATTTTCTCCTAACTTTTTTATTACGTCTCTTTCCTATTTTTAAACTCTCTCTAACTTTTAAAACCTTTTCTTGTCTTTCAGTATTAAGTCTCTGAGAAAATTCATTAGCTATATCTGGGAACTTTTTTAGAAAAAACTCAAACCTTGTGCCGTCCAAGATGTAGTCCTCTAAAGACATATTATGATTGCCTGGTTTTTGACATAGCTTTAAAACTCTATTAATTAAGGTTTCATCTTGAGCTATCCTTAGCGATATTTCAACTAATGCCCATTTTTTAGCGCTAGGTTTTTCTGTAATGTTACCATCTAAGTCCATCACAGTTTCTGTTTTAATATTACTTATTTCAAAACTTGACTGCTCTCCTGTTGCTGTTGCAACCCTAGTAAGAGCTTCAGCCATCTCACTTTCCATTGATCCAGTTAATCCAGAAACATCTGAAGGACTTGTTGTATCCATTATTTTCCTTATGAGTAGTTTTAATAATCAAAACACAGTTCTTTTAAATCTTTTAACTCTAAGTATCCTATCATAGATCCTTTACTATATCTAGATATTTTATAACTAATTGGTTCATTATTTTTATTAACAAAGACGCTAAGCAGTAATCCAGTTTTTAGATTAATTTTAGGCAACCTGTGTGGCATCTTTTCAGATTTGGTAGTATGTACAGAAAGCATAATACTTTCAAAAGTATCCCTATTAATTAACCTGAAAACGTCCCCCTTAAGTCTTAAGACAGTTACATTATTAAAAATCTTGTCGGTTACTGGGCAATCTTGATTTAAAGTACTTATAAAACCTTCTGCTACCTCGGTGTACCATTTTCTTGTGGATTGTGGTATAGAAAGATATTCCTTTAAAATATAATCTAGGTTGCAAGACTTATAATGCTGTAGGTTATGTTTGACTAGTTTTGTTTCTAGCTGTACTGCTTTATTGTTTAAACTTTTTATAGTTTGATTATTACTTAGGTGTGCAGGATCGTCTATATGACTATGTATCTTAGTTAAGGTAGTATTAGTTTCTACCTTTAAGCCTAACTCTGCTATCTTAGAAAATAATAACTTAACCCATTTTTTCAAAGCAGGTTTACCTAGGGCTTCAAACCATTGATTACTATGGTTTACTACTCCTATTGTATTTAAGTCGCCTATGTCAAAAATAACAACATTATACTGACTTCTTAATACACTTATCCTTGCTCTATGCCTATTATCTAAATATGCATAAGAAGTTGGCAGTATCAACAAGTACACAGGTTTATTATCTACTTTAAAAGAGTTTAACTGGGCTGTAACTATATAACTGTTATGAGATTTTAATTCTAACTCATCTATTGTGTTTTTACCTTTTTTTACAGTAAACTTGCTTGCTAAATTTAATTTAATATCGTGTTTAAATGGTATATTGCATAAATATAAAAACTTATACAGAACTAGTTTACTGTCCTTAAATCTTAAAAAGGGATCAGCATTACTTTTGACTACATCTGGTCTATCTAAGTTAGTCATTATTTCATCCAGTGTGGGTTAATATGTCCTTCTACTTTACCTTTAACAAAAGGGCAGTATTCTTTAAACGCACTAATCATACACTTTTCTACCATAGTTTTGCAGTCCTCTGCTGAGGAGTCTATTACTTCTACTACCATCTCATCGTGCACTAGTGCTACTATTCTGGCATCCATTTTTGTGTCTCTTATAGTTTGAAACACATTGTTTGCCGCTTTTTTTAACATATCTCCTGCGGTACCTTGAATTACGTGGTTACCTGCTTGTCTATCAATTCTTCTTTTTATACTTTTAGTTATTTTTTCCTTAACAAGATCTATATTTTCTGGGGTTATTGGTAGAAGGTATTCATAGTTCTTCTTGGCTTCTTCTGTTAACTCAGCAACTCCTAGACTTCTTATATGTCTTATGTATCTATAAGGCTCAGAATATAACCTTCGTCGTCCTAGTACTGTATTGGAGTATAAACTTTTGTGAGATTTTTTAGAAAAAAGTGGCATTACTTTTGCCAAATAAGGATATGCTTGCCAGTATTTATCTAATATGACCTGTGCATCAACATCTGTTATTCTTAACTGTTGGGCTAAGTTATAAGCACTAGAACCGTAAAGAGAGGCAAATGACGCTACTTTAGCTCCAGTTCTTTTTTCAACCCACTCTTTATCTTCTTCTACTTTACACTTTTGAAAAACCTGTTCATACGAAATCTTTTCCATCAAACTGACTGTATAACAATGAAGATCTTTATCTTCATTAATGGCACTAAGCATAAAAGGGTCTTGACTAACGCACGCGGCAATACATAGCTCCTGCGCACTATAATCTAAAATTACAAACTTATAACCCTCTCTAGCTACAAAACATTCCCTCAACCCGTATCTATTTTTAGAAGCTTCTTTATCTGCCCAAGGTACTTTTCTAGGGATTTGTTGAATATTAGGGTTTTTTACTGATATACGTCCAGTGTCAACCATTTGATTTATATTTGGATATAACCTAGACGTATCCTCGTTAACAAGTGCAGTAAGGCTAGTTCCAAAAGCAGAGTTTAATTTAGATATTTTTCTATATTTAGATAGGGCAGTTAATATTTGCCCATTATAGATATATTTATCCCTTTCACTTTGAGGGATGTTTTTAGTCGCAGCTAACATCTTCAGATCCATCTCTAGGTTTTCTAGCTCCATAGCATCCGTGGATTTAATGCCTAAGAATCCTACATTATACAAGGCTCTTAGTAGCTGCTCTGGTGACTCTAGGTTAATTGCCGCCACACCTAATAAAGTTTTTTGACTGCTAGAAGGACTTAATAATTTTAAAACCTCGTGTTTAAGGCTTTTATGATCGGCACATAAATTTTCTATAACTTCTGCGTGCCTATCTAGATCAAAAGATATACCGTTTAACTCCATATCAATTACAACTTCTAGAAAGTCAAACTCAAGTTTAGCTGTAGGCCATAAACTTAGTTCGGGAGGAAATACTCTTAAATATTCCTTTCTTTCTTCCTCTGTACTTAGTTGTCTAACTACTTGCTCGTTAAAAATAATATTAGCACTGCACTTCTTTAGTTCTTCATACTGCTGTTTTGCTATTTTAAATACAGTATCGTAGGCTACATCTTGCGATGCGTAAGCTAACTGAGCTGGTGACAATTGATCTCCTGGTTGCATACCTTCAAAAGATCTTTGCATTCTTTTCTTAGCATTTTCTACCTTAATTTCCGAATCAAAAGAGGATGAGCCTAAGTCGTTTCCTACAAACTTTAGCTCTCTTCCTAGTCTACGTTGTATAACGGCGTCCAATGAAAGAGGTGTTCTATTCTGATTACCCAGATACAATAATTTTTCTGCCACAAAAGTGTCAAAGAAATTAGTAAGAGTTATTTTATAATGATAATTAATAAATTTAGCATCAAACTTTAAGTTATGTCCTAATTTCCAAAAAGGTTTTAAGAGAAATTTTCTAATTATATCTCTGTCTACCCTTGAGGTGTCAAATATAAATTGCTCGTTTTTAGATGTTCCTAACTGCAAGGATAGTATCTCTGAATCAAAGTGACTTAAACCTGTGGTTTCTATGTCGAGCCCTATTAAACATTGGGGATTAGACAACATAGGGTCTAAGTAGTCAAATACTTCTAATGCTAATTTATCATTATCTACTTGGAGATAGTTAACAGTACAAGGTAAAATTAGGGTTTCACCCCCGTCCAGATGAATTTCTGATATTGTCGTAAACTCGAACATCTATTTATCCTTTAACAGTTTTAAATATTGCTCTCTAGATTCTGGGATTAGAATTTTATTAGCTTCTGGGTCTTCTAACAATCTTTTTGTGCGGTCTTGGAAGGTACCATAATCTATTTTGGAAAATTCTGCTCCGGCTACATCCATTATTTTCTTTGTTTCTAAAAGTCTTTTTTCCTTTCTTTTTCTAAACGCTTCTTTGGCTCCGTAGGCTGTCGGGTCAATAATATAATCCTCTGATAAAATCTGAGCTATTGCCATTTGATTAGCAACCTCGTATCTTCTGACTTTAATATAGTCAGTCAAGAAACTATCTAAATTGTAATTACCCTCATATGGAACAAGCGAATGGGCTATATCTGCATTTAAAAGCTTCGGTTTTATTTTTAAGCGTTTTGTATATTTAAAATTAGTCTCACTTTCTGGAAGTATATTTTTAATTTTTTGTGAAATTTCTCTAAGAGTGAATATTTGATCTCCTGCTAAATTGTATGTACCCGTCCTTCTTTTATTTATACTATCGGACATAAACTTAGTTACGTAATTAACATGTACAAAGTCATAAGGTGTGTCGGCAGAGTATAATTCAACTTCTTTTTCCATCCTGACAGTCAAATCTACATATAGGGGTAAAAAACCAATCCATTTTCCTTTATTTATTTCATTAATATCTGTATCTGACTTTCTGCCAAACACTTCAGGAAGTCTTAAAATTGAGTAATCATTTTCATTAGTTTCACAGTAATGTTTTACCAAATCTTCGGCTGCCAGCGCTAGACACCCTGAGTAGTGGTTTGGTTTTAATTTTTCAGACTCTTTGCATATCTGACTACTGGAATTCTCATAGACCGAAGAGGATGATAGATATAAAAAGTAAGGTTTCCTTTGTATAGACGGGGTTCTTACTCTAACCAGTCCAGATAGGGTATGTGTCAAAGATTTTAAAGCATTAATTTCATTTAAATGGTTATCTGAAATACCTACAGTAGGGCTATACGCGCCTGCACAGTAGACGACAACATCTATGTTTGAAGATATCAAAAAGTTATTAACTGTGTCTACAGCAGTAACGTCCATTGATATCTGATTTAGGTTAAACTTCGCAGTTTCTGGAATATGGATAAAGTTTGAGGATATATTTTTATCTAAAGAATATATGGTGATGTTTTCTTTATTTAAAAATCTATAAATAAAGTGCCTACCTATAAACCCATTACCGCCTATTACGGCAATACGAATTCTTTGATTTAAAGTATGAGGGTTAAGTATAGAACTAGTCATTGAAATTAAAATAAAATTTATTAGACCTTACATAGCTTTTTAGTTTTAATATAGTGGAATATTTACTTATTAAGCTTCTATTGTATTGGGTCAGCAGATCTCCTATGACATAAAGGTGATCAGAATTAACTATAAAATCTGAATCTATCTTATTTGTAACTTTGTAAATGGTAGACTCTAGTGTTTTGTTATTATACTTATAATCGTAAATAATGTGCCCTAAAAGATTGTCTAATTCGGTATCGTTTACATTATTGTTCATATTATTTTTTAGGGAAAGTCTTATATTTCTCAATAATTACATTGCTATTACCGTCTGTAACTGAAAATTTATATTTCATAGTACAGCAACTTTTACTTATAAACTCTACTTGAATATCAACTTGACACACCTTACATTTTATCACTTTTGGGCTATTTATACTAATACTTTTATAATCAAAAGTGTTTATATTATTGCAACTTAAGCAGGAATAAATTTTCATTTTAGACCTTTTAGTAGCGTTCTAGTTTTAAGATAATAATTTTCCAAAGATTTTTGTCTTTCTTTTTTAGTAGGGTTTAGTTTCCAACTATCAATTCCCTCACTATTAAGATTTATAATATGTATTTTATCACTCTCTTTTATTTGACTTAATACGCTTTTTTCATATAATTTTTGTACGCATAGAAAGCTTCTAGAGATTACTTTTGCAGGTGAATTTAAAAAAGTAAAGTCTTTAGTTGAAGGTTCGGGTGTGCAGCTCACTGCAAATGTTGGAAATCTACTTTTATGATTATCTTTAAAATATAGATAAGGTGTAGCTTGCCACACTGCCCCATCTACTAAATAATCACTACCGTGCTTTATTGGTTTAAATAATACTGGGATAGCACAAGAAGCTTGAACAATCTTTGATAGATCTTCTTTATCTGGATTTTTAAATATTACGGGGTCTCCTGTTAGTATACTACATGTAACTATGTGAAGGTTTCTAACCCTATCTAAGTTTTTTACCTTTAAAGATATATCTTTTCCTAGCTTATCTAAGTTGTATATACCATTCTTTAAAAAGCCAACCTTATTAAAAGATCTATATTCATAGAAATTTTGATTTAAAGCGTACTCAACTAAAGCGTCAAAATCATAATTATATGACAACAGGCTAGCTATAATGGAGCCTGCTGAAACGCCACAAACATTGGCTATTTCCCAATCGTCTTCGAGCAGAGCTTTTATAGTACCCAGTTGTCCAATGGCTTTAGCTCCACCTGCGCCTAGTATTAAATTACATTTCTTTTTCACTTAGATTATTCTAGCCTTTATTTCAGCTATAGTATTTAAAAGTTCATTTATTTTTTTAACACTTTTGCTGTACTCAGAATCTACTGCGGATTGTAGTTGGTTTTGTTCGGGCTTGCGTAAGTTAAATTTGTATTCTTTACCCAGAGCTAAAGATATACCTTTAGGGTGAGGAACTTTAGATATGACCCCGACCCTTAACTTGCTAGTTAGTTTTCTGCTAAATTTTAAATATCTATGATAAATTAAATAGTTATTTAACTCTTCTCTGACAAGTGCTAACTCAGTATGTAATTTCCGTTGCTCGGCTGTTAAGACCATAAATTACCTTAAAATTAAATATTAAAATTTAAACTACCTACTATAAGCAGTATCGGACAATTTTTAAATTAACTTTAGTTAAAAAATAATTTATTTTAATTTTACAAACTTTGCTGTGCTAACTTTCTCTGGTTTAAAATCTCTTGCTCTCTTTTATTTTTTAGATTATAAGCATAAGAGAAAACTTGATCAAACATTGGTACAACATTAGTGTTCCAGTTTATAGTAGATGTCACCCAATTATAGGCATTGTCTTCTATTTTAGCTTTTACCTGAGGATTATTATAAATGAAGAGCATTTTTTGTAACATATCTTCCACGTTTGGTAAAGGACGTATAACATCATTATCATTAGGAAATACACATTTTAAGGACAATGTATTTCCAGATGCATACAGAACCCCCCTAACTTTTTCTATGTCGTTTTGATCACCGCACAGCTCGGTATGAGACGTATTAGCAGGGGCTATAACGCAGGTTTTGGTAGCAAAAGCCTGTGTTAGAGCAAATTCCCATCCACCTCCTGTAGCAGAGGTCAATAGTAAATCAGCAGTATTAAATACTTGGTTGAGTTCGGAAATAGATAGCCCGACTTGCACATTAAAATTTGGAGGAAAAATAACATCCTTGCCTATTACCAATCCAAGACTGTTACAAACTTCAGGAAGATTCCATCCGACATCTACAGGTTTCATATTCATATACAAGAAGGTATTATCGCCTACTGCTTTCTTGAACTCTGCAAAAGCCATTAAAGTAGCAGGTAACATTTTTCTTGGTTGATTTCTATTTACGTTTAAGCACATAAATTTATCAACAAAAGCATCCCCAAACATTACTCTTCTGAATCTTCTGGACTCCTCTTTAGAGATAGGAAAGAATTCCTTTGTATTAATACCGTGGGGAATAGAACTTAGTTTTTTCTCTATATCTGGACAGGCTTCTATAGACAACTGTCTACCAAAATTTAAGTATGTTATCGGGAACTCTACTTTGTTTATTTGATTTAACCACGCTGCTTTTGGGATACCGTCTATAGGAAAATAAGCTACGATAGGAACGTGTCCTAATCCTCTGGAGTTTAGGATATCCTTGATCTTGTCTATAAATCCATCGTTAGATCCTAGTATATTACCACCAATCAGGAACGGATCTTCAAACAAAAAAACAGTGTCAATTAACCTTGGATCGATTGAGCTTAATAATTGTAAAAACTTATGTTGTCCATATTGGTGAACAGGTGCGCTAGTATGCGCCTGCATAGCAGGCCACTGCTGGTAAATGCCGTTAGAAGGTGAACCTACTATTTGGTTAGGATCAAATGCATCTCCAAAGTAGTTTATACCAACCTGTCTTACTTCATATTTTCCAGCATAATTATTAAATAAATTAGTAAGTATTTCCTTCATTACCACACCAAATCCAGTAATCACTAATGGACTAGCGCCCCAGGCTAATATCTTTATGGTCTGTTTATTAGCTACAGGCTGTAACTGTACTTGTTGGTTTGTTTGCATACTTTGCCTTATTTGATTTATTTGATTTAGAGCCTGTGGTGCATTAGAAGATGTGTTTTTATATTTTTTCTTACTCATTTCACTTAACCTTTCTAGTTCTAATTTGAGGAGATTGTAATCTATATTGTGCTGATTGTTGTATTTGGGCTACTACATCAGAAGGTAAAGTAGCTAATATATCGTCTAGTTTGCTGTTACTGACATCCACGCAATCAAGTAAAGTATTTAAATCTATATAATTGGCTAATATCTTAGCGTTATAAGTCCTATTTGAATTACTTAATGTGTAAACTTCCTCTGTGCCATTTGTTATTTTAGAGTTATTTTCATTATCCAGGTGTATCAGAGCCCACTTAGTTAAATCTCTTTTTAACTGTTCTAGCTCTGTTATTGTATTTTTAATATCTTTATAAATACCTAAAAAAGAACTAGGGGTAACTTCTGGAATTTTAAATGTGCTTCCTACCTGTATTAAACTATCATTATAAGTAGTACAAGAATGCTTGAACTGACACCAAGAACAGAATGTACTTAACTTTCCTTCTGGCAAGTAACCGTCTTCGCTATTTTGAATACTTTCAACAAATTTTAATAATCCATTTCTAACTGAAAACAGCTGTTGCCTAAAACTATAACGCTGAGTATCTGTTCTAGTACTAGTAACAGTTTTTTTAAGGCGTAAGTAGTTCAACTCAACCACGCGATTAGGAAACTGAGGAAACAAATAGAAGGCAGCTAAATCGTACATAGACAGCTGTTCATCTGTTCTAGCGTCCTGCCAAGACATAGCAGTATTTGATGTCTTATAATCTATAATTTTAATTGTGGTATCGTCTAACTGTACAATTTTATCAATAAAGCCATTTATTCTAACTCCTTCTGGAAACTCAATATCAAATTCTTGCTCTACTGCGATTATTTTTTCTGGAACTAAATCTGCACGTCTTCTGTCTAGTTCTTCTTTGATTAACCTTTCACCTTCTTCGAATAGAGCAACATTATGTATAATAGAGCTGTTGTCTACCACCCTAGACATGTAATCTCTAAATGCTTGATAAGCCTCTTCATAATCTGTAAGACTGACAGGGCATCCTGTTTCCATTACCTTTCTGGCTATTACTTCAAGTCCGTGATGAACAGCGCTACCAAAGGTAAAAATTTCAGTATCTTGTCTGGGAAGCTTATCTATATAAGAGTAATAAAACTTCCTAGGGCACTCTAAAAAAGTTTTATACTTCGATGCAGACATCTTAGTATAAATGGACTTTATCTCCTCTGGAGTTTTGCCTGTCAATGGATTGGGTCTTAGAGCTATATTATTATTCATACTATTTAGTATAATTTAGGAGAAACCATTTTGCAAGTATAATCGCGTCGGTAGTATCATTATCTTTTTCAAAACTAAAATCATTTAGTGAGTATTCTTCTACAGCCCAATTATAAGCCCTTAATTTTTTTGCTGATTTTTTAGGGTGAGTTTCTTCTTTGGCTTTATTTTTAGTTCCTGCTTTAACTTTGTATCCTGCTGGAATTACAAGGGCTCTTGCCTTTGATGCCTCTACTGACTCATAGCGAATAGTATTAACTATTGCTTCTATGACTACCCCACGATACTGATTTAATAAGGCTGTTGTTTTAACATTCCTATCGTGATAAACACCTTCTAAAACTACAACATTTGGTTTTAAATCACTAATAAGAGAAAGTACTTCTTTTCTTAACTCTTTAAATCTTTTCCTATGATCGTGTTTAGGATTAAGCTGTATAGCCCCATAGGATATTAAAGAATCCCCAACAATAAAAGCATAACCCGTTTTAGTGGCAATGTCTAACCCTAGTACTCTGTATTTTTTTGTCATATTTTACTTAGGAGATTTTTTAAACTTTGCATCTCTGAAATTGATAAGTTGTTTAACCTTGGTCTGATAAGCTTTGGTATGATATATAAATTAGAAGAATTCGTCAGGTGCCCTTTGTGCCCTTTTCCCTTAAATAAAACTGGTTTATTGAATTCAAAACCACTTGGAAATCTCCATTTTATTGTTTGCTCTTCGTCTTCTAAAAGGGTATTTTTACAGGATGTGCAGGATCCAGAGCGATTGTACCCAGATCCTTTACAATAGTTACATACCTTTACCTGCTTATGCATACCGAAAGGTGTTGGTACTTGGGTTTCAATAGTTCCATAACCGTCGCACTGTCTGCATTGACTAAAATATGAAGAATCTACTAGACATATACTACACGGCTTCTTGGTTACAATTTTAAAAGTTAAAAATTCTTCATACAAGTACTGGTATAAGGAGACTTGTAACTCTAACTTTATATCATTAACTTTTATTGGTCTTAGTTTTGGATGGGCTTGATGAGCCCTGTTAACTGACGTTTCTCTAAAAAATGCTTTAAAAAAATCATTAAACTCGCCAAACCCACCTTGTTCATCAAATTTTAGCCCTGCCACAGTCTCTGTTTTTTGAGTTAAGACTGAGTAAGCCTCTGTAATTTCTTTAAATTTAGCCTCGGCTCCTTGCTCCTTATTTACATCAGGATGATACTGTTTTGCTAGCTTCCGATAAGCAGCTTTTATATCATCGTCAGACGAATCTCTAGACAATCCTAGGATTTTTAGGGCTTCTGCTCTAATCATATTTAAACTTTGTATATGGATTGTTTAAGAATTCTTTAATATTGATTAAAGTAGGATTATCTAGTAAACTTTCCAATTCTAAAAAAGGAGCTTCATCTGGATCTTTATCCGGTAATTCTGCATAGCTTACTGTAATTATACCAGACTTATCTAACTTTTCCAATGTTTTTATAAATCCTTGCCTTGCGGCGGCGCCCCTTTCTATAAGAAAAAACAGATCTAAGCTACAAGAAGCTGCTAATGTTATCTGTTTTTGACTTAAAGTATTTCCTAGGCAAGCTACTGAGTTAGTCCACCCATAGAAATTTAACCTTATACAACTAAACTCACCTTCTACTATTATTAGTGACCTTTTGCCGTTTTTTAAATCTACATTGTTTAAGTTAAACAAAGCATTTTCTTTTTTATAACCTGGTGTAATCCAATACTTTGGGCAGTCCCCGTATTGGAGTATGCCATCTAACCTACGTGCATTTACCCCCACCAGTGTCCCCTCCTTACTATAAGAAGGTATTCCTACTCTCAACTGTTTATAACTATCTAAAAAAGGATAAAGATTATATTTACTTATGCTTTGAAGTCCTGGATAATTCCTTAATTGAATATATTTTTCTACGTATTCAAATCCTACTGGGTGATTATAAAAATTAGGAAACTCTTGTAAACCTGCAAGTTCTGCCACTCTAGCTCTATCTTGTTCTGCATTGGATTTAATTATAGATATTAACTTTTGATAATCTTCTAAGTTTGAAACTTGATCATCCTTTTCCAAGTTAAAATTGCACAATTCGGCTAATCTTTCTACTGCCTGGTTGAAACTACAATTAAGTTTTAATTTAATAAAACCATATACATCGTGGGCTTCATTTCCTCCACAACTCTTAGTAAAGCATTGCCACCCATCATACTTCTTACTCCAAGAAAAACCTTCTTTAGTGTCCCCTCCGTGAAGAGGGCAAGGGCACCTTACTTCAGTTTCCCTATTGCATATTTCAGAATAAGGAACTCCTCCAATACTTACAAGTACTTGTACAGGATCTGCCAGTGCTTTAAGTGTGTCAATTGTTTGTTTGCTGTACATGACAATCTAGTTAAAATAGTGGATCTTCGTCTTCCTCAGGAGTAACTTGAGAAACATAGGTGGTAAGATCTTCTATATCTCTTTGGTTATTATTTGACAGCTTATCATTTTTAACCTTATTTATCCAGATATCATTACTACTGGAACTTCTTCCGTTTTTAGAAAGTGTATTTAGTTTATAATTTATTTTAGCTTTTCTGCCGTCTTCATTATCTTCATCCTCTTCTTGCTTTGTATCAGCCTCTATTGTTTTTAATATAGATTTATAAAAAGTTACTGGTATTCTTTTTGCAGAACCTCCTCCTCTGGACTCTTTAACAGTTAGCCAGTGGGTTCCGTATTTCTTAACATCCTCTTCAAAAGTGTCGCTATCAATATCAAACTCTTTATCACTCTTAGGATCAAATCTTATCAAGGTATTACAGTATCTAATGAGCCTATCACTATCAGCCACATTGTTTGTTCTAGTATTTATTTGGCAACCTGTGACAACTGGTATATCTAAAGTTCCGGCTGATATTTTTAGTGCATTTGTTATATCTCCGAGTATTTGATCTTCTCTTATATCTTTACTATTTTCTGCTACTGTCTCCATTTTTATATAATCAAAAACAGCCAACCCTATACCATATTTTAATTTAGCTCTTCTAATTCTATTGGTTATAATTTTAGAATTAAACTGAGGTAAGTACTCGTAATATAAATTAAATTCATTTTTAATTTTAAATATAGCAGCTTCAACCCTTTCTTGGTCCCTTTTATCTTCTTTAAACTTACCACTAATAATCGCACGCTCGTCTACTTCGCTAATTTGAGCAAGTAATCTGGAAAGATCCTCTTTATAACTCATTTCTGTACTAAGGTATAACACTGGAATTTTATGATGTTCTATAACATGTCTAGCTATGTTTAGCATTAAAGTAGATTTACCACCCTTTGGTGGACCTGCAAAAATAGTTAATGTTCCAGCCCTTAATCCATTTATTGCTTGATCTAAACTTTTAAATCCAGTTTCTAATCCTATTAGGTCATTACCTCTACTGTTTATTTCTTCTACAAAATCGTCAATTACTTCAGACATAGATACTGTTTCATCCCTATCCTGTCCAGCCTCAATTAGACTTAACTCGGCTAGAAACTTTTCTGTAAGCTCCTCACCATTAGGATTAGTACTCAGGTCCTGTCTGAATGAAAAAACCTCGTTTTGCATTCTAGACGCAGCAGTATAGAGTTTATACTTTTTATAGGAATTTTTTAATTTATCAACATAAAAATCGTAATTAGATTCATCTGGTGATGTGGAGCTAATAATAATAAAATATTGGTCCAGTACTCCTGTAGATTCTATTCCCAAACTTTTGCTTGCTTGTATAAGCAGAGGTAAATCAATTTTTTCTACTTTTGGATCGTTTTGTAATAAACTCAAAGCTAAAAATACAATCTTATTATGTTGGGATAGAAAATATTCTTCAGTCACGTCCCCCATTAATTCCACTAACTTAGTCTCGCTATGAAAACAAATTGATAGTAATAGTCTTTCGTACTCAGTGGCAAAACTGTTACTAGAATGGTTAGTACTTTCAACGGAACTTAAGTTGGTGTTTGATTTTTTTGCCAGAGTTTTATACATCAAGATCCTAAGTTTCTTTCAAATGTTGTCTGTCGTCTTTGCAATTCTTTTTTTAGAGCGTTTGTTAGCTCCATTAACATTTCAGGCAAATTATGTAGAATATTAACACTTATTTCAAGTTGCTTCAATGTTTGATCCTGCTCTGACAGCGCACTATTTTGAGACAATGCATATACTGATTTTTCTTTTATAGTCTTTCCCTCTTTAATATTACTGCAAAACCTTATAAGTGCTTGCTCGTGCTCTTTCTTTAAATATATTAAATTAGCATTAACTTGATTATAATACAACTGCACATACATCATATACCTAGCAGTATTAAAAATAGTTTCAGATAATTTTGTTGGCGACATATTTGTAATGTCCGAGCCTGAAAGTTTTAAAAGTTTAGTAGTTTCAGAATTTAACTCTGATGAGGATATTAAATCTAATCCAGTGGCTTTTAAAGTAAACTCTACTTGCTCATCAAACATTACTTTACACCGTTAATAATGGTTTTTTTAAATACCGCTGTTGTCATTTTACTTAATTCTTTATCTGTTATACTACAAAAAGAAGCTCCTTCCAGCTCACACCACTCTTCTTTTAAACTATCTCGTCTTTTTTGTTTTTTAAAGTCTAACTCACTTTCATAAAAAAAACTATTAAAAGTAAAGTGTTGCTGACCTTGTACCTCTACATATAAATTTAAACTTGGTATAAAGAAATCAAACCTTAAGATCTGCCCATTATATTTTATTTGTTTCTGCTTAACAAGTCTTGTACGCGGAAACGCAGCTTTAAATAGCTTTTCAAAAGCTCTTTCGTTAGAACTACTCATCTTTAATAAAAGGATTAAAGATTTTAACATTAGGGCTGTAAACAATTCCTAATTTTTCTATAACCTGTTGTCTTAAAGTTTTGTACATTTCTTTATCTTGAAATAACAGTTCATACAGATTATTTATTCCATTAGCTTTTAGATCGTTAAAATAGTACCAAGCCCCACTACGTTCTATCAACTTCTCCTGTATTGCTAAGTCTGCTACTTCCATAAAAGGATTAACTCCTTGCCCTAATATTATTGGAATCTGTATTGATTTCATAGGAACGTCTAATTTATTTTTTTCTGATTTTACAGTAACTTGTTGCCCAATTACTTTATCACCAGGTCCTAGTATCTGAGCTGATTTAGATCTAGCTGTCCCACTCAAGTGTAGTAATGTACTTATGTGATGCTCTACAGCTTTTAATTCGTATCTTTTAGTATCTGCACCATAGCCTGACATATTTGCTCTTACTTGATTCAGTATTACAAAGATACAGTTAGCGTCGTAACAGTAATCATTTAGAATTGGTATTATTTGTGATAAAAATAGTGCCTTTTCCGCCATTTTAGGTTTAGTTATATCAGGGTCTGCTTCATTCTTTTTACCCTCTGGTTGAGGATTCCAAGAAGGAAGAGAATCCAGTACAATAATACCTATTTCGTTAGTAGGAAGCATCTTACTTAAAAGATTTGCTTGTTCTCTTGGATCCCCTTTAATTAGAATGTTAAACATGCCTTTTTTGTCAGGAGTATTGAGTCCCATATTTACTGCCATACTTTTTTGGAAAGCTTTTTCAGCATCAATAAATACTGCCTTTTTTCCGTTTGCAATCACGTTGGCACACAGCTGCAAAGCTAGTGTAGTCTTCCCAGTAGAGTAATCTCCATAAATCTCTAGTAATCTGCCTGCCTCCATACCTCCCATCGGGGCGCTTATCACGTAGTCTAACCCTATGCTACCGGTACTGTAAACAATAGAGGGTCTCTCAACCATTTCCTCCAGCGTCTCAATAAACTTTATATTGTATTTATCACCAGCCGTTTTGATTATTTTGTCTAGTAGACTTTCATCGCCGGTTTCTGAATTTTTTGATTTTTTACTCATTTTCTCTCTATGGTTAATGCGCTCTGTATTAAAAAGTCTAAATAATCCGGTGAATAGTTAACAGCTACTTTTCTAAGTACCCACGAACCTTTATCACTTAAAAGCCAATTAAAAGATTTTAAATCTGTAAGCTGCAATTTATTAAAATTATCAAACATCTTTTTTAGAACAAACATTAAATCTCTATTAAAGTGATATTTATCTATTCCTTTTGCCTCGGCTTTTAATTGACACTGTTTCAGCGCTTTTAAATCGTCTGATTTTAAAGAACTTGGTAAAAATGTAAAAGACGATCCGCAAATCCTTGAAAGTTTAAAATAAAAAAAATCTATAAGTTGACTGTCTGTAATTCTTTTACTTAGTTTAACGGGCTTCAATACAGTGTAGTTTAAACTTTTAAGAAAGTCTATAGCTGTTCTTTCGGTAAGTACCTCTATTTTATCTTTTTTTATCATTTCAATTTCTCTAAGACATACCTTGTACCAAGAAGGTCAGGTTAGTTTCTCTTAATTGTAAACACCAAAGATTTCTTTCTGTATCAAACCCGATATTAATTGTGTCTTTTTTATCTATTTTGCTTAACACGTTCGTTAGTAGATAGGCATCTACTAGACCTGTTATATCTTTGTTCAGGTTAATAGGTATATTAGATATCTTTCCATCTGCGCTTGATAAGTTTAACACGTCTTTGGCGGATTTGCCGTCTAACTTTAATTTAAAAAACTTAGTTTTAGAATTGCTTATAAGACTTTTAATGCTTTCAGTAAGGGGTTCCAAATCTATCTCCCCTAGCACTTCAGGCAAAGTATCAAACAATTCCATATAAGGTTCTAGATCTTGTTCTCCTGATGAGACTGGAAAGATCATAAAACTATTCTCAACTCTAACAAACACTTTCTTATTTTTTACATAGAATAGTAATTCATCTGCTGATTTTAATATAAAAGACTCTAATATTTTTAGACACCCTGCGTTTACAGCTAGACTTATTTCCTCTACCTTTTCGCTATTTAGAACTGTATTTACAACTTTAGCTGCAGTGGTAGAGTCAGTACTTAGAGTTAAAAACTCGTTGTTGCTGACTTTTAATAGAATATTATTAGCTTGTTTAGTTGTAGCATCTGAAGAGTATATATTTATTAACTTCAGGGTATTGGATATACCGCTACACTGCACCCTTACTGCTTGAGAAAAGTCTAAATTACTAAACTCTTTAAATTCGTTTTTTTTCTTAGGTTCCGCAGAGGTAAGTAGTTCGAGGGAATAGACACTAGGTTTACTCTCAGCTTTCCATTGATGAATATAAGTTAGAATTAATTTGGATTCTTCTATATCAATTGTAATATCATTAGAAGATAGTGTGTCTTTCTTGGAAGAACTTGGCAACTTAACATTTATAAGCTCGGATACAGGCAAATAAACTGTAGTTTTTATTGAACTTTCTATTTCTATAACTTCTGAAAAGATAATTTTCAGACCAGTTTTATCTACTTGATTTTTATAATAAACAGTTAGCTTATTTTGTTCAATATTTAACAGCATAAGTTCTGAATTATTGCCTCTAGTGAGTAAGGTTACCTTGTTAAGTAACTTTATAAAATCCAATAACTTGATCTTAAAACTTTGCATTATACTCCAGAAATTGTTGCTGCTAAATTTTGAATACCTATTCCTACAATATAGACATTTAAATCAGGAGCTAGGGTACCTGATAGTGTACCACTAGCAGTAAGAGGTGTCAAATATATATTAAGATCGCTAAAACTAACAGTACCGCTTATAGTTGCTTCTAGATCCGGTACATATGTAACACCATTATAGCTCATATTTAAATCGTAAGAGGGTGTATCCTCTGCTATTATTTCTGCAGTTAGATCATTTAACCCGCCAATTGCAGTAATAGACGCTGAGAGATTTGTGCCAAAAGTAGCCACAGCACACTCTATCCCAAACTTTATAGCTTCATCTATACTGCTAAATCTCTCTAGATTATCTATAATACACGAATTTGTATTTTGTTTTGCGTATAATAGTGTCCCGTCGTCTTCTAAATTATTGTAACTCTCTACAACAACTACCATTTTATTAAAAGGGTCTAATGTAAAAACTTTATTAGCGTCTTCAGAGTAATAATATGTCAAATTGTCACCTTCGAAATAGATTCTTACTGATTTAACTTCACCTGTAAGAGTATTGACCCAATTTATTATTGGTGTGCCTCCGTAGGAAGTAGTTGGGTTGCTGTAATATAGTGATTTAATTTCAGCATTTAGATCTGAGCTTAATTGAACACCTTCAATTTCTGCGTGTAAATCTAGTATTGGACTAGTCACTAAATCTATTCTGGCTTTATTATAGGTTATTGCTGGATCTGTGAGTAAAATAGGTAACCAGTTCTGATACTTATTAGTCAAGTTCCTAGTTATAGAAATTCTATTAGACGCAACGGTATACTGACCTTGCACTGCAACTATTTTAGCCTGTAAATCTCCTGCCTGTTGAGCACTGATAAACACTGCTAAATCTTCAAAATCACTCCTACTATAACAGGTATTGGCATTAATCCTGGCTCTTAAATCTCTTACTGCAAAAGTGTTAATTAAAATACTAGACTCGATAAAATAATATTTAGGTTTTATAGTAGCACTTAAATCCACAGGACTTATAGCTGCTATTTCCGCATTAAGCGGTGAGTTTACAGTCAAATCATAGCTAGCGGTTAAGTCTAGTCCACTTTGTGTAGTATAACTTGCGCCTAGTGACAAGACTCTTGTACCGGTGCTATCTATTTCAGCATATAAGTCTAGAACTTTATCAGACTCTATGGTTGCAAATAAATCACTACTTATAGTACCCTCAATTGTTGAAGTAAGGTCTAGTTGTCCTTGTGTATTTGAGGTTATATATGTGGATAAGTTTGTATAAGACCCTGTAGATGTTATAGTAGCTAACAAACCTCCTGAAAATAAATACCCTGAGATCGTAGCTGATAAATCATTGCTGGTAGTTGCAGAATAACTAGCATATAAACTTGAAGGGATTATAGCAGAGTAAGTAGCCGGTAAATCAATGGGAAAGTTTGTTACATATCTAGCATTTAAACCCTGTAAACCGCTATTGCTTGGAATTATTATACCACCTAGGTCTTCTGTATAATTCACGCCAAGGTTTCCTTCTATATGTGCATTTAGATTATTAAGCCCAGAGCCTAATCCTGTATAAATGGCATACAAATCCTTTTGAAAAACCCCATCTATACTTCCAGAAAGGTCTGAGGTGTTTACCCCTTCTATGTTTGCATATAAATCCTCTACAGATAATCCAAGAATATTTGCACTTAAAGTGATACCTTCAATAGGAGATATATACCCAGAAAGCTCGGCATATTGAAAAGCTTGATACTCAGCGTACAGATCAACTGGAGGTGATGGCTCTATGAACCCGTTTAAATCACCGTACCTTGACTGTAACGCCCTGTAAAAACCATTAAGGTCCTGTAGTGCTATACCTTCAACAGAGGCTCCTAGGTCAAAATAGGAGCTTAAGGTAGGACGTATAAACGCTAATAAAGAAGAACTTGATGCTATAGTTGGCTGAATGTAAGCTAATAGGTCTTGGGTGGACCTTTTTGGCACACCGTCGATACTCGCCTCTAAGTCTGGTAAAGTACGAGTATCTATTAAAAAAGCAGAGCCGTTTCCAAAAATAGAAGAACCTTGCGAGGTCTGTGACGCAAAGTTTGACCTAATATACGCACTCAGATTATACTCACTTGGTGGGATAAAAATTACTGCGTCAATAGCTGCATTTAAATCCGGTAAAGAATTAGAATTAAGTAAAAAAGTAGATCCTATCCCAAAAATAGAGGATCCCTTATCTGTATTAGTATTGAAATTACTAGTTATGTAAGCGTTAAGATTCTCAGTTTGTAACTCACGACTAATACCATTTATATAAACACTTAGACTTCCAGTTACAGAAGACGTTGTTATAAAATTACTGTCTGCGTAGACTCCAGTAATCACTGGGTTAATTTACCTACCTAATACCTATGTTCTTAGCACCAGATACTGCTAAGCCTACTCTTTTCAGTCTGAGGTCTACCCCACCTGACGTAAAAGTAGAGGTGATTGTATTTGTTTGTAAATCTAGCTGTTGTATCACTCCACTAAAAGTGTTTAAATCATATGTTGAAAAGAATAAAGTACCGGATGTAAATGTAGAACCTGTAGTCACTTCTATACTAGCTATATCTAATGATGAGCCTGATATAGTTTCTAATTGAAAAGTCTTCACACTGCTTAATGATATGTTGCTCCTGTTTTCATCCATTACACTTATTCCGGAATTGGTAGCCATAATTATTAAATAACTACTGCTGGTTGGAATAACTTCTAAATCGTTAATTGTATTTCCTGATATACTTGGAGTGGAGGTATTATTTATAAAATAATCTGGAGAAGTCCAGTTGCCAGAAGGAGTGTACTTAACGTATAAACCGCTTCCTGTTGGAGAGTAATAAACATCTCCTTCATTATTTAATTTAAGAGAAGTATTTCCTATCGCTGATCCATACTGAGTATAGCTCCTGATTTGAGTATCGCCTGTAATGAAATCCACTCCTGAAATAGATCCTAATGCTAAATCATTACTATAATTTTTACTAACTTTGTTTATATTGTTAGAAAGGATATTTGGAACTTGCCTAAAAGTAACTAGTGAAGATGCTGATATAGCAGCCGGACTTTCTGATGTAAAGTCATATAAATAAATCCCACTATTAGGTACAGATAGATAAACAGTTTGATCTCCGCATATCTCCCTACAGACGCCAACATCAAGCAAGCCACCGGAGATTTTTAAATAACTTCTACTGGTTATACTATTACTATCAATAATATCTAATCCATTGTCGGTTATTATAAACGCATCACAAGGTGTAGTAATAAGCCCACTCACTGTCCAGGATGTTTTCAACGGTGTATCAAAAAAGTCAATAGATTCAGTAGGTGTAATATAAGCTTTAGGTTTTACATATAAATCTATATTATCTAAATACCTTTCTAAAGTCCTTGTATAACCTACATAACCAGAAAGACTAGGGTAGTAAATTATTAAACTGTCTGTGCCGCTTACTGTAGGACAATTCCAAGTACCACTACTTGATGTAATACCTGACGCTAACGCACCGGAAGTTACAGTACCGAGTATTATAACATTTACTCCAGATACTGGAACATCGTTTAAATAGTTTAATACTTTACCACTAACCATTCTTTCTAACGCCTATCCAGTTAATACGCGGTCCTTTGAAGTCTTCTGCTGATATCATTACAGCTATGCGCTCAGGGGCATTTAATAATGGACTTGATGAGTCTGTGTATGTCATTAGGCTTACAAAATTTGGATAAATTGACAACGGGCTATCAAATGTAACACCAGAAATATCTGCATCACCTCGCAGTACTTCAAATTCTACTAAATTACTGTTTGAATTACTTTTCCATCTAAACTCTAACCAGACTGGATATTCATAAGCTCCAACTGTAACATTTGAACTAGTGACTAAAGTAGATATAGTAGTTGGGAAGGTGTGCTTATAAAGCCTAGTAACAAGTGTAGTAGATCCAAAAGAGTGTATTGTAAATTTATAACAACTATTATTTGTTATCGACCCTGTTCTATTAATTACAAGTTCAAACTGCTTTCTGTCTGGTGTGTCTGCACCAGAGCCGAAATTAGATAAATTTCTAAATAATACTCTTACTGCACCGTGTGTTACATTTTCTGAATTTTTAATATAGTATCTTAATTGCCTAAATTTTGAAGGTCCAGTAATACTGGCTTGACCTAAAAATCCTTTAACAGGAACATTAAAATAGTCTTTAGAAGAATTATTTAAAAAGTTATAATGTCGAATTATAGGATTAGAAATGGCACTATCCCAAAGAGGTTGAAATAAGTTTCCTTCTATAGATCCTGATGCAGTATAACTTCCAACATTAGGGTTTATAATAGCTGCAAAAGTTGTAAAATCAGTATTTAAATCTAAATGAGAGGCGTTTGCTATGTTGCTATTATCATATACAATTTGATTAGAGTGTAATCCACTTGTTGGTTTAACTTCACTAAACTTTTCAAGACTTATGTTGTCAATTAAAGTAGCGTCACTAGATAGGTTATCATCTACTAATATGAAACTTGGTTTAAATGAATTATTAAAACTATTCCAATTAGAGGTGCCAGATGGGGTATAAATGGCACTTTGAATAATTTGATACGCTTTATTTTTAAATGTATCTAAAGTATCCCCACTTTCATAAGGTTTTGAGTATAAAGTAGTAACAACTACTGGCAGCCCAACGTCAGTATCTCTATATTCCCAATCTAACCCCCACCATCTCAGTGCTTGGTCCGAGGCAGTGGTGGAATTAGTATATATCAACCTGAGAGAATCGTTAGTAAAAGCATTACTAAATTGTAGAGGTACGCCAGAATAAGCTTGATAGTAAGGTTGCTTTACAAAGTCTACACTGTGCCTATTAGAGTTATTTCTTTTAATTCTAATTGCATAGGTGTTTAGATCGATGTCTTGTGCAAATGCAAATAACAACGCCGATGTATTGTTTGCAGTTAAGGGTACTCTATGAAGCCAAGACGCTCTACCTATTTTAATACCAGAAGCTCCTGCAACATTAGTCTCTACGTAAAGCCTAGCCTCAGAAGTACCGCTAACTCCTAATGAAAAAGATCCTAGGAGCCCTGGTGTAAGCCTGCCTGATGAACTAATAGAGCCCAGACCAGATATGGTAAAGTTATTTAATGAGTCTGCGGTTTCAAAATTAATATTATTTAAAAGTGTTTCCCCAGTAATATTTAAATCAAAACCGGAAGGTGTAGGCAGTTGAAAGTCCATTGTCAAAAGATCGTTAGTGTTATCTTTTGTGTAATTAAATGCTGTTGAAGTAAAATTATTAGCAGCTGGAATTAACTTTAAATTATTTGAAAAAGAAAATGCATCATCGCTTATTGAATTTATACTTAACAACCCGCTTGTTATGGTATAAGGTCCTTGAAACAAGTTATTGTTATCTATGTAAACTGTGCCTGATCCGATAACAGGATACTGTCCACTTAGTGTGCTTGAAAAGTTAAATAATGGTGACATTACTGTTTATCTGTTCTCATCCATGTTTTTAAATATATAGTACTGCTACCTGTCTGATTAGATGGTGGAAAAGTATACCTTAAATATACAGACTTAGTATCTCCTGGTTGGGTGTCTTTTAATACTAAAGTATACGGAAATTTAACACCTTGGATTATAGCCTGATCTTGTCCAGTACCGTCTGATTTTAAAGTAAATTTAAACTGAGTAAAATCTGTCTTTGGTAATACTATACCATTTAAAGTATTTATATTCCAAGGAGTACCTGGCACTCCATAGAAAGTATCATCCCTAAATATAGGTGTATAATTAACAACACTGGATGGTATATTTCCAGCCCTGCTTATAGATAAAGCTTTGTATTTCTCATTTGCTGATACTGTCTGACAAGCGCTAAAAATTTCATAAGTATGGTTTGGTGCCAGTTTTTGAATCTGTATGGCTGGAATAACCCCACTTAATATCAACACGCTATTTAAATATAGTCTATACGTTGCGTTAGCCCAATCTATAATTAAACTTACTGGATAGAAATTACCAGTAGTTAATGAAACTGTGGCACTGCTACTTACAGAACCGTTAAAAAACTTAATAGCCTTTAAAACGCCTCCGGAATCGGTAGAAGCTCCAAACTCAATATAAACAGAGTCGTTATCCGTCCTAACCAGAGAGTCTCCATTCCTCTTAGGAGCGTCACCGGATACAAGAGAATCTACGTAAGGGGCTATGTAAAACCTAGAATAGTGAGTTGAGTTTAATTGACGGTTGGATGCAGGATTATAAAAGAAATTATACTGCATTACCCCTTGAGTAGAAAATGGAAATTGAAAAGTAGATACAGCAGAATTAAATGTATTCCCTACATTCTGATGTGATAAAATTAAGGAATTACCACTGACTGAAATACTACTTCCTCCTGTTGTTAAGTTCAAAAACTCTGTAGTACTTAACGGTACGTTAAAAAGCTGTAAACTGTTTTGACCAGTTGGTTTTGTAGTAAAGCCTCTGACCTCAATGGTTTCTACCCCCAAACTATTAACAGCATCTAATACAACCCCATCTTGCTTATCATATTGTATGTAAGGCTGCACAAATAAATTATTATCATCACTTGAGAGTTTGATTGGAGGAGAAGTCCAAGTACCACTTGTTACACCTAAACCGTTAAAAGTAATTTCATCTACTACTTTTAATATACCTGTTCTTACGCTTATGTTCTCATCAAAGTCTACAGCCAAAACTGCCCCATTTTTGCAGACTCCTGCTGCCCCGCATCTCCAAAATGTGCCTAAACTCGGCACAGTAGCAATTGCTTCAGCATCTGTAATAATAGTGTACGACGACCAACTTAAATTTGTAACATCGAACTTATAACCAGTATAATTTTCGTTTGGAGACGTACCTGCTGTGTGCAGTATAACCTGATTATGATCAGGGTCTGATGACAGTCCTCTAATACTAGCTGCATTTGAATTAAAAGCAGTGGCTAAGAATGTCCATAAATTGTTTGTAGGTTCATACTTTAAAAAAAATGGTTGTCCTGAACCGTCCCTTGTACTTACATATATAGTATTGTCATGACTTATCATTTGAGTTGCTGTTGAATCTGGTGCAATAGGACAGTTTGCTAATTGCGTAATAACTGAAGTTATAATGTTTATTTTCCATAATTGGTTAAAGGGCGCTACATTGTAAGTAGTAGATCCTCCCAAAATGTAAAGATCGTTGTTAATTATAGCTACTTGCCTAACAGTAGAATTAAAAAAGCCGGAAGTAGTAGCAAATGTAGAAAAACTATTTGCAGAGATTGAATATTTATAAACTAATTGCGTATTTTTTCCATTTAAAAAATAAATACTATCGTTTTTATCATAAGCTAAGCTGCTTCCATCTCTTTCTCCAGTTAAGACTGTATAAGGTGGTAATCCTGATACTCTTCTTGTATTAAATATTGGATCAAAAATCTGAATTGATTGATCTAAAAAATTGGCAGTAGCTAATTTTTGAATACCATCTATATCAGTAATTTCTACAATTTGCTTATTAGTATATGTGTAGTTGTCATTAAAAGAACCACTACTGTAACTTTTTAAACTACCAAGCCCTAATGTACTAAAGTCTACTGGATTATTAAACCATAGTGCGTTATCCTTTATTTTAAGATTCTTTAAATCTCCTAGTTCCCAAGGGATACTTTCTGGAACACTAATTAAATCATTAAACTGATAAAAAGTACCAGTAGGTGTAAGACTCAACTCTAGATTTTCTAATACTTCAAATTCTGTATCTGGATCTATGCACACAAAAATATCAGCTATTAAATTTCCACTGTTTGTTATAGGTATTTCTATAATCTCACTGGTAGAGGTTAATACATCTCCAACTAGAGTTAAATTATCTAAATTGCCGTTTGCTCCAAATCGGATCTCATCGTCAGTATTAATAACATTGATTTGATTTACTTGTCCCGAAAACCCTAGGAAACTGTCTATTATTTGAATAAATCTAGGTTCGGTGTACCCTGACTGGGTAGGGCTTACTACAACAAAACCCCCTGATACTGAAGGGGCTGCAGAATACATTGAATTTAATGTTCTACCATATTTTATTTGAACCCCTGTAGCAGTTAGTGGTGTATTTTTATACTGAATTTGATAAATACTAGATTGAGTGCCTAGATCTATGTCTACTCCAACCCTTTGATTAATTACAGGGATTACAGCGTCTGTCAGACTTAATATATTGGAAATATCATTAGGTGTGAAGAAATACTGACTTCCAGTTAAAGTAGTATTATAAATTATAGAGCTATCTAGAAGATCAAATTTAGTCATTATTTAAGCGTCCACCTAGTGGTTAAAAATAGCTCTCTTAATAAATTTTCACGATTTATAGGGAAATTTATTTTTATATATACAGTAACTTTTTCTCCCTGCTCTATACCATAAAATTTAAATGGGATATTTAAATCATCTATATTATAAAACGTTACATTGTCTATTGATAATAATACATTATCTCTTATATGTCTAATTTTATTAAAATCTATCTTTTTAGGTATACTGGAATATAGTATATTCTCTATTCCACCAGTAAGGCTTTTAACCTCAGCGGAAAGGTATGTAGCAGTTATACCATTATAGAAATCAGATGAGGAGAAGGACACACTGGAAAGAGGGGATATACCTCCTATAATAAGATTGCTATTTTTACTGTTTTCACTAAACCAAGGTTGATTAAAGTCCATAATAAACTCATCGTCTATATAAAAAATAACATTAGCTGAGTTTTTTATGTCGTTTATATTTCCATCAGCAGACCAAGACACTGCTAATTTAAATGGTGTAAATGGTTTAATTTTATTTATATACCCTATATTATAGTTGTATTTTAAATCGGCGTTATTGGTAAACACAAATTTAAATCCAAAGCGAGAATGATAAAATAGATTTAAAGATTCATTTAAATTATTAGCTATTGTAAATATTGTAAAGGCTTCTTCCTGTTTATATGTAGTCCTGCCCAGTTTATTCCAATCGGGTGTTACTATAGCTTCAAAGTAACCTTGATTTAAATTAACATTAGTTATTGGAAAAAATAACAGCTCAGAGTTATTTAAATACAAAGTTTTATTAAATTTACTCTGAATGTTAAAGTCTTCTCTTACAATATTAAAGTTATCTATCCATACATTTATAGGGGCTGGTGTTGTAGACACAGGTTTTAATGCTATTTCAAAATACTCTATAGGTCCTGTTTTAAAGTCGGTTGTGGTTTCTAAATCTATTACTGATGGTGTACTTAAATTTAAGTCTCCAAAAGATTGTTCGTCCGCTAATCTAAATTTTAACTTAACTAACTCAAAGCTATTTGTATTAATTCCACTAACTGAAGATAATGACCACTTATAGAATTCTTCTGAATTTTTACCTAATTTTATATAGGAGTTTGACCAGTCCATTAAATCGGAATCAGCTCTAATATAAAAAGACAGGTAATCCTGAAATGACCATAAAGGGTCATTGCTTATAGGAAAGGTACCATAGCAACTAGCAATACCACTATTTAAGGTAGGGTAAGTTAATTTTAAAGACCTTCTTCCACCAACCCTATTAGCATAATCTGAGGATAAGGTTAATTTAGGAATAGCTTCGTCCGGTGCTTTAAATATTTTAAAGTTATTTAAAGTTATGCTGCTATTATCTGGATCTTGAGACTGTGACTCTGTTATTAATAGTCTTGCTCCTGACACTACTATAGGTTCTGTGAAGTAGTGAATATAGGGCAAAGAGTTATTAAAAAAGAATTCATTGTCAGTGCCTCCAGACGTTACCAGATCTGTTTCTGTAAAAAAATCAAGCCACGAAGTATTAGAGTTTGGGTCTTGTCCTGTAAGTGTTTGAAACTTTATAGTGTTAGGTAAGGACTCACTGCTCCCCTCTACCTGAAACTGGAAACCAATGATACTGACAGGATCATAGTTTATAGTTGTTGTAGAGGACGTAGTGATTAAATCGTACGGTACTCCATTTTCATTCTCAAATGTTTGAGATCCTGAGCTTACTATGCCACTCGGCGTTCCAAATACTCTCCATAGAAAACCAGTTGAGCCTGACATAGTAGTGTAGGTATTTTCCTCACCATCAAACACCGCTAAAGGTGAACTGATCTCTTGTAAGACACTATCTGCGCCTGAAGTAGTACTGTAAAGTATTCCATTATAGTTTCGGTCTATGTCTTTTATAATTGCTATGTCTATTAGCTCAGGTGCGCCTGACACATTAAACCATTCTGGAAATTCTGTAAAATCTACCCTATCCGTATAAGTATAAAATCCGTCACTACGCAAATCTAAGGTACTTGCTATAAACTGAGAAGCTTCATACTTAGGACTGTTTATAATACCCCCACTAACAGTAAAGTTTTCATTTTTAAAAGCGAACCATTTAGCCGTACTTATAACTTTAGAATCTTTATTGTAGTCTGACCATTGTCCCCACTCTATAAGGTTAGGATCTTCTTGCCAAGAATTTACTAGTATATACTCTGAAGAGCCTCCCCATCCGGTAAAAGCATTAGAGCCTTTTTTAAATTCTACATTATTCTTATCAACTAGTTTATAGTCCCCTATGCTGAAAGACTCTGCTAATCTTATAGATATTATAGGGTATTCTGTTTGTGTAATATAAGTATTTAAATTGTTATCTGACAGTATGTTGCCTAAATCTTTCCAAATTAATGGGTTTTTATAAGGTAATGATATATCTGGGTATATTCGCAAAGCCTCTAAATATTTGATGCCTGTAGTGGTAGTAGGAGTCTCTTCAAATAAAACCCATCTAACTTTGTTTATTGTTGTGTTGCCCCAAGTAACCTGAGACACATCTGGTGTATCAGAATCAGAGAACTGTACTCTATTTTTGTCCCAAAGAAGTTTATTAGTATTACTATAAATATTTAAAATATCTAAAGAAGTCGTATTTTCAAGATCAATTGCAGCTACGGTAGTTTGTTGAGTAGGATACACAGATGAGTTTGTTATATTAGTCTCACCATTGTTTCCAGTAAGATTAAAAGAGGGTTGAAAGTTTATAACTCTACTAGTTTCATAACTACTACTGCCCCCAAAAAAGAAATGCTTTATGTTAACGTTTGTAGCGGTACTGCTAGCAGTTCCATCCTTACTCCAAACATTTCCAACTACAATCTTTAATTGTCCAATTAAACTTAATGAGTTTAAATCAATTTCATAAAATTCATTTCCTGCCCATTCTAGTTCGCCTTGTTTAGCTCCGTTGACAGCATCAGCATATGAAAACCTTAAAACATCAACACCACTTAGAGGATTAAATATTCTTTCTAAGTTTAAAGTATAGTCAGTTAAATTAGAACTAATTCCATCTTTAGTAATACCGTTTGGACAGTAAGTAGGACCGGATAAGCAGAACATTAACTCATTGTCTATTTCACCAGACAAACTATCTATAATCCTATAATGGTGCCAATTTCTGGTTATTGAGGCTGCAGACCAATAAGCCCTATCGCTAATTATATAAATCATTCTTCCTGTAGAATCTGTAATGCCAACAAAAGACCCTATAGACCCTGAATCACTTCCAACATTGTAGTTGGCAATAATCCTTGCATTAAAACTTCCTGTTATGTGCCAATTAGACCTTAAAATTGCAAAAATAGGATTAGTAGGTGAGCCTGTCGGTCCTGGATCTGGTTCCAGTTTAAATCCTGGTGCTGTACGCTTTATTCCTAACTGAGGATAGTTAGTGCCCAGTACCGTCCACTTTGATCCGTCTATAAAATTGTAAATAAAAGAATCAGATTCTGTTAGATATTCGTAGGCTTTGTATATTTTCTTATTTGCTGCTAAATTTATTAGTCCAAAAGTTTTAGCATTTATAGCCACATTGTCAGAAACATAAAGTGACTTATCTGAGTCCTTATACAGTATACCTGGTGGTCCTATTTCTGGAACTAATATGTCGTTTAAAGTATTAGCAGAAGTTTTTAACAAGATTGAGTCTGTTCTAAGATCTTTTCCTATGTTTATCTCTAAATCAGACGTATTACAAGTATTATTAACTATGTCTACTTCATATGTTTCAGAAAAGCCACTTATAATAGGCTCAATGTCTAACACATCTACGCACAGATTATCATTTTTATATAAAATTAAATCATCCAGTGGGGAAGCATATATGGAGCTAAGTTCCAGTGTGCTACTTGGAAAAGTCCTTAATCTTATATACTTAATAGGCTTATGTATTAAAAAGGAAACCGTATTATCTTCTAATACCTCATAAGGTGCTTTAAAAAATAACTGATCTTCACCTGCTACAAAAAGCTCTAATACATCTTCTAAGTTTATATCTACTAACGTTTCTGCAAATAACTCTATCTCACTTATCTTTGTAGACTTGTGAGCTATACATCCAAAATTAAAAGCCGTTGTTTCAACTGGTGTAAATTCTTTTTCAAGTACATTATACGGAAATCTTCTATAGAACTCATAAGCAATGACCGCATCTAGATCTTGATTGTTTAAAAAACCATCATAGGTTTTAAAAAAATGTCTATATAAAGCCTCGTTAGTATTTAAATTTTCTTTTAGTAATGTAGTTTTATCTAGACTTACCTTAGTGTATTCTATTTTATCACCTAGTCCTATTATGTGAAACAAGTTGGAACTGCCATCCCCATTAAGTAAATTTGAGTCTAGATACTCAAAATAATAACCTTCACTGTGTGGAAACTCTTTAAAATAAATCTTAACTTTGGATATAGTTACTGGACTGTTCCAGTTAAAATTAAGTGAATAGGGATCGTCTTCAAATTCAGAAAGCTCTATATGCAAGATGTTAGAAGCAAACTCCTCTGTATCTACCCACTCACCGTCTCCGCTAATATAAAAATAAGTCGAGCTATTAGAGTTTTGTTCAAAGCTACCTACTACCCCATTTGATGCATACTTATTACCGTCATAAATAGCATTTAAATTGTATCCAACATTATTATGCGTAAGTGTGAGGATATCCCCAGTGCTTGTATTTTCTACTCTGTGTTTATGCGTGCCAGAAACAGAAGCGCTAACATTCAGTCCGTTTCCTGCGGATGTTAAAAGATTATAAGTTCTATTTTCAGATCTGTGTCTACCTTTTATTTCTATATTTTCTATGGCTGATTCTACTGGAAGTTCTAGGTCTATTACTGCTACATTTTGTATTTTACTGGATCTACCGTATAGACCAATACCAAAAATATTATTACCTTTCGGTATATTTAAAGAGTTAATAGTATCAGTTACTTCTCCTTGAACTTCCAAATATGTGGCTTCTAAAAGGTATATATCATTAGCCCCTCCATATAGGGTACTAGGGTTATAGATACCTATCATATCACCTTTATTAAGGTACCAGTTAACTTCTAATCTATAGGTATCTGGTGAGGTTGTATACAAAACCCCGTTTTCTTGGACGCCTATTATCTGCTCATTAAGTAAAGTTAAATTACCACTAATGTTAGGTCTAAAGTGTTTTAATTTAGCTGTATTAGAGATAGAGTACTCTAAGTTACTAGCAAAAAATAAATTAACACTATCGTCTAAAAATATATCGTTTCCTACAACCCTGTCAATTACATAAGTACCATTACTAACATAACCAGATGTGTTAATAATTAATAAATCACCCTTTACTATATTAACGCTAGTTATATCGGAGTTTGTAAGTGAAAATATGTTTGTATGTGCAAAGCCGTCCGATCCTTCTAGTTTCACTCCAATGGAGTTTGGAAGGACTCCGTGAAAATAAACTTCATCAATGAAACCTTCACTGGTAGCTCTATTTAAAAAATCTACAAATGTTTTTCCAGACCCGTCTATCTCTACTCTTCTGCTTAGTGTTTCAGCAGAGGGGGACCCGATTTCTACGGAAGGTACTTGTGGACTTTGAATAAAATATGCATTTTTATCTTCTGAGGTTTTTTCTTTTTTTAAGTTTTCCAGTAAGTACGCTTTTTCCCTAAAGCTATTATTAAAATTAAATCCAGCAGCGTGAGGTCTTCCAACTTCGGCTACATAATTAGAAAAACCTAATTGATTACTCAATTGGGTAGGTTGTAATACTACTGAACTTGTAGAACCATAAGTACCTGATTTTATTGTAAAAGTTCCATCTTTTAATATAACTTCTGCATTAACATAACCACCAAGATCGATACTAGATATATTAGTTTGTAATAGCGTCCTTAAATCATCTAAAGACAACGCTAAAGTTTGCGGTAATTTAAATACAGCGTCACCATAGTTATCTATGTTGACAACTAGTGTATCATTAATACCTTCTAAAATATCTAACCGATCAAAAGATAAGGGTTCTCCTGTAATATAACCTTGTTGACCTATTCCGGTACAGACATTAGCATCTAATACTTCAATAATTAAAAAGTCATCGCAGTAGGTACTTGAACCTGTTTCTAAAGTCTCCAGTGAAAAACCCTCGATAGGTCCTGAATAAACCTTTGGTACCTTATTATCTACCAATTCGCCATTGATTGTTACGGAAAAAACATTACTGGAAATATCTATATTTATAAAAATATCATACCATTTTCCGTATTCGTAGATGAATGGAACTTCGAAGTTTAAAAATGTATTTAAAATAGATTTATATTTTATGCGCAAATCCGAATCAAAGAGTAACTCTATTGCGGAGTAGCTACTAATAACACTTGTTAAAAGTTTAAGCACTGACCTACCACTTTCTGGTCTTAACTTTGCAGAAAAGTATCCTTTAATTAATGGTTGAGGTAGTGTATAGACTGCTCTTGGTCCATTTAGTGAAGGGTGTGAGTTATTAAGCAAAACAGAGGCGTCTAATAAATTAGAAGGATTGTTTACTACCTTTACTGTTCTTTCTACACTTGATAAGGCTAATGAAAACTCTGATGGACTATTGTTTAAATCAGCCAGTGAAAAGCTAGAGATATATCTGACTTCTTCTGTTTGATTTTCACAGCTATCCAAACATATGGTAAAACTAGAAGATTGTATTTTAATAAACTCTAGAAATATAGAATCGTTGTTACCTCCATCTATTGCAAAAAATAACTTTATATTAGATATTAAACCTACCCAAGTTGATACAGGTCCCATATCGAGATTGTATGTATGCCAACTTCCATCCGAAATTAAGTCAAAGGTTATAGATTTTGTGTCAGTAAATGCTGGATCCGAGGTTGTTGTAAATTGTAACTTACCTAAAGAAGCAGAGGTACTATCATTATACTTACTATATTTATATCTAAAGGATACTTGGGTGTACTGTGCGGAATCAAAACTTACTAAGTTCTGTGACCTAGTTATAGAAGGAGAAAAACCAGACGAGTTTAAAAATAAAAATCTTCCAGATACACCGTACATTGATACATTTTCTAAAAAATCCCACCCTTTAAGGTCGCGTTCAGTATCAAAAATAGAATAATGTATTATATTCTCATTCTCTTTACATACGTTGGCGTTACGTATTATTGCGTTACTTAATACGTTCTTTTTCAATGTACTTGATTAAATCCTTTATTACAGGATTCTGCTCCAGATTTTTATTTTTTAAAACTTCTTCTATGTTCTTATCCGCTAAGTATTTTGTAAAATACTCATCATAGGAAAAAGAATTCTTAAACTCATTTGAGAATATTTTCCAATTAATAGTAGCCCACTCTAATATGACTTGATCCATAAAATTATGGCAACACATTGTGTTAGTATAATTACAGGTTTCAGTAAAGCACCTAACACTTACAGTATTAAAACCAACGGGAGGCTCGGTTGTAGGGAGTACTAAGTTTAACTCACTGTAGGCTTTGACTTGAGCTTTAAAAGTCTCCTCTAAATCAATTGATACTTTTAACATCCCGCAGTGTGGGCATTTTATATTAAGCATATTATGGATTATACTCCTGTTTATACTTTTCTTCTAATTCTTTTTTATAATTTTCTATTTTCATCTCCGTACTCAAAGCCTGAGCATTTTCAAATTGTAATTCAGAAAGCTTATTCATTTCTGATTCACCGGTAGTTAGTGCGCTTACAACAGAGGATCCTGCTATATTATTTGCAGGCGGAGATTGGAGTATGGTCAATAGCCCAATAGTACCTAAGTTACCATTGGAGTTACAGATTTCGGGAGCTTCTTGTCCTACGTAAACTATTATTTTTCTGTCTCCTGTGTATCCATATAAGGTACCTGGACCATTCCATACACAAATCCTAGGTACTAGTTTTTTAGGAGGACAAGCTTCATATCCTTCAAACTGCCATTGATCTGTTTTAGTCCCTGTAGAGACTTCGCCAATAGAATTTGCCCCCTCTGAAGTTTTTACTTTAAATGATGATTTATATTCTGGAATATTTAATTTTAATTTATTTATTAATATATTTAAATCATAAGGATTAATAAAATACTGTAAGTCGAGTTGTAAAAAGTTGGATAAGTTTTCAATACTTTGAAGCATTTCCTTAAATATATCTTTTTGTTTATTTTCCATTTCCTCTAAAGTACCTACAAATAACACATCTGGGGTACCTGGTTCATCTTTAGCTAAATAAGTTCTGTTAACGTCGAATGATTTAAAAGGTCCAGCCCAATTTCTGCTTATTTTCCCCCTAGATGCTATCTCAACAGTCTCGTCCAAACTGGCGAGTCCGGTCTGCCAAAACTCACACAGTCCTGAGTACTCAAGTGTATCCGACAGATCTGGCACGCTAATTATGCCGGTTAAATATTTTTCTGATTGAGATGGAAGGTACATATTATTATTCTCATCACCATTGCTATAACCTGTCGTTGGTATGTATTTAGGCTCTAAAGAAACTATTGACTCTTCTACTGTTCTAATAGTTAAGTAGTTTAATAGAAATTTAGTTAAACTTAAATCAGTTACTGCATCTCTCTTCCCTACATTAATTTCAATTTTGTTTATAAAAAGACCCTCATATTGACTAACATTTATATCTACATCTTTAAAATAAGATTTTGCAGACTTACCCACGCCTAGATTAATTTCAGGCTTAGAAAATAAAATATGTTGAGAACTGTCCGTATCAGTAAACGTAACTTGAATAGAAGGATCTGTTTTTATCTTAGTATTTAAACCTGTACCAACTTCTATTTTATATGCAAATTTAAACCTAAAAAGCTCTATAGGCTGCTTAAACTTTATAGTAATTATTACATTGTTTCTATAAGCACTGTGTCCTACTGGAGACGGAAGGCTAGCTTCACTGAGCCATTTTCCGAAAATAGCCCCTCTAGCATCATCTTTACAATGAAATACGTTCTCTTGGCTTGTTTTTAAATCTACATTGCTGTACTGGTTTACTGTAGAATCTAAACTCCCATAATACTTATTAAAATTAATAGTAGGATTTAAGTTTAAAAGAAAATCCTTAGGGTTAAAGCATTTTTTTACTTTAGGTAACATTGTAGGAACTATATTACTAACTTTCAGAGATCTAATAAATCCTACATTTGAAAAAGCTTCTTGTTCTCGATCTACAGGACCTTGTGAATCTATAGAGTCTATGTAGTAATAACTAATAACTTCTTCTGCAAATAAATTACCAGATACAGTGTAATCCTCTATATCATCTGCCGTAGATGGAATTAAGGCATTAGTTTCCAAAGAGGTCGGTTCAAAATAATACTGTAATGGAAAAGTTAGTCCACTGATGTTGGTCAGAGCATAAGGCTGTGTTTCAGTAGACCTTGTATTATCATTTGGTACATTTAAAATATTTCCATTTTCTCTGTCAAAATAAACTGGCAGATCTTTGTTTATATAAATTTTAGCATATTCTTGTATTTGACCTGTGGCTTCATTATACTTAATATCATTTATTGTTACTTTATAGTTATTCTCCTCTAATCCTAGGTAAACAGGTCTTTCAAATTTATCTAATACTATTCCAGTATCTGTATCATAGCTTTTGGGTTTTTCGATAGTGACGCCTGTGATCCTATCGGTAATTAACAGATTATCAATTTCATTATCATTAATGGCTTTTCTTGCTGGCTCTGGACTGGTTTCTTTAAAAGCCCAAACTACCGAGGGGTTTTTAAAATTATGGTAAAATCCTTTTGTTGGAAATCTAGTACCTTTACCATCGGCAGACCTTATTATATTTACGTTATAAATCTGTTCCCACTTTGCGCGTTTTAAAACAACAGACTCCTGAAAATAGTCACTAGAAGTTAGTTCGCTTTCGTTGGCGATGGACAAAGACATTAGGTACTTTTGATCTGTTATAGAAGTCTCATCTATAATAAAGTTTTTTGCTAGTTCCTTATTTTGGACCTGGTTTTCAAAAATAGTTCTAGGTCTATCTTCAAACAGGCTTGCGCTACTTTCGTGCGGCGATACTGGTAGCCATCCTAATCCAACTCTAGGTCCCGCAGGAGTTATAAACAAGTACTCTCTAAAATGCATTGTTCTAAAGACTCTTGCTGCATCTCGTCCTCTATTGCCCATCTGTGGGAATGTCCAGTCCTCTGCGATATACCTTCCATACAGCACAGGGTCAAAAGTCGGAGATATAGGTCCTCTGAGTCTAGAGTACCCAATGAAAAAGGCTTGGGAATGATATCTCGTACCTAATGAGTATTCCCACACGCACGGATTAAAAAACCCAAGTGCATTAAATTTTAATACTAAAGGTGCTTTAAAATCAGGTCCTCTATATTTTTCATCAATTGAGGACACTCCGGGTATTAAATAGTCTACTTGTATTGCTTGATCATTTATAACTACTCTAGGCTGCTCGCAGGCATCGTATGGAAACCATAGTGATCCAAATCCAACTGGATTTATTTCGTGATCACCACACATAGGGTAGTAAGTTGTTAAGCCTTTTGTATAGTACTCTGCAGGTGCTGCAGGAAGCTCTGCGGGACCTCCTTTGTAATAAAAAGGTTCAAAAGGTCTCTGGTCGTAATCTGCGGACCAAGCATATCTAACTTCTACATCACGTAACCAGCTCGTGTTTTTTTCGGCGACTCCGACAAACCATTTTCTTCCTACGGGCTTTCCATTGTTAAAACCAGGTATAGACACCTCTACCGTATAACTTAGATCGTATTTAGCGTATTCAGTAAATATTATTTGATCCTCATCGACAGAGTAGACGTGGGCGGCTGGCTGTAATTCAGATTCTGTAGACAATCCTAACTGCGCTTCTGCGCCGTATCCTTTAATTAGGTAACTGTCATCTAGAATCTCGTTTCCGTGTATTTCTAAGATTTCAGTTAAATCGTCTTTTTCTATGTTAGATTTAGCAGAAAATTCATAGTAATTTAAAGTTATTTTACTCTGCGCTTTTGGTGTTTTAAAGTTAATATCATTTTTTGGTTTTATAATTATAAAATTGTGGGCTATTAACTCTCCTTTTTCGGACCTAACTATAGAGTTTTCAGTTGAATCTATTTCCATCTCAATGTTTTGTCCTTGCGATACATTAAAAAATATATCTTTTATAGACCACCCATACTTTAATCCTGCTGGCGGGATAGCAGGTGCTCCATTTTTTATCTCCAGTAAGTACCTATTACAATTATCAAATTTTGACCACACTACATTACCGGACTCTGCACTACCGGTTAAAACACTCTTGGTTTGAAATACTCCCCAAAATCTTTGGTCTTTTGGCTCACCAAAGTCATCACCTGATACAAGCCTACTGAAAGACCTATCAAGTGTATAAACGTGATACATATTGCTAATAGTCATTTTATCTCCAACCAGCGGTATCATTGAAAATGTCAACTCATTGGCTGTTTGCAAATTAGATAAAGAGGTTATTAGAGTTGAAGTTTGGGGCGCTGTCAGATCAGCTTCAAAACCATTCTGAAATATATCTATGTGATAAAAGTTATAATTGATATTTAACTGTAATTTACCCCATACCCCGTTTGATTGAGTTAGTATAATAATATTATTTAAACCTTGTACAAGGTCTAAGCCTGATCTTAGGTCCCAGAATCTATCTTCTCCTGTTATTGTGTAAGCAAAACCTTTTGTACTGTTGTAACCATACTGTTTTTTTAGTAAGTCCTCTACTGCTATCGTAATATCTTTATCTTTGGTGTTAGAGTTGAAAATGTCAACAAAGCCAGTTACGATTGTCTTGTTAATAGCATAAACAGTTGTATTAGATAAAGATATTCCTGATAGATATGTTTTCTGTTTAACATTATAAAAGGATTTATAAATAAAAGGCTGCTTAGGTCCTTTACTACTTGATGAGCTATATTTTGATGGAGGGTATGTTATTTTCAAATATGGGTCTATAGCTTCCCCTAGGTTTGGAACTAAAGTGGGAAAATCAGGCGGGGTTAAATTTGAAGTACTACCTTGCACAGTACTAACGGGTTCCGATGGGACTTTTGATAAAGAAGCTTCTTTTGTTAGGGGATCCCAGAATATTTTAACCAGAGACATTATTTGTCCTGAAACGCTGGCATCAAATTCTACATTTTGAGATAATGCGTGAGGAAAGTCCTTATCTCCTGCCCAGATGTAAGGTATAACAAAAGTATTTTCCCATTCTTTCTGTGCTTCAGTAAAACTATCCCAATCTTTCATGTAGGTTCTTACTTCCTGAACCATTTGTCCAATTATAGGCTGACCTGTAGCTAATTGATTGTCATTTATGTAATCAAAAGTAGGACCGGTATAGTATGGACATTGAGTTTTTGCCCCATTACAAGGAGGTGTCCCGTCATCACCTTGGTTCCAAAGAGTTGCTTTACTTAGCGAGCATCTCGTAGGAACGGATGTAGCGCCGCTTAGTAACACTTTAGATAATTTTACAGGCTCTAATGCAAAACTTGGAGTAACTTCGTGTTCCCAACCTCCGACAACATTAGTGTCTGGATCATCTATCTCTTGTGTTACCCCTAATGTTTCATTTTTAACTTTTACTTTAAAGGTACCAGAGGGAACAGTAACAGGTCTAAATGAAAATATATCTGGGTCATTTGGCGCAACTCTATTAAGTTTTAATTTTTTAGAATCAGTTTCATCTGAATCACCCGTCTGCCACCAACAGCAGGGGTTTAATCTGGCTCTCTCTCTCCATATTTGGTATCTGTAGGGCAATTGAGAGTTAGGGCGTCCTTGTACTACTGTATCGTGACTCATGCCAAGAGGGGCATCTATACGTCCCTTGCAGGTTATTTTATTTCCCTGCTCATCCTCGCAGATAAACTCTATGAGTCTGGATTCAGGCTCTAAGATCGTGTCGTCGTCGTAGGCTCCCATTTTTTATTGTAAGAAGTCCCTATTAATAGGGAACTTTTTCCTCGGTGAACTGTCCACTATTAATGTCCACCCTTATTATTACTTTTTCAGTATCAGTGTAAAATCCTATGAACCTTCCTACTACTAAACTTACTGTTCTTAAACTTTTACCAGCTACAGATAATTCTTTCATCTGAGTCTCACCTGGAGGCAAATAAGCTAGTTTATCTTGTATTTCAAAGTGCTTGTGCCTCCACTTTAAACCCATAAGCTTAATATTCTTTTTATTAGGAACTAATGACCAAGGCAAATCATTTTCTGTAAGTACTTCTCCGTCTTGATACTGCAAGTACCAACCACCTACCAGCTTATTAACCTTATCATGGGTCAGTACCATATACTTACAGGCGCTCTGTACACTCTGATGCTAATTCTGATCTGATGCCTTCTCGTAGCTCTACGTGTGCCGCTAGTTTAGAAGTTTTAAAAGCTTCTATAGTTTGAGACAAACCGTTAGTCTTAGAGTTAACATAAATATTATCTATCTGATTAAAATCTGTATCACCAAGTAGAACTATTTTAGATCCTTCACCTATTCGAGTGATGATAGCTTTAACTTGTTTTCTTGTTAAATTTTGAGCTTCATCTACTATAAAAAAGGCTTGTCTTATGCTTCTACCTCTAATAAATTGAAGAGGTTCTATTTCAATTTTATCATTTAGGTCTTTTAGGGTTTTAACATCTAGTGCTGGCTTCATCCCAGTAAGTACAAAATCTACAGAGTCTTTTAGTGGTAAAATATATGGGGCTAGTTTGTCATCTAAACTCCCTTTTAGGAACCCAATACGATCTTTTCCAGACAACGGCTCTAAGGATCTACTTAATATCATTTTATCGTATCTTGGCTCTTTGCCCATTATTTGCATCAATCCTGCGGATACTGCGCAGACTGTTTTACCACAACCTGCTATACCGTTTACAGTAATTAATTTTATCTCTGGATCTGCTAGATAATTAAATAACATGAGTTGTTCTATATTTTGAGGCTCTATGCTTAGAAACCTTAAATTCTCATGTAACTTGTGCAATTTATTATTTTTAAATATTGCCACTACATTCTTATGTGTCTTTACTTCTTTCTTTATATAAACACATTCGTTAGGATTAAACTTATATTTTGTATTTTTAGCTAAGTCTACTACATTGCCCGATTTTTTAAATACTTCTGAGTTTAAGGTACTAGTGCTTTTAATAGTCCTGTACCCTTTATAACCCTTAGTGTCTATTATTCCGGCACCTTTAAACTCAATATTATTTATTTTATATATTGCCGCCTTTAAACCTAGGTTGTAATCATTAGTTACTAAGGTTACTTTACTTTTTTTATGTAATTTACTTAAAGTTATACAAACACTTAGTATTCTATTATCTACTACAGATTTATCTAAACAAGGTGGAACGTCCTTATCGTCCTCTAATATACACATGATAGTGGATTTAGAGTCTTCGTCTGCTACCCCTGAGCTAAGATCCCCTAGTTTTGTCAAACCATATAAATACTTATGTAAGTATCTAGCTGATTTACCTACTTCATCTATTCTGTTCTTTTTAGAATCTAGTTCAACTATTACTGAGATTGGTATTACTAAAATTGAATTGGGGAAGTTATTAAGACAAGCGGGGTCAGTCAATAAAGCTGACGTATCAAAAACATAGAAATCTTTAGTACTCTCGGTAGGTGTCTTCATAGGTTATTAATCTTACCATAGTATAGTTACTTTTGAATAATCTCATCAATTATTCCGTATGCTTTAGCCTCTGAGCTTGATAGCCAGAGGTCTCTTTCACAGTCCTTTTTTACCTTTTTATAGGACTGTCCTGTATTTTTGCAAAGAATATTCAGGAGCTGCTCTCTCATTTTAAGAAGAATTTTAGTATCAATTTCTTGATCTGTGGCTGTAATGGTCTGTTTTATTGCGCTTGTTCTAGGTTCGTGAATCATTACCCAGGAGTTAGGCAGACTAGCTCTTTTTTTACCCGCCGATAGTAAAACTGCTGCCATACTAGCAGCGCACCCTATACATATAGTGTTTACAGGCGCTGAGATATAGCTCATTGTATCTAGGATAGCTAACCCGTCGGATATACTTCCGCCTGGACTATTTATATAAAAACTAATAGGTCTGTTTTGGTCATCTTGGTCTAAAAGTAACAATTGTGCTACTACGGCATTGGCACTTTCATCATTTATTTCTTCTTTTAAGAAGATAATTCTATCTGATAGTAATTTAGAATAGACATCGTAAGCCCTCTCGCTACTACTACTTTTGTCTATTACAAATACCGAGTTAGTTCTTGTTTTAGTTTTTACCATATGCTAACATCATATTACAGTTTACTATTTAAAACAACTATTTTCTGGAATTACAATGTTAAATAAGTTAAATTTATACGGACCCTTAAATCAATTAGGTTATGGGATCTTCACCAGAGGTATCATTAAAGGTTTAGCCGAGAATAATGTATTAAATTTCTCTGTTTTGCCTATAGGTCAGGTACACATTGAAGACCAAAGGGAAGCTCAACTGTTAAAATCTTTAATAGAAACAATGACTTGGGAAAGAAAAGCCCCCTCAGTAGCTATTTGGCATGAATTCGATTTAACTAAATTTTCTAGTGATAAACTTATAGCTTATCCAATCTTTGAAACAACTAAATTTAATAAGTCTGCAATCTCTCAATTAAGTCAAATGGATGCTGTAATAGTGGCATCTAAGTGGGCTAAATCAGTTGTGACTGATAATATTGGGGATAATGTTCCTGTATTTGTGGTACCCGGTGCTTCTGATTTAAATGACGAGAATTTAGAAGAGGACTATAATAAGAATAATATTTTTACATTTATCAACGTTGGAAAGTTTGAAAAAAGAAAAGCGCACGCTGACTTATTACAAGCGTATAAACAGGCTTTTAGTAATTCTCCTAATGAGACTCGTTTGATTTTGCATTGTTTTAATCCACATATGCAGAATTATGATAACAATATAAAGGGACTGTTATCGTCTCTAGGTTACACTGTACACGAAAATAGTACCAATATGGGCGCTATAATTGCGAGCGCAGGTAATGCTCTGGTATCAATACCTAGGGGGTTTATTCCAAAATCTCAATTAATCAGTCTGTATAAGTACTCACATGTTGGAATTTACCCATCTAGAGGTGAAGGCTGGAATTTACCACTAGTAGAATCTATTCAAAGTGGATTACCTTGTATAGCTACAAATTATTCGGCGCATACTGAGTATTTAAATGCAGAGTTTAATTATCCCCAAGAGCTACTATTAAATAACTTCAAAATGGAAACAGCTTTAGATAATATGTATTTTCACGGAGATCGAGGCTACTGGGCTTCGCCTTCAATAGAGGAGATGGCTGAAAAAATGCTGTATGCTGAGAAAAACTATGCTAAAATAATGGAAACCTTTGGTAATACCTCTGACCTTATAAAGGCTAAGTTTACTTGGAAAAATTCAGCTTCCAGCTTATTAGAAGTTCTTGATATCCTCGCTTAGTACTATTTTTAGTACATGAGAGTTAACTTATTTAATGCTAATAATCCAAACGGACCTAGGCTAGCTGTTACTGTAGATATTCTTCATCAGGATGTACAACATACTTCTGATGGAGAATTAATCTACATGATCCAGTTTACACACGGTATTTCTGGTATAGACCCTGTTGTTATATTAGATGTTACTGAAAAAAACATACAAAAAGAAATAAAAAAAGGATTAGGTATTATAGCTTCTCAGTTAGACTGGGGGAACCTAATACCTGATACTAAAACTCCAGCAATAGATACTATTTATCCTCTGCCTAATAGTTTGGATGTTCCAATTGAATCAAACGTTTCAATAAAATTAATTGATAGATTTCCAACCTCCCTTATTGATACAAGTACAATAAAACTAACAGTAAATAATATAGATGTTACAAGTGATCTACAAATTAAAGATTTAGATCAGCTTGTAACTATTAACTGGCTGCCAAAAAAGGCTATCGACTAGTACAAGTACTCTATTAAGACAGCTGCAGATCTAGCAATGTCATGATTATTGGTATATTTTAACCTAATAACAGATCCAGCAGGAATATGAGAACCCTTTTCTATTTTATAACCTAATGGTACTGGACCTTTACCAATTAATGCATAATGTTCTACTACTTTTTGAACTAAAAGTACATAAGTGGTACTTGCCGAAAAATTCTGCGTCAAGTTAATATCTAAAGTAAGTTCATTTTCTGCAGCATTGACACTAAGAATTAAAGGCAGCAACTCTTTAATATTTGTATCCAGCGCATTAACTAACATAAGAGAAGCGCCTGCATTAACATTTTGTATTACAGTTGGACTTACTTTTATTGTATTACTTCCAGAAGTGACTGCTTCAGTGAGTACCCCTACAGTAAAGCCTATTGGACCATCTGCATATACATCTGCCCAGGTTTTTTCCCCCACCCAAACTTCTAGTACATCAAAGGGGCTAATAACATCCTCGTATAGCACTTGTCCACCCATTAAACTGATAGGTATCTTAACTTGAAAATCTGAATTAAAAACCCCGCTTGGTGTAACGTCTATGCAATCTATAGTTGTACTTTTAAAATGTCCATTAGTAGGAACCCACTCTTTTACAATCTCTACTTGTGTAATTAAATGATCTAATGTTTCAATAATAGACACAGAATCCATATTAATTGGACTTCCGTCTGGAGATATTAAGTCTGATGAGTCCTGAGTATCATCTAACCAAGATGTAAAGACTGTATTTCCACCTGACTCTGTAATAAACCTATATTTATATAATATTTTTGTTGTCATAATTTATCCTTTTATATCCAAATTAAAAACTGTTATGTTTGCATTACTGCCTGAAGTACGCCTCACTTGAAGGTCGAGTAATACACCTGAAGAGGGAAAGTTACCACCGCTAATTGTAAATGGAACTAGCAAATTGGCAGTAGAAGCTCCGGAAAAAAAGGCTGTGGTTGCCAGTTCTGTATTTGTAGTTAAGTTAAAAAGACGAGCTTGACCTGATGTAGTTATAGAAGCAGTTCTAAAGACACCAGAGACAGAAAGAACAGGTCCAAAGGAATTAGTACCCTCAAACGGAAATATTGCAGTTGACGTGTAGGTAGTAGAGTTGTTCGTAACACCCTTAGCAAAATTATAGGATAATTGCTTAGGTTTCGCCTTAGTATCTACATAACTCTTATTACTAGCGTGCCCACTTAGTGTAGGATTATCATTTAAGGTTAAAAATCCGCTCATCGCATCACCTGACGTATTTACAAACCTAGATTCAGCAAATCCTGAGTAGGACGTTAATGAGCTGTCAGTGGATAAAGGTACTGTAGTTAATTCACCAGTTTTGACGGAAACTGTGTCACCTGATGCTGTTAAATAAACAATAGAGTCATCTGGTTGCCTTAAGGGTATGGATCCTAAAGGGTGCCTATTACCGGATACTGTTTGAAAAGACTCATCGGCTAGTTGCTCAATAGCAGTATGCGTGGGGTTGTTAGTTAAATAGGCATCTAACTCATCTTTTAAAAGATACTTATCAACCTGAGGTATATAATAAATCCATTTTTTTATCATAAATCTAGTATAGTATTTTATGGTTAAAAATTAGATCCTAGGATTGATAATCCGTGTATAATCATATTGCCGTTACCTGAGTTTCTTCTTAACTCCACTCTAAATACTGCCGAACCGCTTGGTAAAGCACTGCCACCGGAAGTACTAAGTGAAAATAATCCAGGAGAAGTTCCACTAAAAGTTCCGGAAGCTACTGTTGTATTATTACTTAAATTATAAACACGCGCCTGCCCTACAGATCCAGCACTAGCAACACTAAAAACGCCTTCAAAGAAGTTAACTGGACCCATTCTCAAAGTTCCAGGAAAGGAGATATAGGAAACAGTTTGATACGAGGTACTGTTTATTTGGATTCCTACGTTTCCATTATCAGCATAGGAGTAAGATAGTACTCTGTAACCGCCTGTAGCTGTTAAACTTAAAACCTGAGAAGGTAAATTTCCAGTATAAGTAGCGAACGTAGTATCACTTACTAACCCTGTAGTAGTAATATTAACATTGTTGCCGACACCGCTAGATGACTGCAGTCCAAAGCCTAAATTTATATTACCAACATTATTATGATTTAAACTACCACTATTACTTACATCCAAAACTCCACTATTTAAAATATTAACTTGATTTTGAAAATACCCAGAGATAGAAGAGTCTCTTTGATCTACATAAAATTTATTAGACGAGTGTCCAGATAACGTTGGGTCAGCGTTTAAAGTTAGGAATCCAGTCATCGAATCGCCAGAGGTATTTACAAACCGCCCTTCAGCAAATCCAGAGTATGTGGTGACGGAATTTGTAGTGAAAATACTAGCTGTAGTTACCGCATTGCCCGAGATAACGGCAACCTCCGATATATCAATAAATTTTCCTTCTGCAAATCCTGAATATGCAGTTAGATTAGCAAAAGTAGCCATTCCTGTTACCGATACCTCTAACTCGTTACCAGTACCGGAAGAAGCTAGTAATCCAAAACCTAAATCAATAGATTGAACTGTGCTTAGTACTAGCGTATTTTGATTTTTTCCAGTAATAGGTATAGAGACTTTAGAATCGACGTACTGTTTTGTTGCAGCGTGTCCAGATGTAACAGGGTCTGAAAATAAAGTAAGGAAACCGGTCATTAAATCACCGGATCTTAATACTCTATTATTTATATCTAACTGTAAGTTTCCTGACGTGGTATTTATTAAACTAGTATTGCTTGCAGTTAATCCTGAAACTGTATTAATATCATAGTGTATTTGACTTAAATCTGCAGATACGGTAGTTAAATAGTTTTCTATATTTACTATGTCTGCTGCTACACCAGATGTTAAAAAACTGATATCATTGTTTATATCTAGTACTTCATTAAAAAAATAACCAGATACTGCCATAATTGCAGCATCAATAGTAGCAAATCCTGACAGAGACGTGCTTGCGCCGCTAAGACTTATAAGAGCATTTATAGAGGTGCCCTCTGCGTTCCCTGCTTGCTCGTAATAACCGCTGGTAATTAAAACAGGTATTGCAACGTAACTAGGATTGTCCGTAAAGTATTGTAACTCTTCGTCTAATATAAATCTGCGGAGCTGCGGACTCCACCACTGTTGTAATATATCTACCATTTGCAAAAACTAGCAAAGAAATTATAAACGTTTTAATCTTTCTATTCTTAGGTAACCAGATAACAAAGTAAATGTTATATTTGCTGAGCTATCGGTTGATAAATCTCTAGATCTTATACCTACAGTTTCGTTTATAGAATTCGTGGAAATAATATAGCAACCTTCAGAAGTCCCCACTGGGGCGGTTCTAACACTTGTAGCCACTCCTGCTGTTTGTGTCGCCGCAACAAATGTTCCTGAATTTCTATTTAAATCCGTTACTAAGTTACGACTTCTGGTTGCGAAAGTGGATCCTGTTATTTCTCCAGTTACTTGCCAATTTATTTTATAAATCCCAATGTTTACAAGTGTAACATTATTTGAGTCTACTGTAAAGCCCGATCCATTGCTTAATACAGACCCTGTATTTAAATTTAAAAGATTGTTGGTTGTAATTAAATCTGTACCGGCAGTAAACTCAACCTGTACTAAATTAGGAGTATTAATTGTAATAGCCATATCCTCTACAGCAGAGAATACATCAGTCCCAGAAACACCAATATTTGTAAAGTCAGATCCCGAAGTTGTTATAGGTACTAAACTTGCATCTAAAGCAGTCTCGTTAAAGTTACTAGAAGAGACCCTAGGTACTAGTAATGTTCCATTTGAAAATGTTATAGGCATATTTTAATTTTATAATTAAAGCTTAAATTACTATGTTAAAAAAGACGGTTACAGAGTATACTATTTAAGTATGGGACACTTTTTAAATAGTATAGTAAGTAAAAAATGAAACAAGATTTAAATAAGATAATTAATACAAGAAATAAACTTTGGATTAGTTGGAAAAAAGCCATACATACAGGCGATGGCAATATTAATTTAATAGATCCTAAGTTTACTGGTAATATTTTATCTGATTGTGATCCTATAGAAGAGGCAGGTACCATTAAAATAGATATGACACATCAATATTTATTACATATTCCTCAACCTTATTTAATACAAGTTAGCTGGGAAGGTAAGTATAAACAAGACAAAGAAGAAGTATTATTTAAATCAATGACTATTAAAGATGGAAATTTAGGTAAGCTATCTATATTGAAAGATAAAGATTCCATTTTATTAGACTGTACTGATCACACTACTGAAGCTGAAAAAAAAGGATTAATTTTATTTAACTTTTATGCTGTAGCTTTTAATTCAGATAAAAGTCCCTATAATTTTAATAAGTAATACATTATGATTTTGCCACCGTACATAAATAGAAGAATACAAGGTACTAAAAGATACCAACATAGAATTTGCCCGTATTCTACGTGTGATCAGAGTAATAGGATACCTAATAATGAAAAAAGTATACACACTGTTACTAGTGGACAAATGGCTTTAGATATTAGAGGTGGACACGATAGACTAGGTTGGAGGTGTGATGATCCAAATTGTAGTTACTTTCTAGGAACTGCAACTACCCCTATTATAATTGGCGCTAGAAAAATGACTATTAACAGGACTACTGGAAAATACGATGTTGTAATTGAAGACTATGAGGTTCCTATCGGATGCTCAGGTATTAAATTTTGGGAAACTTAGATACATTATACTATATCAGATGTATCAGTTACTAAATTTGGTACTCAATTATACTTAACGAGGTATTTTTTATATGGCAATTAATGAAACCACACAGGACGCTATTAATAATCCTGGAAATACAAAAACCGTAACACTAGATTTAACTAAGCAAGTTTATGCTGACAGTGAAGGTGATGAACAGTATGCTTTAACTCTATCTACTACGGCTACTAGTAAAATAACTGCTGGTAGTATTGCTAATACCTACATAAGAGATGTAAAAGTAGGCTACTCTAAGAGTAGAAAAATAGCCGGACCTTTTAATATAGATGGTACCAAAAACCAACTTAGAGTTAGTATAGACGGATCTACCTCTAGAACGATTACATTAACCTCTGGTACAGGACTCACACCTAATGACATAGTGAATGACCTTCAGGCACAGATATCTTCACTAGCAGGGACTGGTGGACTGGAAGAGGGTAACTTAGGGTTTCTTAATGCTGATGTAGAGTTTGTTGAAGGTAGATTTAGGATTCTCTCAGGCTCTGTTTCAGATACTTTTACTGGCATAGCTAAGTCAAGCGTTTCAGTTTTATCAGGAGTAGCTAACGACGCTACAAGTTATTTAGGGTTTAATATCCCCATTCAAAGTGAGGATTTGGCTTCAAAGTCTTCTGCGGAAACTATAGTAGTTTCCGGCTTTACTGCTAGCGGTACTACCTTGGCGCTAGAAAGTGTTATTGGATGTAATAGTGGAGAAGCTTTTACAATAACAGACGGAGTATCCAGAGAGTATTTTATTGCTACTGCTGTCACTAGTGGAAACTCTACTTTAACGGTGGCTTCTGGTACAATTAATAACAACTATGCAATTAATTCTGTTGTTCAAAAGATATTTGAAAGAGACCCAGATTCCTCAGTACCTAACCCTCTAACTACAGTAGATGAGATTATGAGGTTTAGCTTAAAGAATGTGGTTAACCAAATAGATTATACCACTTAATTTTAATTGACTGGGTTCATTAAACAGGTCATACTATAGGTTAGTATTATATTTTAATGAACTCTTATTAATACTTTTATGAACTATCACGAGACATTTAGAGACAGAGCAGAAAAAAAGAATAATACTGTTATTAATAAAATTAATACGTGGCAGAAGTGTTCAAAACTTACTAAATTAGCTTGCGATAAGTGCCTATCTACAAAAGTTGATCCTATTATTAAAGGACCTAAAGTTCATTTAAAGTGCCTCACTTGTTCACATATATCAGGTGATATCCCTAATTATGTTTTACAAGCCAACTTTAACTCTAAGCTGGCAGTGTTAGTTAGAAATAAAGAAAATAGCCAAGTTCTAAAAAAATTACAAGATTTTTAAACTAAAAAACAGATACTAAAATATGGTTTACGTTCATATTTTAACCACACTTCCAGCCCTTAGAGAGTACGCTATTCCGGTAAAAACTACGAATAAAAAGATATCTAGTGTAAGTTTTAGTCTACCTAAAATAAAAACACTTAATTCTGCTTTGAGCACTATTAAAGAAGAGAACTTACTTAGGACTTGTAAATATAAAAAAACATTTGAAACTTACAGCAGACTTTCTAGCTTTTATAAAAATAACGATAATTTTAAAAACATAGTTAATAGCTTACCCCAAGACGATCCTGAGTTCCCTTTTTATGATAGTTCCTATTTCAATCAACCTAATCTGTATATAGACTTCAAGGAGAATTCAAGACTAGAATACTTATATGTATCTTTTATAATAGAGAAGAATATACTACCTTTTATAGAACTCAACGATGAGAACTGTAGTACAGTAGATCAATATTTAATTAACTTTTTACCTAATTTAGATTACCTGAACAAGTCTAAATTCTTTATTAAAGACTGTTCAGGTAAGGTTTTACATTCTGCTTAGCTTATTTTAATTGCTCCAAAATCCATTGTCTATAAGCAGAAACTTTAGCATATGCCGATGGGGTAAAGCGACTTGCGCAGCCATAGGTCCAGCTAACTACACCTATTTGATAAAGTTTGCCTCTATGTTTAGACAACAGGGGTCCTCCAGAATCTCCAAAACAGGAATCTACTCCATTATTAGCATAATCCTTTGTATTCAATTTTCCTGCACATATCATTGAGTCTTTATTAAAAAAACTACCCATTGTATTTTGACAACGAGTTTGATTCCATAAAGGTATATTCGCCTCTTGTAAATACTCTGGCATTTTTGAAATGCCTGTATAAATAGTGCCCCATCCGTACAATTTAACTTTTCTGGATTTTTTTAACACTTGTTTTGTGGCTAGTTTGGGTATAAACTTTGTATCTACTTCTGCTGGAGATCCTAAAGTTAAAACAGCAAAATCACCACTAAGGGTTTCTGAGGTAAATTCAGGGTGTGCTGATACTTTTATAACCTCTATATACTTCTGGCTTTTAAGGTTATTGCTTCCATAACCTATAGCTAATGCATCTGTTGTTTTCACACAATGTGCTGCTGTAAGTATGTGAGTCGTATCTAGGAAAGTCCCACCACAGGTAAAGTAAAAAGGTTGACCTTCTCCGCCGAACTGTCTATATAGCGATACCATAAATTTATTTTCTTCTGTGGCATTGAATCCATTTATTACTGTAGCATTTTGAGCAAATAAAATAGAAGGTAACAAGTAGGCAATAAAAGACAATATTAAAAAACGAAAATTTACCATAAATAGACCTTTGTAAAGATTTTGACAATTAAATTTTAATCAGCTACAATTAATTATATACAATTAATTAATTAAATGCTACAAAAAATGTATAGCTATTGGGAAAAAGCAGAATTCTTAGGAAAATCCGACTTTTGCATAATAGGCGCAGGTATAGTAGGACTAAATACTGCTATTTATTTAAAACAAAAGCTTCCAGATAAGAGAATTTTAGTGTTGGAGAGGGGTGTAATACCTGAAGGAGCTAGCTCTAGGAATGCTGGATTTGCTTGTTATGGTAGTCCTACCGAACTTATTATGGATTTAGAAACTCATACTGAATCTGAAGTTTTTGCTCTAGTTGAAAAAAGATGGCAAGGTTTACAACTACTCAGGAAAAACCTTGGTGATGTTAATATCGGTTATCAGCCTACTGGTGGGTTTGAAATATTTAACAAGAATGATAATGCCTGTTTAACCCGTTGCTTAGATTTTTTACCTTATCTAAACAAGCACTTAAAGGAAATAACTGGAGTAGATAACTGTTATAGTTATGTAAACAACACATTTGGATTTAACTACATAAACTCAATTATCTTAAATAAGGGTGAGGGTTTAATACACACAGGCAATATGATTAATTCTTTACTAAAAAAAGCTCTATCTTTAGGAATAGAAGTTTGGTTTAATATGGATGTCACCTCATTTAATAGCAACTCAAGTTTAATAAAATTAGAAATAGCCAATAACTTAAATTTAAAAACCAATAAGTTGATAATAACTACAAATGCTTTCTCTAATAGATTGATATCTGACTTAGACCTAAAACCAGCGCGAGCGCAGGTTTTAGTAACTGAAGAACTTGATAATATTCCTTTTTCTGGTGGCTTTCATTATGATAGAGGTTACTATTATTTTAGAAATATAAATAATAGAATTTTATTAGGTGGAGGAAGAAATTTAGACTTTAAAGCTGAGACTACTACTGATCTAAAAGTAACAAGTTTAATACAAAATAAACTAGAAGAACTTTTACATAAGGTTATATTACCAAACCGATCTTGTAAAATAGAACATAGATGGTCAGGAATAATGGGATTGGGTACTAAAAAGTACCCAATCGTAAAACAAGTAGAGCCTAATGTTTACTGTGCTATTCGTATGGGAGGTATGGGAGTAGCTTTAGGTTCGCTAACTGGGTTAGAGGTAGCCCAGTTAGCTATGAAAGACTAGGGTCTGAAAGAACCTGCTCTAAAAGCCGGATTTAGTCTACCGACTTCTTTTCCATCAGCAACTAGTTTACATACAGAATGTCCTTGAAGTTTTTTAGCTTTCTCTGCTATTACATAACCGTACTCACTAAAATAATATCTAGATTTATTATTTTCAAAAGGTAATCTATTTTCTGATTTTATAACTAATTTGTTATCAAGGGTTCTTAATTCAAAAAAAGCATTCATAGTAGGAGTAATAAGTACTGGCTTATAAGCTCTTGGTTCTGGGGGTGTTACATGTCTGTCTGCGTGACTTTTCCAAATAAAATCTTTAGGTATAGTTATTTTTTCTCCGGCGTTTGTAGCTAGAAATTGAATAGACTTTATAAGTTCCTGCGTTGGCCAAGCTTTACGATCCGGTCTTGGAGTTGTATCTTGAGTTGTCAATCTACCGTTGAAAGCAGGATGCCAAAAGAAGAAAACCTTAGCACTTTTAAACTTAGCTTTACGAGCTTCAACATCATCGTCAACACAAGATGAACCGTCATAAGAATAAGTGTATTCACCACGTCTAGGTGCATTTTCTTGAGTTCCGTGTATTTCGTTTAAAATTCTAGGACCTTGTATAAATTCTCCGCCGCCTTTATGCCACGGATTATTAACATAATTGACACCATCAGGTAAATGTTTTATTATCCTCTGAGCAAGAGCATTTGCTTGATCTTTTTTTAGTTTATGTTCTGTTGCTCCAGATACTAGCCACATTACTGAGGGATATTTATTCATTAAAGGTAAATATTCTTTTAGCGTATTTTCTGCTTTTGCAAAATCATCATTGCCAAAATTATGATCGTCTTCCCAAGCTAAGTTCAGCCTTATTAATGGACATTTACCGCTTTGAGCTAAAGCTTCTATAACTTTTTTAGGTGACCCAAAAAGAGATTCTTCAACAAAGAACCCGGCAGCCCAACCTTTTGGGTGAGATTTTAGGATAGTGTCCATATACTTAGCTCCGCCTAAATAATCCATACCGTACATCATATATTTACACCTCTAAAATTAATTATATCTTGTCTATAGTATATTTAAACTTTAGACTAAAAGGTGGCAGTTATTGATCTTCAGAGTTTAGTTGGCTTATAATTTGCTCAAGTACTGCTTTTATTTCTTTTAATTTTTCTAAGTCTGGTGATTCATCTAATGGGTGGGAAATAAAGATCTTTTTAAAATCAACTTTGTAAGGAGACTTATATAAGACTTGTGTTTTCTTTTTAGCACGGTACTCATTTAAGTTAATAACTTTATTCATTAAATCAAATGAAATATTTTATTTTATTAAGTAATGTCATTTTATCTTTATACTTCCTTAAAAGGTCTTGCTCTTCCCAAGATCCATTTAATATCTTTGAAAATCCAAAGTCATCACTATAAGGTTTTTTAAAAAAATAAGATTTTTTTAAATCATAATAAACTTTGCCATCTATAAGTACATTCATCTAAACACCTATTAAACCTATTGCGTTTAATTTAACAATTAACTCTTTAGTGTTGTAGTAATTTTCTATTATCTCATATCCTTTAATACGTGCGGCGGATAAAGATTCAACATTAACAATTAAAGATCCATCTTTATATATAACATCTTCTTTTAGATGTGAGTAATCTTTACCTTTTTCTGTTTTACCGAATGCATCTAATTCCTCTACACCATTGATCTCATAATGATGGGGACTGATTATTAGCCTATATAACGGCATAGCACTATTAGAACTCTATTAATCAATTAAAGTATTTTCGTATTCTTTTAATTTAACCATTACTTCCTCTGGGTAATCATACCCAATATTAAGAATACCATAAAAAGATATTACGGGCAAACTATAAGATACTACTATCCTATCAAGCTGTTGTAGTATAGTAATTAAATCTCTTAATGCTCTGGAAAATTCAATTTCTGGTATATCATTATACTTGCATATATAACTTACTTTATTGTGCGCCTTTTTAATTTTATTTAACAGGCTTCTAGATAAGGTATATCTTCTATGGAACTTACGTTGATAATTTTTAATTTCACCTAATACAAAAAGTAACTGTTCTTTATTTGTTGGCATTTTAATTTAAATTAAATATTTAGTTGTAGCTTTAAAAAAGTAATCACCCTTGATACAAACCACCTCTAAAAATGGGTTATAGTTTTTACTTTTCTTATTAACATAGTTCATATCTAATTTATATTCTCTTTGCTCTCCTTGTTTAAAACTCCAGTCATCGAATAAGCTAGCCTGAACTAAAAGTGCTTGTATTTTAGATTTACATAGAAGCTTTTGATTAACAATGTGATCTATTTCTTTTCCGTTGTATTTCTCACCCGCATACTTTATTTTTACACAACCAGTCCAAATTTGATTATATTTAACTGGATCTAGTTGTATAACTTTTCCATACCTTAGAGATGCAAAACTAACCTGATACTGTTCTCCACACCCGTGTAATGGTGTAATGGTGTAATGGTGTAATTAGACCTACACATGCTTTTGTTATGAATCAGAAATCTATTGTCTAACAATAACCACAATTAGCACAGAAACATCTAGAAATATCCTATTGTTTATAGTTTACAGGCTTGTATAAACTATCGGCACCAATATAAAAAGACTTTAGAGAATTTTATACCAGACAAATTTAATTTTACCAGAATCCCAAATTATTCTATAACTAGTGTTTTTTAGAACATTTTCAATTTCAGTTTTATTAAGATCATAACCCTCACCAAACAAATTAGGTAGTTGCTTTTTTTGATACTTTCTTCGATTTATTAATTTCTTTTTATCTGTATAGGAAAATCTAGGTGCTACTCTTCCAGCCTCTGCAAATCCTAAAATTTTATAAATATTTCCTATGGAATAGTTCAAATCAGCAAATGTAACGACGGTAGTTGGATTAAAACCTTTTACAAAGCCTTTAAATAGTTTTGAGGCTCCGCCCAATATCTGATAAAAACATAGGGATGCATATCTTACTAATTCATACTCACTGTCCTTTAATTTCTTAAAAGACATACAGGAGACTATTTTATTTTCAAAGTATAAGCCTAAATGTATATCCGCTTGTGCAAATCCGTACAAATGATTATTATTATAAAATTCTTTTACACTACTTATATCTGATTTAGGTATTATTGATAATGTTGTTTTTCTAGCATAAATTTTATTTTTAAAACCTAATAGCTTACCTTCTAAAATAGATTTCCAGATATTTTGCTTAATGTTGTCTTTCCATTGTAACTCTAAAATATGAAGCAGTTGAATATTATTATTTAAACAAGCTTTAGTTTTGTAATAATGTTTTAACTTTTCATTTTTATTTGGAATTTCTCTGTAGGAATGCCAATATATACCATTAACTTCTATTGCTAGTTTTTTACTAGGTATAAAAATATCTAACTCTATACCTTTTAACTCTGAACGGTCTCTGCTTTTTATAGAAACACCTAAAGTAGATATATACTTAGATATCTGTTTTTCTAGAAAAGAAGATTGAAAGTAACAAGTTTGTAAATTAAATTCCTTAAAAGATTTATTAATTATTGCAGAATCTAAATTTAAAATAGATGCAATTTCATCTTGTGATCTTTTTAATTTATAATGCTGTATTTCCAACCATTTCTTAAATTTTACTTTATTTTGTCTAAAACTTATAATCTTAGGGTTTAAGTGACTTTGTTGAAAGTTATCCCTATTATATTTTTTTCTACATGTTATTAAGTACTTTTGATAGCTAGATTTCGCATTAGCTGTTGCAGTTACACGAGCACGCTCTTTTTGTTCAGGTCGCTGACTTGGATTAGAGTAATTATATTTTTTTAAACAAGTAGTCCTTCTTTTAGAAACTATATTTTTTATCTCTAGTTCACTCTTTTTTGCCCAAGAATTTTTAATTTTATTTATAATTTTATTAGAATCTTTTTTCCATACCTCTTTACGCCTTACTTTAATTTTTGGTAAACTTAGTGCACACTCTACTCCGTATTTCTTTAAATTTGTTATTTTTACTTTTTCTTGAATAGCCTGCGAGCATAAAGGCGCGTGACCACCATACCTTTCCAAATTGGTTTTATTTATTTTTTTTCTAGTTTCTTCTTTTACTAAATTGATTTTTTTGACTTTTTCTGCTGCGATTTCTGGAACAAGCCAGTGATGTTTAACTCCGTACTTTTTTAAACAATTGTCTTCTTTTACAGACTGAACGTGTTTAACATTAAATGTACATTTTGTGGAGCAAAACTTACCATAGACTTTTTGACCGACATGCCACTTTAAATAGGATCCACATTCACATTTAGGATAATCTGTTAAATTATTTAAAATACACCATAGCCTAATTAGAAGTATTTCATTAGATTTTAAAAACCTAGTGGCGTTAAGAATTGCATTATACTCTTGTGGGTAATTCTTTAATAGATAATCATACCGGGTTCTGCCTTTTAGGTATTTTCCTGTAGACTTATCTAATAGCTGCGATTGTATAAAATCTTTAATTGTCATTAAATTGGTTCTTAGTGTATTAAATATTAATTATTTCAATATAAAATACACTAATTTTATAGGACTTACAAGAACAATCGAAAGATAATGTCTACTTTTTAACTAAAATCAAAAAACATCCTGTACACAATTGTAGAGTTTGCTCCAGTTTCGCTTGCACCAAGCTTAATTGCTGTGTAAATATAGTCGCTTATCATTTCACCTTTAGCAACTCCAATTACTTCAGAGGCTGAAGCAGTGTTAACTTCAGATAGATTGTCCTCAGTTGTTGCTAAATAAGCAGGAGGGGTGTCTGAAGCTAGGTCCGTAGAGCCGTCTACTCCAGTCTTCCATTGGCTACCGTTAGAAGAAGGGGTACCTTCTCCTACATTACCAAAGGCAAACTTTGTATCACTATTGCCTGCAAAGTGGTGTTGAGCAGATCCGTGTGAATTTAATCCGAACTTCGTATTTGAGAGCTTAGTAGCTCCTGAAATTAGTTCAAACCAAACAGCAGCTGTTGGGGAGTAAGTAGATACGGTGACAGAACCAAAGTTTAAAGTTGTGCCCCCTAAAACTGAAGGTTGAACTTGTGAGGCAATAATAGTAAATTTATCTCTAGCTGTTAATGAGCCTGAGTTACTAAATGCTATAGTTAATCCTGAATTACCAATTGCTGTTCCAGTAGTTTGAGTCGTAACAGGAGTTGTTACTTTATTTTCTCTCATAGCTGAAACTGTATACTGGGCTGAACCTACTGCAGCTGCTGCATTTAATCCTTGAGCATATTGTACTGCTGAGCAAGTTATAGAAATAGTATCTCCATTACCAAAAGGAGAATCTGAAAACTTAACTCTTAATCCTTTTGTACCAATCTCATAGTAGTAATCTGAATATAACAAATCAGTTTGAGTTGCAACGTTATCACCTAATGTACTTGTAACTGTAAACCTTGGAACATTTCCAGAGCCTGCATTTAATACAGCACCGTTAGTAGTATCCATTGTCATTGTATAAGTTTCATTAGACGTATGATTCCAAAAACCGTTAGTAGTTACTGCACCGGCATAAGTTCCAGAAACTACAGCTGAACCTATAGGATGACCCGTAGAAATTAAAACTTGATAGATCTCTGAAAACTGCCCAACATAAGTACCCCCTACTGTAACTGCCCCTGTATAAGCTCCGTTGTTAGTAGTTGCCGCTCCAGCAACAGTAGATGTATTTACTGGTCCTCCCGGTGCGTCTGCCATACCTAGTAGATGTAAACAGTTGTTTCCACCAAGACCAACGGAAGCCTGAGAGCTAGTTCCTAATTTACCTGAGTAGATTCTAACTTTATTATTTATATATCTGCAGCTAAAATAATCGTATTGGGTTCCTACTAATTGTTTAGCTTTAAACTCTATTTCTCTACAGACCATTCTAATATCTAAATTAGCACCAGGTGTTAAAGTGATTTGTTGTGACGAGTTACCATCTAGTGCAATGGTCATTTGATCTGATATACCAGCTGAAATGGTAATAACAGGGGCAGCTACATATGTACCTTGAACATAACCATAGGTTCCAGTTCCAGATATACCTGTAGTAGGCTCTGCTGTGTATGAGGTTTCTGCATCTGCATCAAAAAATACCCATCTTGCTGTTACCATTTGTTATGTACCTCTATCTGCTCAAAATTAATTATAAATTGTAACCCTAAATTTGCCGGAATAAGTAAACACATTGGGCTTATATACACATATGCAATTAATGTCCTGACAATCTCTCATATAAGGTCCTGGTAAATTAATGCCATTTTCATCCTTTAAAGCCGGAATTCCAACAGTAACACCTTCGTCAGTGCTGCATTCTAAAGATATAACTTTAGGACAATAACCTAAGTTATGATGAACTTCTACTGGTACCGTCTCATTTCCAGAAAAATTTAACCAAGCTGATTGAAAAACAACATTTACTGACATACAGGCTGTCCTCTTTAGGTTATAATAATACTATAACTGTAAAATAGTACAACTAGCCATTATTATCTTCTGATTCTATAGTAAAGCTCCAACTAAATTCTAATTTATTACCCGCAAAATCTTGTGCTTCTAGTACTAAGTTCATAGTCTTTCCATATTCAAAGAATGGATTATTAGACTCTATATAGCCTGATAATGTCATAGAATTAAATCCTTCTCCTACTATTTCTGCACTTAAGTCATAATTTGGAAAAGGTACAGTATATAAATTTGTAGAATAGTTTGAATATTTAGGTATACAGGATCGATTTGTAGTTAAAAAATCTACATCTATAATACTTTCATATGGTAATTTAACTCCTGATACACATACTTCATATCCCCACAGTAATTCTCTGCTAAAATTTCTAAATACAAACTCAGTTCTTGGTGTGTAAGTTGCATTTAAATCTATTAAATCTTTTGAACTTGTGATGCTTGCTATTAAATCTAGTAGAAATATATTAGGTATAATTTCCGCTGTCAAATCGTAATTACCTCCTGGTTCAAGTCCAACAATTTGAGCATTTAAATCAAACTGAGATCCTAGTGGTAGTTCTAATCCTTCTGCCTGTATATAAAAATTTAGCAAGGTGGACATTTCATAATCTGGATTTAATTGAAAATAAACCCTATAATAGGAATCTGATCCTGATATTGGTACAAAAGTACTTGGTATAATTTGCCCATTCTTTATAACTCTTGATTCTGGTCTAGCTATTCCAGTTCCTGAGGTGTTTATATAGTCTACAAAGAATTGGGTTGGGGTTTCTGAGTTATATAAATCTGCCACATCAAAGGGTATAAAGTTATCTTCTGAGAATATGTGTAATCCTGATACTACTAAATATGAGTTAACTTCTGTTGTAAAATTAAATGACCCCGAAAATGTATTTGATGGATTAAATAGGTCTCCTACACTTATGTCAACATTTACTAATTGACCAAATTCTAAAAACGCATTGGGTTTTATAATAACCTCTAGTTCTCTGTTATCAGGTGAGCTGTTAAACTCATAAGTAGCATATGTTGTGTTTAAGTCTAGTCCAGATACTACAACTTCTGAATCTACACTTATTTTTAGAGTATTTATATCTATTCCTGTATGATCATCTTTAATATTAAAAACTATGTTAGTATTTACGTTATTACCTGTTGATAGGTTTACAGGGTAGGTATCTACTATATAAGGTGCATTTATATCTGGTGCGCCCGAAATAATTACAAGTAAGTCCTCTGTATCCCACACACCATAACTATAAAAGAATGATCCACTGTTACTTAAAACATCTATTGCACTTCCTGATACAATTACCTCTGAACCAAAAGGAAATCCACTCGGATTAGTGTATAAAAAATCAAACTCCCTTAAACTTACCTGAGTTAAAAAAGTATTTGGATGAATAATATTCCCATTTTGTATAAACTGTGTACTATTAATGAAAATATTTATAGAGGAAGTTGTTATACTTGTTGTAGCATTGTCCTGTATTCTGAAGTACAAGTCCTGAAAAGGATCATTCATAAAAGATCCAGATATAGGGCTTGTATTGATTATAGCAGGAGGTAAGTCGTCTATTTGAGTAAGCTGACCTGTTGTAGTAATAGAATTTGGCGCGGTGAGTGTAAAGCTAACAGCTTCTCTTATTTTTGAACTTACTGGACCGTTGTACTCTAATAAATTAGGACTATTAAGGGCTACTACACTGTAAGCATAAAGTAAATCTAATGTGGTTTTAGTAACCTTCTCTTCTTCTAAGCTTATTAAAAAAGATCCTTGTACTAAATCTGGGCTTTGAAGATTAAGTATATTACTTGATACTTTTTCGGAACCTATAAATAAGGTTTGGTCAGTTACTACATCATTTAAGGTCAATAAAGAAAAAAGATTATTATTTGTAGTTTTATTTATTACATTAAGTGTAGTAGTTGAGTTTATATTAACATCCTCTAAAGTAAACTGAGAATTATTTACCTCACTTTTGGGACTTACACCGCAAGATATAAAAGACCTTACTAAAGGAAACCCAATACTAAACTGGGTAGAAGTTACAATCGGCATAACTAGTTAGATATTGTACCACGAATGGTAACATTACCAGGTGTAGTACCTACTGAGTAAGTAGTTTGAGATATACCACTAGTGTTTGTATTTGAATTAGCAGGGTTTATAACTCCATCCCCAAGAGTTATGTCATAGTTAACTGTTATAGCGTTAAGAGGATCCCCCCAAGCACTTATAACTTCAGTTACGACAGTAGAGGTTTCGGATGTACCTGCTCTAAGGCTAGTATCTAGTAAATTTAATCCTGCAAAAGCTGGTACAGTTTTATCTATACTGTAACTACCTATTCTAAAATTATTACCAGATTGGGAAGCTATATATAAAGTGTTATGATCATTGCCGTGCAGGTAAAAAGAACACTTTTCTCCTTTTTCACTCAAGATTACTGATTTGCTATTCCAAGAAGGAACATCAAGAAAAAGTTGCCTAGTAGATATTGAAGGACTTGATCCTGTTATGGTTAGTGTACCTACTTGAATTTCATTTATGATATCCGAGTAATCTAAAAACTGTAAGAATCCTCCAAATGTTCTATTAAAACATAAGTCTTGAATAGATCCCGTAAAGAGTCCAGATGATGGATAAATATTTGCATAAGGGGCAGTATATGTACCTGAAGAAGGAAAAGCATTACCACTTATTGGTATTTTATAAATATCACTATGTATTTTTATATAAGCATTAAATGATTCATCTACTGCTAAATTAGAGTTTTTACCTACAAGTGTTAGTGCAGAATCTACTATAAAAACTCCTGTATCAGTATACACATCAGACGTAACTTTATATCCTAGATTGTTTATAATTGTACTTGTGTTTCTAGCTTTAAAATCTATTTCATTAATTTTTATACCTGAAAATCCTATTGCCGGAACATCAGTAGAGAAAGCAATATCTAAAGCTCCTGTTTGCTGAACTTGTAAACTAAAGTTAGAAAAATATACTGGAGTTGGAAAGAAAGTTCCACTAGGATTGGCTATGTAATAAACATCAGGGTGTAAGGTAAAATACTTAGATCCGCTTGTTACTGCGTCTGCAAAGTTATATTCAATATTAAAACCACTACTGCCGCTTACTGTTAAATGCGTACCACTAGTAGTTGTAATCTCTAAATTGCCTTGTCCAGATGTTACTGGTGTAGTTTGATAATAAACTTGAAAATTTAATGGTACTCCTGATCCTGCCGCCGAAAAAAATCTAGGCTCACTTATATATGTAAATAAGTCATCTACATTGTAGGGTCTTCTAATACCACTAGGACTTAATACTAATCCTGTATTAGTTTTTGAATAGTTTGTAGAACCTTCATTATGGTATAATATTAGACTTTCTACATAATTTGTATTATCTATGCCTGATATTGTAATATCGATCCAGCCTGTACTAGTTACATCTTTATAAAGATTGCTTATAGGTGCTCCTACTCCACTAACTGTATTATGCAAACTAGTAAATCTTAAATCAAAATTATTAAAATAACCAATTCCACCGCCACTTACAATAGGACGAGAATTATTAAAATATCCCCCTGAAACTGCCATAGACACTAAATAAGTACCGCTTGTGTTAGTAACAACACCTTCTCTATAAGTTAACGAATTGTTTATTGAAGGTTCAGTGCTCCTCTCAGACAAGAAGAGTCCATAGATAGAACTACTAGGAGTAGGAATAGCGCTATAATCTATTGAAGCGGAGCGATCATACGTAGAGGGGACTGCTCCGGAAGTTCTAATAATTGCTAGATCCAAACCGTTAGCTGCTGAAACACCGGGAACAGTTTGCGTATTAAAAAAGGTAGGCGCTCCACTAAAATTAATCCTGCCAAGACTGCTATCAAGGTTGAATACTCCAAATCCTAAAAAAGCAGAATTATTTTGATAAATGCCCCATATAGATTTAAAACTGTTAAAACCTGATGTAACAAGTGGTTGATTAAAGTCTGGTAAATAAGTACTATTAAATCTTAAATCTTTAATAAAATCATCGTAATAACTACCGTCTCTGTAAAAGATATCAGTGTCGCTGAAAGTACTAACAAAACTTGCTGAATATAACTTATTGTTCAACTTATCATAAGCTATATCAAACAAGTAAGGTTCAGATTTAATATAACTTGCTGCGGATAAACCGTTTGTTTGAAAATAGAATAAATTACCGCTAAGTGCTATTAAATTAGCACCTGTGTGTATTACTTTTTTAGCATTAGTTAATTTGAGATAATTACTATCACCACTAATAGTTGTATCTATAGGTAAAATATCCCCTGGAAGTAATACCATTAATCAGATACCTCTATTTGAATTTGCACAGGACCTGCGACAGTACCTGCAGTGTATAAAGATGTTGCTATTCCACTTATATTAGTATTAACGACTAGTGGGTTTAGTACACCATCTCCTTGTGTTATTAGGAAATTTACTTGTTTATTATTTAAAGGTTCTCCCCATACATTTATGGCACTAGCGTATACATTGGAAGATGCTCCTGTTCCTGCTCTGAGACTTACATCCTCTAAATTGACGGCGGCAAAACCGGTAGATAACGAATCAACGTTATAACTGGACAGCACTGATCTATTTATTCCGGTATCTGTAGTTACGAGATATAATGTATTATGGTCAAGCTCGTTATAAAAAAAGGATGAGTCGGAAGTACCGCTCATTGAGGACCGGTTAGATGTTGAAGCAGGTGCTAAAAACAATTGCCTGTCTTTGTAGGTAGGCGAGTTTCCAGAAGTTACTGCCCAGGTCTCCAGTATAACTTCATCTACCGAAGGTTTATATTCAAAAAGCCCTATAAAGTGTGAATCTTTTCTACTATAAATTAAAGAACCTGCTGACTGATTAATGCCACTAGTTAGTAGGTTTATGTTTAAATCTGACTCAGTATACCCAGATACGGACGGAAAAAGAGATCCGGAGGCTGGCAGGTCGTAGATCCCTTGATCTACACGCAGGTATACCTTGGCATAATCTGTTACTACTAGTTCCACTCTAGGTAGTATACTAGAAAAGTTAGAAGTTAAACCAGATATTACATTTAAATAGTTAAGTACATTGGTTACTACTACTCCTGCTGCAGTTACTTGTTCTACTATTACTCCAATAATATTAGAACCACTTGTAGCCGCCCGTGCGGTGTAATACTTATTGTTATTAAAAGCCACGTCAAAAATATAATCATTAGCTGCTATATAGGCAGCTGTTTGTACACCATTTGTCTGGTAATAATAAAAACTAGGATTTAAGCTAGAAGATAGATCAGCTACAAGATAGTTACTGCCGTCGTGCAGAACTCTCTTTGCAGTAGTAGGTTTTAAATCTCCGGATGGAAAAGTTACCCCAGTACTTAATGGAATTACGTCGCCTTGAATTAACATTATTTTGTTCTATACACCTTTGGCTTTAATACAAAAAACGTATCTTTTCCATTTAATGAAAATGTAGATTTATCAATTTTAATTCCATTTTCTTGACCTAGAGCTGTTAAGCATATAGATGAGTCAATAGGGACTAATACTTGACATTCCTTAGGATACTTATTAATAAATAGTACGTCAGACCCCTCAGAGGTTCTGAAGTCCCATACAGTGTTTAATAGGTTTCCTGCATAATCTGCTACTCTTAAATTTATATCTATATCCTTATCATTTAAATATTTACACTTAGTATTATAAACTATCTGATAAGTCTTATTTCCTAGACTTATAATTTCGGGGACGACCTTAATACCCTCAACATACATTTCTAAAGAATTAAAATCTATATCTGTTTGATTGTCCTGTATTATAGCATAAATTACCGTATCTTGACTATTAGCTAGTGAGTTATTTGCTGGAAACACCTCTATAAGTACTGGCGCAATAAAATCATCTACTATTCCAAATGTATACTCTGTTGTAACAGTGTTAGGAGGTCCGTCAGTGTCTTGTATTTCTATGTATACTGATACTGTAGACCCATACTCAAAATCAACTGTAGGGTTATATACAAGCTCCAGACCACCTCCAAAAGGAGTGATCGATAGTTGGTCTGTTATATCAATACCATTTACTTTAAAAACTAAAGTATTAGTATTTAAAGGTATATTTCCTATGCCTATAATTCTTACTAGAATATTAGTATCTACTGGGTTTTTTATGCTAAAGGGCTTTGGAAGAGCAAATAGCAAATAAATATACTGATTTAAAGTTATTTCTTCTATTAATGGAGGCTTCTGATCTATAAATGACTTTTCAACTATTGTAGCAGTCTGATTAATAAAAGTCTTACTTAAATAAGTATACTGGTCAATAAAGGTGCTAAATTGTATAGACTGTACCTGATCAATAAATGTAACAGTAGATAAATCACTAGATTGCACTAGTTCAAGGTCTGATGTTAATGTTTTTTGCTCCAACGGCGCTTTGGAAATAAGATCCCCTTTTTGCTCAATATAATTAGAATTATCTATAAATGCTAACTGCTCTACTGGAAATTTAAAGGGTATTTGAGATAATACATCCCTAACTGTAATAGAAACCAGATCAGATACTAAGGGTATTCCTGAGTTATAACTGGTGATACCTTGTCCTGATGTGTTTGTAGTTATGGTAGTAAGACCTGCTGTAATAAAGCCATAAATATTGTCATCAGATACAGTTAAGTTCCTTAAAAATACGGGTATATTATATTGGTCTAATGCCGTAACTATAAAGTTACATGACTTGTTATCTCCTAACAAAACAGAGTTTGTTGTCCGGTCTACAGATATGGATTTAAAATTAGGCGCTAAAAACTCTTCTTCTATCTGATACCTGCTATTAGCCCCGACTTCATCCACAAATTGATCAGCTAAAGTATTAAAACTAGTTTTTTCTGTCTGAAGCTTTTGAACTGAGATATTTGAAATGATCATATCATACACTTTGATAATATCATTTTTATTAGATTTTATATTATTCAGCAACAGGCTATTATTAAATCCAATGTTGGCACCTATGGGTTTATATTGATATAATTGTGAATTCCTAGAAAACCACAAATACCCATTATAAGAAGATGCAGCAGAAACCTGTGACCATTTATTACTATTAGATTCTGCAATAATAGAACCAGTAAATTGGTCTATAATTATTAAAGACCCTCCATTAGGGTCTATGCCTGCAAAATTATTAAAGATATACATATTCTTTCTGTATATAACTTCGTCTCCCACTCCAAAGGCATATAGTGTTGGTCTGTTTAATGTTATTGTATTACCTGAAATGCCTATTACAGTAAATGCCTCTCTTTTACCTAGGTTAGCAGTAGATGGACCTAAGTAAATACTATCAAATATTGATATGTCTGTAACAGATGTTATATTTACAGTAGTAGCTCCTACAGATACTGGATTTTGTAAAACTGTATTATAAATATGTATTGCAAAAGCCTCTGATGAATAAGTCCTTGAAAAGGTATTATTTAAAATAATCTCATTTTGTGCGCCAAATAATTTTTGTAATAGAGTACCAGTAGAGTTTAGTACCCACTTATTTATAAGAATACCAGTAGAAGTCTTACTTAAAGTGTAAAAGTAATAACCATCATACTCTAGTTCTAGTATTTCATTTTGTACGTTAGTATCTATTGGTATTGTGTTTACAACACTTCCTCCGGGATTAGTTTTAACAATTAAGCTGTCAGAGGTGTGATCTATGGTGTATACTCTGCCAGAATCTGGACCATTTGATACATTTTGGTATAGAATATTTACGTTATCAAAAGCCAAGAGTCTAGGCTCCCTTAGTCTGAGCAGTAATAGTTACTAAAGCTGCTGTATCTCCGGAAGTGTATAAGGTAGTAGTTACTCCACTGACTGTATTGCTAGTAGTAGGGCTTACAAACCCTGGAGTAGGTCCTGCTGTATGATCGTCAGAAAACTGTACAGAGACAGTACCAACCGGCTGGTCAAACTGATCTCTTACAGTAGCTGTAATTGTAGAGGTAGACACAGCATCTGCACTAATTATAGCTGGGTCCGCAGTTAGAGAAATGCTTTGAGGTATTCTAGTCAGGGTACTTAATTGATAATTATATTGGGTTCCCCAGTCTTCTGTTGCAATAGTACCATTAGTATTAAATGTAGCTTTCTGTTGTAGTCTAAACAGTGTATTATTTTGACTAGTTATTTCGTATACTGGTATTGTAGTGGTATTAACTTCTTGATTGTTTTGGGCGGCACTTTTAACATTATTTAAAAAATTAGAGTTTGTATCCTTGGTCTCTAAAAATAGTAAATTGGTTTCAACCATATAAACTAGATAATCTCTATTATCTTGTGGATCTTTTAAGTAATGAGCTGCTGTAGAAGATTTAAATTGTGTTCCTATGTCTCTTTGAACAACAGTTGGTAAGCTATCGTGAATATTAAAACTCAATAATGCTCCATTGCCTCCGCTAGCAAAACTCTCATTCTGTCTATATTTATTAAATATCCAAATACGTTTAGACCAACAAAGATTGTCAGTTATATTATAAGTATATTGAAGGTTTGATGTTAAATTTACCTGGTTTCCAGGTCCTGTACTAGCTACTATAACTTGTTCAGTTCTTCCCTCAAATCCAGCAAAGGTAGAAGGTCCTAGAAATAATCTATTACCAGCCTCTATCCTATCAAAAGAGGATCCTGATACTAGGATATTATTATTTCCAGATGAAGCTACAGTTTGCAAGTCTGCGTGAAAATGTTCTACTGAAAAAGTACTTGTATCAAAAATAAAATTAGACAATCCACTGGACAATGTATAAGTTCTATCCAGTTGCAGTATAAAATCATCTATACCCCACCTTTTGATTAGTATAGACCCTGTATTAGTATTCTCTAAAGTCCAAAACCACCTTCCATCGTGCTCTAGGGCAGCTACTGAGTACTGTGTTGTAGAATCAAGTGCATAAGAGTATGCATTAGAACCGTCATCAGTCTTTTTATATAATACGTCTGCATTATCTGGAATATGATAAAAATAACCATCGACTCTGGTTACATTGGGTTTAGTTAGTCTTAGATTCTCTTTTGCCATGTAAATTACTCAGTATATAAAGGCGTATATGGTATACTTACACTGGCATTTCCCCTTTGCCCTAATTGAAAGAATACTGCATTTCCAATACTAGTTACTTCTCCGTTTACTGACTCGTCTGCATTACCTATACCTGGAAATCCGGCATTTACTTGGATATTTAAACCGTCTACTGCAGTTAGATTGTCAAATGTGACTCCTGTTATATTAGGCGATACGGCTTGTCCTGTGCTAACCCCTCTGAGCATTATAGGGGGATTAAAGGACGCTGGCTGTCCTTGTACCTCTAAAATTGGTTTACTAACTAGTGTCCAACTTTGGGTTCCAAAACCATCAACTTCTTTGCTATAACTGTAGGACGTAACAAAAAAAGATCCTGCTATATTTCCTGGGTTGGAGCCTATACAGTTTCCTGGTGTGACGCTAAAATTAACAGTACTTGCATCTACACAAGATGTGCTTACCGGCAATGCTAAAGAATAACCCCTGCCCGATCCAGCATAATTAGTGACATTTATTTGCGTTTGAGTAGTTATTATTTTAAAGTACGGGTTAGGGCTACCTAGTACATAGTTAGATTGAATACTAGGTTGTTGTGATACAGAAACTGATAGTACTCCCTGAAGAGGGGAAACAAGTGTTGCAGTTCCGATTATAAATGCCATACCTTTAATTACCCTTCCATATAATCTTTTTAATTATATAGTACATAAGCATACGGGAAAGCCTAAGCCTTCCCGTATGCTTTGATTACCACTATTTATAAAATAGTGGTAATTTACTTAATTATGACCAGATTGAAAGAGGGGTTCTCTTCCAGCTATCTGTGCCAACTGCGATATATAGATAATCGTCTGACCATCTAAGTTCTCCTTCTACACCAGAAGCAGATATTGAAGCAGGTTCTGCTCCAGAAGCTGTAGCTAGTCCGTTAGAGGCAGTAGTGAATCCAGTAAATGTCTTATCTCCTGCTACACTTTGGTTTGTAGTAGTTTTAACAATACCACTTAGGGCTATTGTAACTTCGTTAGCACCTGCGCCTGAAGTAACTACAAATAAGTCAGCATCAAAGTCAAATGTTTGAACCGCACCATTAACTGTTACGTTACCTTCTTGTACAATAACTGTAGCTGCAGATACTTGAGAATCTACATACTGCTTAGTTACTGCGTGTCCGGAAGCCGTAGGATCTGCGTGTAGAGTTAGGAATCCAGTCATTGTATCGCCAGAAACATTTACGAACTGTCCTTCAGCGAAACCTGAGTAAGTTGCAATAGAGCTGGTTGTGAACGAGTTTGCTGTAGCAACTGCGTCTCCAGAAATAGTTACAATCTCAGTAGTGTCGATAAAGTGACCTTCAGCGTATCCAGAGTAAGCTAGTAGATCAGCGCTGCTTGCTACACCTGTTAGGGTTATAACGGCTTCGCCTACACCAGAAGTTACGTTAAAGAATACTGCTCCAAAATCTAGTGAAGTTACAGAAGAGTTAACGCTTACGTTATCTTGTTGTACACCTAGAGTCAAGGAAGAAGCTAGATAACTAGAAGCTGCTAAAAGTTCAGAAGCATAAACAATATTATCAATAGCGTTGATAGTAGAACCGCTATCAGCTGTGAATCCAGTAGCCCAATGATCAGTGCTTTCATTCCAAAATAAAATAGAACCAGAAGAGGTTCCTCTTTCTACATAGAACCCTGCGTTAAGAGTAGGAGTTCCACTTGCATTTGTGTTTAGTCCAATAATGTTATCTTCAACCAATAGTGTTTCAGAAACAAGCAGACTTACGCCGCTTACTAGTGTAACGCTACCGTTAAATACGGTCTCCCCTTGGAAAGTTTTATTTCCAAAAATCTCTTGGTTGGTGTTAGTGGTTACTAGTCCGGACACACCAACATTAGCTTCGCCTGTTGGAGATTCAGATACAGTTAAGTATTCACCAAAATCAATTGTACCAACGTTGAAAGTACCAGCGTCGTCTTTTTTAACAGAGAGTGGAGTAGAAGATCCACTGATTGTAAAAGCAGCGTTAGTTTTACTAACACTAATCCCACCTGTTCCTGTAATTGTCAAATTGTCTTCTGTAAAGTTACCAGAAGCTACTCTATCTATACGTAGAGATCCGTCTGCTAATGTAATTGGCATCGTATTTACCCCAAAATTTTATCTGTTTATAAACGTGATTGTTATTTAATTATATAATTAATCAAATATTTATTTTTTCATAATAAATATCCAACATACAAAGAGTATAGTATAATATAAGTCTTTATACAAGTTTTTATTTAATTAAATCATATATTTATATGATTTAAATTAGAGGTGCTCCGCAAACTATACACTCTTTAGATGTATTTCTTGTAAAGCAAGTTTTACAGGTTCTTACTAAAGTACCTGCTGGTATTCTACTACTTTTTACAAAACTTTTAGGCAGAGGTACTGTATTATTTGTAGTACTTTCACCGTTGATAATTATTTTTTTATTTTTATTACAACAAGACATATCTTACCTCCTCTTAATTATTCTATTTCCCCTATCGCTGTAATCCTATGATCGTAATAATCTGTACCAGATAAAGGCTCGCTTTGAATATTAATTATATAGCCATAAAAAGTGCTTGAACCTAATGGTAATGAAAAATGACCTATATCTCCAGATAATTTATTTTTGCTAGTAAGCACAAAACTTAAAGTGGCTAAACCTTGGTTATTTAAGGATACTGTTATGCTATTTGGATCTAATATATTATCTGGATTTTTATCGCTGCTTTTTTCAACACACTCGGTTTCCCCATCATCGCAGGGATTTGAATTGTTTCCAGTAATTGAATTTGTTTTTGGGGTTCCATTTGAACCGTCAGCATATTCTGTAGGCTTATATGCTATAGATGCACTAAATATTAAATCTCCATTCACATTACCTTGTGCTTTGAAGTCGGCGGATACATAAGCATTGTCTTCAAAAGATCTTAAACACGCATCTTTTGAGAGCAGGACTTGTTCAGTAGCAGGACAGTTAAGTATTTCCTGAGTAGAATACCCAAAAGAATATACTACTAAACCATTAGCGCTAGCATTACCTTCACACATTTTAGGTAAAGGTTTTCCTATTCTATCTCTTCTTATGAATACCATCTTTAAAATCCAGCATCATTTAAATTAAATATATCAGCAGCAGATACAATAGATGGTGAATTATTTATATTATCTACATTAATTCCACCGTTGGTACCATTACCTAGTCCGGCATTATTTTTTGCGCCATTTTTAATAAATTGAAAATTATATGAAACAGTAGCAGGCTGAGTTGGAAAATTTACACTATAATTAAAACCTACTAGAAAACAACACCCAAAATTAAATACTGTATAAAAATTATCTTTAGATGGCATCTCTACAGAAATAGGACCTCCTGTGAATTTAAATGAACTTCCTACATCTACACCTAATCTAGTACCTAAAGAAATACCATTTATATTTTGTAATCTTCTTTCTTCTGTTGAGAATGCGACATTATCTATAGTTGCTACAGAGCCAATGTCTCCTGTAAACTGTACACTAGCATTATCTTCTGGTATTAAATAAGTTGAATCACTAAAATAGTCTTGTTTTTGAATAACATTTTGAGAAGCCTGTATTGTACCTTCACACCTTATATTATTCCAAGGATCTTGTCCTGCGTTAAAAGCATAAGCAGTAAGAGTTATATTACCAATAATAGGACCTTTTATAGTTTTTTTACTGCTACTCCCAGAGCCACCGCCACTGCCACCGTTTGAACCGGGGCTAATTGAACCTACTGGTCCTGCAAAAACTTGATTTGGTGTAAAGCCTGCTTGTCCACCACCTCCTGATAATTTTCCACAATCACTAGTATCGACTGTTTTAAAGTTACCTCTAGTAGAGAGACTAATAGATATGACTCCTTCTATATTTCCACAATTTGCTGGCTCACATCTTATACAAAATGGCATATAATTTAAATAGTATAATTAGTTACTTACTGGAAAAGACGGCAAAAGCAGGTCCTCCGCCCCTTTCGCTTAAATCCAATTTTTCGTGAGTATGTAGACCCAAACCACCTCCTCCACCAGGCGGTCCAACTTTAGGCATAGGATCTGCTAAGGCTATTGTAGGGTGAATGCTACTTATAGTGTTACTTTGACCTGCGGATAAAAGGTTATTCATTTCTCTAAAATTAGGACTATTAGATACCACACTAATCGGAGAAAAAGTTCTGTCAATATCGTATAAACTCGGAGGATCGTCAAAACCTAGAAAAGCACGTTCTTCTATATTTGTTATCATAGCTATAGGACCTATGCCGTTTAATTTCTGTCTTCTAGTGATTCTTTTATTTCTGAGTTTATAAAGTTCATCTTCTGCGGTTATATTTAATATAACATTTCCTGCACAATCTCCCGATGCCGCCGAATTTATACTTACAATTATTCCTCTAAAGACATTTTGAGATTGAAATCTAATTAGTATGCCACCTCCTGATAATCCTAGTGCTAACTTTTCTGTAGAATCTGAAATCTTTAAAGATACACTTGCTTTGCTCACTTGTCCTCTTGATCTTTTTACACCTGCTGATAAAACATTAGGTGTAGATACTATCAGATCTCCAAGTTTTACTTCACATAATGCAGGTGTATATATAAAAGTATCTGCCATATATTTTATGTCTCAATGGGACTGTTTAATATCCTCACTTCCACACTATCTCCAGGGTATAATGGTCTAGTAAGTGTATTTAAAGCTTCCATCTGACCAAACCCATCGACTTGAACAATAAACTGACCTGCTGAATTATTTCCCGCAACTATTACACCCCTGCGTGTTAATGTTTCTGTTCTTTTAACATACTGGGAGTCATTAAAAGATTGTACTGAATAATACTTAGCTCCTGTAGTAATGCTAGTCGTAAAAGAGTTTTGATCTGAATATGTGTGTTCTATAGAAAGTACTACACTATTGTCTAGTAAATTTCCAGGCATTATTGTGTAACCACCTGTAGTATAAGTTTTAGTTATAGTTTTACCTTCTTGTTCTGAGTTTACAGAATCAAATAGTGCTCTAGAAAACTCTGCTGCGCCTGCTCCTTCAAATATAGGCAAAGTTATATCTATAATACTACCTTCCATAGAATCTAAAACAGAATCTACCACTGTAGGATTTGTTTCTTCATCGTAAGGTCTAGGTACGTCAATTAATGTACCATTTACTGCTATGGAAAGTGGTTTTGATTGCACTACGATAGGAGTCATATAAATACCCTGAGTGGCTATAGCAGCAGCTTGTAAAAGAAGATTTGAATTTTCTGATTTTAGTGAAATAGAAGGTCTTTGGACTGTATAACTAAAAAGTAGACTAGTTGCGAGTTCATATCCAAAACTAGTACCTAATCCTTCGACTAGATCAGCTGGAAAAGCTCCTATAGCAAAGGCATCTCCGTTTAATGAGAGCCCTTCTCTTCCACCTCTAGTATTTACAGCTATTGCGTCGCTAAAACTCTCAACTCCAGGTCCACTGCTTCTAAAAGTATATAAATTAGATCTTATAAGTGGGTCTAAAGCCCTTCTGGAAATATCATTGCCAGTGCCTCTTGCTATAAGTACCTGTACCGAACCGGGAGCCGATCCTGGCAGTAAGAACCAATTTTGTCCTCGTGATAATTCATTTAGTCCATACTCTGGCGCAAGTAATACAAAATAATCATTTTCTGTATAAGTGAAACCCGCTGTGATACCTCCAGCTGCTATAATAGAAGGTCCGTCTTGGATATCAAGTATTGGTGCTCCAATTGCGGTAATTCCACCTATATCTACAATATTTGCGCCTGCAGATATTGTCCTTTGCGAAGTAAAACCTCCAAGATAGTCTATATATAAATTTCTGGGAGTAGTGGCGCTTAGACTAAAACTAACACCTCCAGGTATGGGTGGCAGATGCATCTGATACCCAATTAATGATTCCCAATCATCCCTTCTTACTGCGAATTGAAGTTGATTTTGAATTACTGAATCCTGGGGTGAATTATTAAATTCAACCCACAAACTTTCATATAGATTAGATTGCTTATTCCAAGGTACTGGAAAACCACTTAATGGGTACTGTGGATGGATTCCCAGTGCTCCGTTTGTAGCGTTAACACTTGGCTTACTATACTTTATAGGTAATGGTTCTCTTCCTCTAACTACTACATAATCAGTTTTTGGAGAATTCTCGTCTGTAGCTTGTTCTGCTATACACGTTCCGGTCATCTCAACTGTATCAAAACCTACTTTAACTGCCTGTATAGTACCATCTGGATCAGAGTACACTTCTGTTAAATTTAAAGGATCGGCTGCTAATAAAGATAACCTTAACATAGTAAAGGCATCTTGTGATTTTATATCATATCCTGCTAACCCGTGACCTTCGGTTACATTATGTGTAATGCCAAATTTACTCAGAATAAAAGAAGCCAATGATGTTTTAGGTATTAAATTACCTTCAAAAGATACGTTGTTTGTACCCCAAGAAGGAAAAGATGAATTTTGTAATCCTGTAAAGTTGGATCCCTGTGCCACTTTCTATTAGTATCCGTTAAAGTTTAATGCAGCTTGTGTAACCCTAGCCTGTACAGAATTAACCTGAGTTTCTACTTGATCTGCTTTTTGCTGTGCCAGTCCTGCTAATGATAAAGCTATTTTAGAATCGTTACTTGTACTTTCAATAGAAGATTTAACTAAATTTAGCTCTTGACTAACTGAATTAGTTTTTGAGTCTATTGCATTGATTCCACTGGTTATTTTAGCATCTAATTCAGATCTAATCAATTCTATTTTATCTTTGGTGTTATTTTCAACGCCGTTTATTACATCACTTAATTCACCTAGCTTCTGCTCAGAACTAACTCTAATTACATTGGCTTGCTCTACTACTGCATCTATTGCTGGGGCAAGTAATGCTTGTATTCTAGCTTCTATATCATTTAATTGTCCACCTGTTGTAGAGTTTGTTTTATTACTATTTAAAGCTTCTATTAGACTTGAGAAGCTAGACTTTAAATCGGATACTGACTCTTTAAAACTGTCTGAAAAAGAAGATGAAGCTCTTTCAACCCCATCTTTTACGGCAGTAGATATATCAGACACATTAGTTACTTCTAAACCCGTTTGAGTTTGTTTTGTTTGTGTTTGAATATTCTCATTAATATTTTTTAATTCTTTTCCTGTTCTATCCGAGCCACTTAAAGTACTGTCTGTAGACATAATTTTAGATAAATCTTTAACATTATTCATACTTCGTTCGTTACTGTACATAGCGTTTAAAGATATTTTATCTTCTTTGTTGACTTCATCCAACCCACTTACATACTCTTGTCCTCCAAAAAGACTATTAAATAACCCAGAGTCTCTAGCTGAAGGCATTCCTAAGCTTTCTAATAACAAAGATGTGGGTGTATTAGAAGTCAATTGACTCTTTAAAGCGTCTGTGGAAGTCTGATTACTTGCAATCTGCAAAGCAAACCTATCTGCTTCTGATTTTGGTGAAGGTACATTTGTACCAAGCATTGAATTTGAAAGACTTCTAAAAGTGTCATTATTAAATAATGGGGCTACCACATTAGTAATACCTGCAGAAGCGGAATTGAACGCATCGACTGGGGCATCTACTAATCCAAGTGTGTTTAAAGCCTTTCCTGCAAACCCCAAACCTCTACTTAACATACCAATAGGTTTTGGTGAACTCTGTACTAAATTTTCTACTGATGTTAACCCTCCTGGTAATCTACTAGTAACATTAACAGGGGCTGTTAGAGCTTCAACTGTTGTAGGTACCGCTGAAGGATTTAATAAATGTTCTAAAGGTCGTCTATACTTAGCGTACTCGTTTGCTGATGATAGACTACTAGAAGAGGGTGAAGCATAACTTAATGGGTTTGTTATAACAGGCTCCACTGAACTTAAAGTTTTTAAATAATCCGGAATATTTGCTTGAAAAGTAGGAAAAGGTATTTTACCTTGAGTCTTGGCTATGGCACTAGCCATGCCTCCTTCATTACGTATTTTGTTAGCTACAGTAACATTAGGACTATTTAAATATTTTGAGTATTCATCTTGAAGTTTATAACCTTGAAACCCTATAGCACCTGCACCTAATCCAAAACCCGCTCCTGCTAATAAATCACTATTATTTATTTCATTTGGTAAAATTGCTTCTGCTATAGTTTTTGACAAGTTAGAAGTAGCTACAGAAGAAAGTCCACTAATTACATCTGTTTTAGAATTTTTTGAATCAGTATTATACTGCTTAGCATCTTCAAAGTTTGTAATTACTGGAGATCTTGACTCAGTTAACCCTTTATTATATTGTTTAGCATCTTCTAAATTTCTAATAATATTATCCTTAGGGGGTCTTAGATAATTGAGTTCCCCTTCTTGTTTATTTTTAAGATAATCCGGTAAGTTAATAGATTCGGAAATAAACTTAGAAGTCTCTGTTTCTGCTGCTACTTTATTTTTATTTATAACGTCAGCTGCGGATTTTACAAAATCAGACTTTACTAAAGGTTTAACAATATTATCATTCATATAACTTGATACTGATGAACCTATACTATTACTGATCTCCTTTATTTTATTATTAGATTGATCTGAATTTTTATTTACTCCTAGTTTGCCAAAAATTCCCTGTGCAAATCCGATTAAAGTATTAAAGTACCCCAGCATAGTTGTTGTATTTTGCTCTATCTTAGTTGCAGGAGTTACTAATGGTTCAAGGTTTTCTGCTTTTCTCTCTAATAATAAATCTTTTGCTTCTTGTGATCCAGAATTAGATAATGTTTTTAGAACTTCGTCTGGAGCACCTTTTAATATACCTTTCAAATCATCTTTATTAAAAACGGAGGATAATAAATTAGGTAATCTAGTTAATAATGAAGTAGAAGATTGTAGTAAATCACCTCTAGGTCCTAAGAACATACTAGCTGGTTTTTTAGCTTCCTGTTCTATAGATGTTTGTATTGCTTTTAAACCTGAAACTGCTTTACTGTTTAATCCTCCTTGATTTAAAAGCTGATCTATTGCTCCATACTGTGAAGTTAAACTAGAAGTAAATTCATTTACCCTAGCGTTTCTAGTTTCTTCTTTTAAGCTCTTTCTTTCTCTAGTAGCTTGTATATCTAGTCCTTGGTTTCTAGTTCTAGCCTCATCTTGGGATATAGCTTCTAATCTCTTTCCGGACTCATCAAAGATTTTAATAACCCCAGATTGTACGTCTGAAGAAGACAAAACTCTATTTAATTCTTTTTGTAAGTCTAAATTAGTTACTCCATTTAATCCTCTTTGCTGTCTTCTGCCTGTGGCATCCTCAGAAAATATAATAGGCGAATTTTGCCCTGCTATGGCATTTAAACCACTACCAACTCCTTCTTTTAGATTATTAAAAAATCCTGCTGTTTTTTGCTGTAATTTAAAGTTATCCGCTGCTTGTTGAGCACTTATTGTTAATTGCTGTAAAGCAATAGCACTTTTAGCAGCCTCTTCTAATGGCTTTAATTCTTTATTAATACTATCAACCTGTTCTTGAAACATAGAAGAGTCAGGTATTAAATTTAAAAGCTTATTTACTATTTTATCTTGGTCTTCTTTGGAGTTTCCTCCTTGAAGGATGTTTTTCTGCAAATCGCTCATTACAGCCTCTAACTCTCCGGTTCCGAGTCCGGGTTGATTTGAAGAGATCAGATTTGATAATGCGTCTACATTTATAGTTTTTAAAATATTAGTATCTGTACTTTTTAAAACATTATTTAAAGATAGTTTTATTGTATCTAACTCTAGTGCTGCGCTTTTTAGTTGAGATTTAAAAGTTTGCAACTCTTCTACTTTTCCAAAAATTTTAGAAAATCTGTCTGTAGCTTGTTCTGGCGCAGATAGTTCTTTAAAACTTTTACCCAAAGTAACTGCTAAGCTTCTTCCTCCAAATGCTCTAGATGAGTCTATAGCAGATGGCGAAAACATCTCGTCTAATTTATTTTTTATATCTATACTTTCCAAGTTAGACGATAAAGAATCAATTGCTTTGTTAGCTCTACCTAGCGAATTTATAACTGAAGAAACTACTGATATTTGTTGTTGTTTTAATCTATCGTCTGAGGTTAAACCTTCAGATTTAGTAGCTTGACGTTCGGCTAAGCTATTTACAAACTGCTGCAGCCTTTCATTAAAATTAACAATTCCATTTTCTCCCGTTTTGAAGGCTGCTGCTGAAGAATCACTGTAATCTTTTAATGACTTTGCTCCTTCAGATAACCCTTTTGGAACCTCGACTGCTTTTCCAGCTCCAAAACCGCCGAGTACAGTTTGTACACCCTCATCTACTTCATTTGCAAATACTTCGGATCCTGCAATTAATATATCTCCTGCTTTTTTTAATTTTTCTACTATAGCGTCGATGCCTGATGTAAAAGTGACTCCTTTAAATACATCCGCAGGATTAGTACTGGCACTTTTAAGCACAAGTTTTCCGGATTCTGATACATCTACTGTAAACTGCTCTAAAACTTCTCCAGTTTTACTTAATGTTTGAATTATAGAAGAACCCTTTCCTGTTTCTGATAAAATTTTATTCTTAAGGTCTTCCGTGTTGCCTGGTGATACTTTATCTCCTGTTATTATGCCTGTAGTTTCATTAATTTGTCCTGTTTTAATTAAAGAAGACTTTCTAACTTCAAGTTGCGCTAATTGCATTTGACTTTGAAAAGCATTAAACAAGTCAGACTTACCACTATCGCTGTTTAAATTACCTTGGAATCCATTCCGTATACCTTGCCTTTTACTTATTTCTCTAATTGTTTGGCTATTAACATCTGGGTTAGATATTAATGATATTTGTTTGATAAGATCAGCCTGTCCCGTTGTCCCTAATTGTTTTACAAAAATATCAAAATCTTTTTTAGCAGCCTCCGGTCCAGAACTTTTTCTAAAATTTTCAAAAGTATTTCCTATATTTTCTGTTACTTTTTCAAATCTTTTTATAGGATCCCTTATGCCTTCTCTTGCTGCTCTATTTTCCTCTATATTAACATTACCTCCTAGTATTGAGGAAACTTCCTGTGCTCCACTAGGCTTATACCCAAGCATTCTACCAATAAAACTAACTTGTCCTTTTGAAACTTTAGTAGCTTCGGAGATGGAAGTACTGGTTTTAAATGCCTGCTTTTCCAAATCCATTAATGTTTTTATTAAATCCTTTAAACCTTCTGGGTTACTTTTAGAAAAATCCTCCAGAGACTGCCCCTTAAAAGAAACATTATTAAGGTTATCAATTTTTAGATCTTTAATGTTTTTTAAGCTAGATTCTGGTATTTGTACAATTGCTGATCTTATACTTTCTATATTTCTTTTTTGTAAGGAATCTAATGCAGATAAGGCAGATTTTGATGGCGAAGCTTCCCTATCTAGCGCTGTTTTTCTAGACTGTAGATTATTAAACTCTCCGCCTAATTCGGTAAACTTAGCCAGACTAGCTGAACTTCTGGACTTTTCTCCTGTAACTCCTGTTCTTGTTAGGCGGTCTTGAGCTGTTTCTAGTGCCCTATTAAATCCGTAAAAAATAGTAGCTCCTGCGGCTAATGCGGCAAGTACTGGTACAAAGCCTGCTGCAAAAGTAGCAAGATACCCTGTACCTATTCCAAAGTAAGCAGTAATACCTGCAACAGCAGTAGATAAACCAGTAAAAACTGAAAATGCTTTTCCGGCATTTACAATGCTGCTAACTAATCCTCCTAAACTACTTGCAATAAGTTTGACTGCCGTTCCAAGCAAAGCCCCCTCGACTACTAATGCCGTTGCAGAACCTAAGTTTATGCCCTGTGATCCTTTCTCTGTAACACCTGCACCTGTAATAGAATCGGCTATACTAGTTAAACCTCCAAGACCTGGTATTTTTACATTAGATAGGGAAGTTAGAGCTTGAACTAGCGAAGTTGTAACTTTTAAAGCATCTGTAATTGGAGTAGTGATACCATCAGATACGCTTAACGCTAATCCTTGAAATGCGGCGCTAGTACTTCCAACTTGCTTATATAAGCTGGACATTTGAATTGCATTTTTTTCTGTAGCATATCCTGAAGAATTCTGAGACTGAGCTACTACCTTGTTAACTTTAGAAAAATTATTCATTAAAGCTAAAAATTGGTTGGTAAATCTAGTTTCTGCTATTGTTTGAGCTATGTCTCTTCTTTTAGCATCAGTTAGTGTAGGATAAATATCAGCTATTTGCTGTAGTATATCAAAAGAGTTTTTAAAGTTACCTGATTCGTCTTTAGTGTTTATACCTACTTCTTTTAAAACCCCTTCTGTTTTAGGAGTATTTAAGTTAAGAAATATTCTTCTTTCTGCTGTACCGATTTGAGCACCGCCTGCACGTGTAGCTTCTTGGATTACTGTTGTAATCGCATTTAACTGATCAAATGATATACCTGCATTATTTGCTGCAACTGCTACTTTTTTTCCAGCATCTGCTAAATCTTTTGCTACTACAGCGTTTGCATCTTCTACTGCGGCAAACGAATCAATAAGCCTTATAGGTGCTTTTTCTAACTCAGGATAAGCCTTTAAAAAAGCAGTCATAGTTTCAGAAAGATCTTGTTGACCTAAGGTACTGACATTGGCACCTAAAGATACTGTCTTAGACCTTTGTTGTATTTCTGAAGCAGAAAGACCTTGTTGTGCAAAAATATTATAACCTTTAAGAACTTCTTGAACACTTTGTCCATACTCTACTGCTGTACTTATAGCTGATGTTTTTAACTGATCCAAAGTGGATTTATTTGTAGCTAAAACTCTATTAAGTTCTGTCATCTGGGCATTAACTTCTGCTATTGTTTTAGCCCCTTGAGCAAAACTTCCAAAAACTGCTCCTAGTGCAGTACCAGCAACCGTAAACTTTAACATAGTTTTAGCAGTAGTTGCCAGTTCGCTAGAAAATTGTTTTAATGGTCCATTGTCTATAGATGGAGGTTTTGGAGGACCATCACCACCAGATCCTCCTGAACCTCCTCCAAAAAAAGAGCCAAGTCTTTCTTTAGACCCTGCATACCCTTCTTTAATTTGAGAGGTCATTCTTGAATCAAAATCTCTAAACCGCTGAAGCATACTTCTATTAGTTGAAACTTGATTAACAGGTTCATTAATTTCTGGCTTATCGGCTTGTGCTCCTAATTTAACTACACCTCTGAACCTTTCTTCTGGAACCATTCTAGTAGAAGTATTAATAGATGATTTTATTGCTTTTACATCTTCAGCTACAGTTCCAAATTTAACTAAACCCCTAGACCTGTCTTCCGGTGAGGCTCCAAATGAAGATTTAAAGGTGCTATCCCCTGATGCAGAGTATAAGGATATTGGAGGTGCCTTTGTAACAGTCTTTATAGTCTGATTTATAGATGAGTCTTCCTTAAATATACCCCTACTTCTTGGTAGGGACATTAGTTCGCTTTGGCGTGCCTTTAAGCGATTCTCAAAACCTGACTGTTGTAACTTTAAATACTCATCCTGTTGTGCTAAAATTTTAGAACTTAGAGAGTTTATGCTTTTAGATTTATCTGTGCTAACGTTAGTTTGTGCTATATTTTGTAGATTTTGTTTTGCTTTACCTAAGGCTTCCTTGTCAGCCTGATCTACTTTCTCCTGATATGTTAATTGTTTTTTTGCAAAAGCGTTTGCGGTTTTTCTATTCTGCTCCTGTTGCTGTTGTTGTATAGCCACTAACCTATTTTTAGAGTTTAAATCTTGGTCAATCTTTGTATTTTGGTTACTAAAAATACTAGGTGTTGGTTTGGGAGAGGTAAATATAGAAGAAGCTTGTACATTTTTTCTTGCTTCACTAAGTAATTGTTCAGGTCTTAGAGTTTTATTATTAGAAGTAACACCCGAAGCAGAAACTGACTTTTTTGCTAGCTGTTCAGAAGATTGCTTTATCTTACGTGTTGCGTCTTCAACCACTTTTTCAAAATTATTTATACTTGCACCTGCGCCGTTTATATCTTTATTTAGATTAGTGACACTCTGGATTATACTACCACCTTCAGTTTTAGTTGGGGTAGTACCTTTTCCTGTTGGTTTCTCCTGTGAACCATCAGGATTATTAACCAAATCCTTATTTCCTTTATCTTGTGCTTTAAAATTTACTAATACTTCTAAATCTATTGATACCATTAGTTTTTACCAGCCCCTGTTTTTAAAAGAGATGGATCACTGTATTGTCCTGTTTTATGTAACTTTAAATATCTTTTATCTGAAGCTGTAACTATCTGATGATCTTGGCTATCACTAAGTCTACTACTTTTATTTTGCGATATAGTAGAAGCTTCAGCTTTTAAGTTTTTAATATAATTTTGTAAAAATACATCTAACTGATCATCGTCAGCTATAACATCTTCTTCGGGTCTATCGTGTAAAGGCATTTCATAAATATTATCATAATAAAATGACCAAGATATTAAATGAATTTGGGGTATAGAAAAATCGGCTGCTGGTTTCTCAAATAGACTAGTGCCTAGCTTTTGAGCTGCTAAAAATAAAGCTCTCCACTCGTTAGATCTAGCTATAGATCTAAGAGTCTTAGAATCAAACCCTTGTATAAATTCAAAAAAGATAATCATATACTGATACAGATCATTATATGATATGCTTAAAAGATCGTCTACTGAATCCCATTTTAATTTATTTTCAGCAGTAAAAACACACTTAGATAGGAGATATATATTTTTTTCCTCTCTGGCACTGAACTCAGCACTAAATTGGTTAGCACTTTCTTTTTTTGAAGTTAACTCCCTAATCTTTTTATTTATTTCGTTTAGTTTCTTTTGATCTTCTCTATATAGATTAGTATTAGGTATTCTTTTACTTAAAATAGTTTCATATGTTTTTTTCTTATTAATATTTGATTTCAACTCTTCTTCATCGTTTAGCGAAAAAACTGTGCGAAGTATGTTAGAGGGTATTGCACCCTCAGAAAAAAACCCCTGTGATAATAGATTAGCTGTAACTTTATCCTCTAAATAATTAGCAAAAGCTTTGTGCTCCCCAGAAGGTTGCACTAAAATAATAGGCTCTTCATTTATATCTAAAACTTTTTTACCTAATAATATTTCCGTAATAATTTTATTACGTTGCTCTAAAGATATTTCTTCCATAGCTTTTAGGTTTTAGTTTTAGCTCCCTTTACTTTTTTAGCTTTTTTGGTTTCAACTTTAACCTCAGCAACTGCTTTATCATCAATCTTTGCTAGATTCTCAGCTTCTATTTGATTGCTAACTTCAACAGCCTTATTATCCTCAAGTTCTTTATTTTCTTGTTTTAGTTTACCTGCTTTTTCAAAGGCAATAACCTCTGGCAATTTAGTATTCCACTCAGGATCTAAGTTATATTCATAACATATGACCTGATATTTGCAAGTTTCTACTAGATCATAGTCTTCTTCTTCTAGAAGTTCGTCTAAAGTAGCCCACACTGGTAAGTTGTTTTCCTTATAAATCATACCTTGTGTTAAATTTAAAATCCTTTCATCATCAGCAATTTGCTCAGCAGTATTAGATAATAAATTATTTACTATTTGATCTCTGGCTAAAAGTTCAGATCTGGATAAAGACAGCATTGCTGCCATTGTTTCTAGCTCTTCGGGTGTAAAAGCATCGTCGCTTGCCAGCTTTTCTTGTAATTCTGCGATAGTAGATAAAAGGCTTGATCGGTTACTTTCATATTCTATTATGAAAGATTCATTGCGGTCTTTTAGTTCTTTTTCTAGCTCGGCTCTTAGTAGTATTCCTTCCTTATAGGCGGATGTCCAAGCAAGTGTGTAGGCTTTTTTAACTTGCCTTGTAATTTTAGCTGAAGGTTTGACTAAGTTATATTTAGTCCCATTGTATTCAAAGCTTCTAATCGTGTTCATTTCGGTAATCTCCATTCCTTTTATCCTTATATTGTATTTTAATTATATCCTCAGAGTAACTGGGGCTATAATCAACTATATAATTTTCCTCTATATCCTTTATGAGTCTTCTGGACATATCGCTAGTAATAGATAAAATCTGTTTTCTAAACAATTGCCATTTCTCATCAGAAACTACTAGTTCGGATGTATTTAATAGTTCCTTTTGAAGTCTCTTTACTTGATACTCCAAAGATTTTTGCAGTTTTTCTTTTCCTTTTTCCATGAGCCCCGATTTTAAAATTACAGGGACTTGCGGTCCCTGTAATTTAGTAGTTTAACTCATTTGTTAAGTAAAAACAAGTGCTTATTTGCCCAAGTTATTACTCTCCTTGTGATTCAATTACCTTAGTTACGTATTCTATTCCAACTCTGCCTCGTATTGCTGTAAGCTGGTTAGTTCCTCTAAATGCAAAAGTTTGAGTTGCATTAGATCCTAGTGCCAAACTATAAGCTTCATCAGTAATACGTAAGTTCTGAGCAATTATTGTTTTTAATGGGTACTCTGTCAAGCTACCGTCAGTACTGGTGTATTGACCTTTAATACCATCATTAAAGAACTCATCTCCAAACATATCAGGTGCGTTGACTTTTCTATCCAAGCCGTTACCACCAGCTTCTGTATCGTTTTGTTGATATACCATTATAACTACCGCAAGGTTATCTTTAGCAAACAAATCAGTAATATTGATGTCTGTTAAAGTGCCCTCTTCAAACTTACTCGATTTACCTGCAAATACTGCATAGTTCTTTAAATCACTGGCAGTAGTGTCAATTGACACTGTAAACTGAATAGGCAATGTTAATGTTCTTGTATAAGGGTTTAAGTGTCCTAGCTCCTTTAAAGCTTCTCTTGTAAGGTTAGCTGTAAAAGTAACATTTTGTAACCTGAGTGCCAGCTCATAGTCTCCAACAATAAACTCAGAAGTAGTAGTAGGCTCTACACTTACTTCTACTAATGAGGCGTTCGTAGGTGCTCCACTTAAAGTAGGAACCAATAGAGAGTTATTTAAAGTATTAACTCCTGTTATAGTTACAGTCTGTGAGGTAGGATTTAGTACTGTCACTGAAGATCCCACATAGTCAGATGTAACACTACACAAGCTGTCAACAAATACAGTTGTAGTTGTAGAAGACTGAGTAGATGACTCGTTTAATCTTAACGTAGACCAGCTGGCTCCCCCTAGGGTAATAGTACCGTTATTAAAGTTTCCTGATATAGAATTAGATGCAGATACAATCTCTCTAGCAGGTCCTCCTGCTCCTGGTCCACTAGTTACTCTGAAGCCCAATCCTACAAACCTTGTTAGGTCAACTGACGATGCTATTGTGTTACTAAATGTTATAGAGTTTGCTCCAATCGTAGCTCCGGTTAGAGCACCGTTCAAAACTAGCTCTGGATCTACAAGATAAGCTTCAACCTGACCTTGCCTTACTGCGCCTACATCCTCAACATCTCTAGTTGGTACTGGTGAGAAGTATTTACCTACAACGACTGTAGCGTCTGCTCCGGCAGGTCTGTCAACTGGAGCTTCCTCACCAAAGGCATTACCAGCGTACACAACAAATACCCTGTCACCTGACAAATAGTTAGATCTTCCGGCAGGAAGAGCTGCTGCTAGTGTGGATGCCAATCCGTTAGAAAAATAACTTAATCTATTAGTAGCAGGATTATAAATAAAGTACTCTAATGCATTTGAAGGTATACAGTCGGCTGAGTCAAAAATTGGTACAAACTTTGACTCACCTACAGTTAATCCACCACCTCTAGCGAATGCCATTAGAATTGAAGGTCTTCCTACTTCGTTGGTTTTTAAAAACCCAAGATTTCCTTTTTCTAAAGTAGCTACTGTACTGATAACAGGTAATGCCAATTGCAGGTAAGTTTTAGCAGCAAAAGTTGACGCTGATATCTCTAAAGAACCTGTTCCAACGTGCCATTCTTCCCAAGTTACAAATCTTGCTTCATTTAATAGCCAAACTTTTTGTTCCGTCTCTCCTGCATAGTTTTCTGTAGAAATACCTTCTGATTGATAATTTAACTCTACTGAGTTAATGAAAACGTCTGAGAGATATTTTGTTGCTTCAATATCTTCGTTAGCAGTACCCAATGAACATTCTGCTTGCACTGGTGAGTAAATATCTACTCCCTTAGAAAGACCACATTCTCTACCAAAGTCAATTAGTTGCACTCCGTGATAATATTTTAGAGCAGAACCGCCAATAGAATCCTTGATCACTATATTAGCTATACCTGTACCAGAGGCAGCAGGCAATCCTGAAAATGCTGCAGCATCCAAATCCCCTAGGCTGACGTTAATGCTACCGCTTACTAAGCCATCAAAAGTAGTACCGTCAGATTGTCTAATATTATGATTTAAATTTGTTAGTGGAACTTTGGCTAACGTGGCCATAGTGTAAATAGAGCCATAATCGTTACCGTCTAAAGTAACTGCAACTTCTGGGCTGTCGTCTACAACGTCCGTCAACTCCAACTGTCCAAGCTCAAAAACGTCTTCAGTATTAAATGTAGTACTTGAGCCGAAAGTTTGCACTCTATATAAAACTTGCCCCTCGGCAAATACCGATTGAGAAGCATAAATAATCCTATTTCTTTTATTTACCATATAAATATTACTCCTTGCAAGGGCAATTAAGATTCATTATTCAAAAAATAATGTTATTACCGAATCTATAGTATAAAAAATTGTAAATATATTTTTAGACTCATTAAGAATTTAAATGTTTAAATTGGATATATAATGGAATCAAATCCTCCGACAGGAGGCTCCATATTGGTAAAACTACCAACTAGTTTAGGATCCCTATCAGAAAAAGTGCAAGTAGAAAAAGCTAGTGTACCTCTGTGCCTATGTAAGTCAGAACCCTTAGTCCTTGGATCATAGAATGATAGTTTCTTTAAGTCTTGTATATGTATTGTGTTACCATTTCCTGGATTTAAAGTTAAATAAGTCTCATAATCAATTCCATTGCTACTTACAGTTTTAATAAAATCTTCATTTATTACGCCCCAATTTTTTAGCGGCATACCTGTTCTATTAAAATCAATTACAGGTATTCTTTTATTATATAAATATTCTTGTAATTTGCTGGTAATCTCCATTAACTCTAGGTTATTGTTAGCATAAATATCTATTATAAAACTTCTCATATACTTAATTCCGGGACCAATTTGTAAAGCGTTTAAACTGCTTTCCATAGGAATTAATGCTACTATAGGCAACTCTGGGGGTTCCTCATTATTTGGGTACCCATCAATAAGGGATACCATATGAAACCTGTAATCTATTTTAGTTGGAACTAAACTTAATGCTCCATTTGGGGTTGTGGCTGACGGCCACTTAATTCTAGCGTTTTTATAATCAATTCTATAATAGTCCCTAGGTAAAGGTGCGTTAGTCTGATCTCTTACTATAATTAAATTAGATTCTCGGACTGAAGGTATAGATAAAGTACTTCCTTTAAAAGGGGTAGTATTTAATGGTACGTATTGATTAGAGGTGCTGCTATAAATACTGCAAGAATTAGAACTATTAAGTTCAAAACTAAGAAGCCCTCTACCGTCTGTATTGACCAAGCCTGCGAAAGCAGAGTCTGGGTCTATAATAAAATAGTCGTTACGCTGCTGTCCGTTTATATCTGTTTTAGTATCATAAATTAAAGGAGATCCAGTTACTTCTTGTGAGAACTCATTAGCAAGCGGAACCTCTTTTAAGTAGGTAAATAACGATAAGTATTCTAAACTTTCTCTTCCTAGTGCCATCTATAGTAGTGGAAGTAATGCTAATACGACTAAGAGTACATTAGCACCTGCTGAATAATTTAATAAAGTTTTAGTGTCTTCATATTTCTTTTTATAGACAATTAATTCTTGATTAGCTCTTATAAGGTCATTTGTTATTTTTATAATTCTTTTGTCCCTTATTTCTATTTCAGACTCAAGCTCTTTTATTAAAACTGTACAACGGGTTAATGATTGAATATCACTCTCAGAAGCCTGCAATAGGGCTAATATGCTGGAAGATTGCTTACTATTAAAACAGATATCTTCGGCTCTGGCACTAGAGGTTAATATACATAATACTATTAAAAAAGTTTTAATTTTAAACATCATATATTTATAAGTTCTTAACTTGTAGCTTTTACCTTACTTCTTAAATCTTGTAATCTTTTTAATAAATATAGTATTTTATTGCGCTTTTCGGTTATTGTAAGCTTATCGGCATCTTTTAGATCTTCTTGAAACTGTCTGCTAGTGTCCTGCAGTTCCTTTTCAAATATTCTTATTGACTCTTTTAGGGCTTTGGTAGTTTCTAGTAATTTAAGATTTTCCTGTATTAATATACCGTTTTTTTCTTGAAGATACTTATTTTCAAGATAATAATAGGAGCTTATAGAAATAGACAGTAAGACTAAAAGTGTAATAACTACCTTATTTTTGTAGAGGAATTTAAATAATTCTACTAGTGTCGTACTGTTAACTATACTCACAGAGGGGACAATGACATCTGGTTCTTTTTTTAAAGAGTCTATTTTTACTTTTTTCTTTTGAACCATAACAATCAATCTTTATTCTGACCAAAGTTTTTGGGTAGAAACTTTTTTAACTCCTCTATTGAACTGTCACTTGTTTTAGCTTGCTTCAATAATTCTTTATTTTCAGAACTATTGGTAAAATATTGCACCCCATTTAAAGCTATAATGCTGGTCAAAATAGCAGTAACTGACAGTCCAATGTGACTAACTGCGTCATCAAATAATACTTTCTGAGCATTTGTAATTATAGAGGTAGCTCCTTCTTTAGTAATAATACCTTTTAATAAAAGCACGCTAGCTGAATCAATTGTTAAGCTGTATAGATACATTAAAGATACCCATAGCCCTATAATTAAAAACACTACTGTAAAGAATGCTATAAATTTAAATGACAATAACATAGAGGTTATTTGAGACCACCAGCCTGACCAGTTAATAAAACTAAAGAAACTCATTTTATGAAAGCGTCCTTAGCTGTTCTTCAAATATCTTAGCTCTGTCGTGATCTCTGTTATTTTGAGCAAGTACTTTTGCATTCTGCAAGATTCCCTTTTCTTTTATACTCTTTACAAGCTCTGCTAGTTCTTCTAAATCTGATGTCCTAATAAGAACATCAAGTGTAACTTTCTTTGTAAAGTCGATAGGTGAGTAAGTCCTCTGAGCCTTTGCCTTTGCAGTGTCTTCGGACGCTACTTCTGTAGCAGCTAGTTCTACTGAAATATTAGGTTCAGACTGTTCTACAATAATTGAACTAACAGACTCTACTTTTTCATCATTAATCAATGGATTAAAAACATTGGCAGTATTATATTGAGAGTAGACCTCTTCTTGTTTTGAAGTAGACTCTAGTGTTATAACTTTTTTTGATCCTTGTGTTGGATTAAATGCTCTAGATTCTGTAGTATATTTATTAGTAGCTACTTCAGCAGTTTTAGCTATATCATCTCCTGACATAGTATTACTATTAGGTGTAGAATCTTTAATTTTCTCTGCGACTGTTTTGCTGCCGGTTAAAGATTTTTTATCTGACTTCGCAATAGATTCCGAATTTGATTTAACTAATTTAACCTGTCTAGTTAAATCTTCTAGTGCGGACTCAGCAGAAGCAGATGTTTTAATAGAAGACTCTATTACTTCTATAGCACCTGTAGAATGGTTATTAATTTGGGAAACTTCAAATAATCTAGAGAAGTTATCTATTTTGTGAGATAGTAGCCAATTAACAAAGTTTTGGTCAGGGGCTAAAGGATTTGTACCTAAAGTTGAGCTAGCAGAATACTCAGACTTAAAAAGTTCAAAAAAATATTTTGTATTTTTTGATGAGCCTGTGATCCACTCTGTTTTAAAAATATATGCTGGTCTATTGCCAATATATGTAACTTTTATCTCTGTCATGCTTGGTACCTTACGTCTTTTACAGTATTAAAATGTCTATCGGAAAACCCGTGCAGATAATTACTAACCCTTTGCACTAATATACAAACTATGAAATAGTTTATAAAAAAATTGACATAGCCATTAGCTACTAGTTCTAAATTTAATGAAACATTAAATAAAGCATTTAATGCAAAAGCTGTCCAGAATGAGCAACAATAAGGACAGGATATAATTGTACCTAATATCATTAGTACTGAGTATCTATGGTTAATTAAATTTAATCTCAAGCCTTCAAATAAAAAAGACTTTGAAATTAATTCAACTAACGCTTCATTTAAAATAATCATTATTAATATTAACATACTTAAATACTATCACAAAACAGATTAGTAAGCAAACTATTTCTTTTTTGTAAGTGTTGCCAAAAATAGCTTTTCGGCTTCCTTTAGGGCTAAATTAGCTATGTAATCTGCGGGTACACTTTCTGCTGCGTTTACAAGTTCAAAACCTAAGGGCTCTTTTAAATAAGATTGAGGATGTATATAATCATTTATATTTAACCCTAGCCCTGACAACTTCTCTGATAATCCTTTTTCCCTTTTAGGTGTTAAAATGTGTAAAACTCCTGTACCAAATCTACCTAAGTTACCTTTACTATTATAATCTAGCGCATCCATCAGTTCAAGGTTCATCCAAAGCAGCTTATCACCGGACTTGTGATCCATTCCATCTATAAAATAGGTAGCCCATTGTACTGGTCTATTACCATATTTATCTCCTCTGCTAGTTTTGCCAGTAAAGTCGTCACTTAATAGTAATAGGTGCATTTTATAAGGACCTTTCTTTCCTCTATACTTGTTTGCAGACTCTATAATGTTCTTTGCTACCTCGTCGGCAATACTTGCCCGATGAAAATCAAATCCTGTGCGATCTGTACTTTGAACTGCCGGAGCAGGATCAAAATATTTACTTTGCCATTCGATAAATACTTTAATTATAGCATTTGTATATAAGGATAACACTGCAGGACTACTCATTACATTAGGTAAAGCCTCACCATAGAATATATTAGAAAGTAGTTTTATTTTTTCTTGCTGTATTTCTTCTAATTTATCTTGTATTCTTTTATTAGCTTTATTTACAGACTCTTGTGTATACTTTTTTCTATTTTTTACCACGGTCCCTCGTCGCTAGGTATTATAGGCGGATTTATAGGTGTAGATATCTGAGACTGATCTGAACTTCTCTCGTTAGGGGCTGTATTAATACGAGGGTCATCATTATATTTGGTTGTAGCGCTAGCTTTAACATCTTTTGCAATTAAGTATGCCTCTACGAGATGATCTGCTCCTAGACCTTTAGGACGAGGTGCTATATGAAGTAAGCAATCAATTCCGTCTACAATTATACTTTTAGCGTCTCTAATTATGGGATAATTACATTGAAAAGTTTTTATCCTGCATATTGGATCTCCTTCTCTACCTGCAGACGTCTCCTCAATTTTTTCTTTTGGGTTCCAAGTAACTAAGGCTTTTATGCAAATAGTATTAGGCGCTGTTAAATTTCCAGATCCAAAACATACTGGACAAATGCTTGTTTTTAATATTTTAGGATTCAAATCGCTAGGGTTATATTGAACTCCAGAAACTGACAATATATTAAAAGGTTTAGGGTAAATTGTTCTTTGCTGGGGTGTGCCTGGAAATACGTTTAAAGGGCGCACAAAAGTCACATCGTAAATATTACCAGAAACCTCCCTTACACTATCGTGTATACAATTAGGACAGTCTGTTATATAAGGATCTAAAACAATAGTGATATTTCTACCCATATCTTTTAGGTAACTGTCTATACCAGATTTAAATTCTTTTTTTAAAGATTTTGGTATTCTCATTTACTCTATTTTAAAGACAGGTAGACTTAACATACTACACCTAGTTTTGGCTTCAAGTGCTGCCTTTAAAGATTTTCCAATACTATCTAACAGCTTAGCCAGTGCATCTGGTCTTCTACTTGCATCAAATCTACTATCAGAGTCCTCTAAATTAACAGCACTTTTTACGTACTCAGACATATCTTTAGTTAGTAAAGCATATGCCGTAGACAGTACTAATAAATCTGGTCCTAATTGTTCATCGCTTAAATTGCACTGCGCCGTTAAATAGATCTTTGCGCTAGTATCATAGGTATTTAAAATATCTAAATCTGAGTTCCTGTAATGATTATAAATAACTACTAAATGACTGTCATTAAATAAAACACCCGAAGTATTCGTAAATCTTATATATTTATCTCCAAGTACTTGTGCCCCGTAAGTACCACTAGTTGAAGTATACTCCACTCCATCTACATATATATTTATGGGATAACCTTTAGGTTCGTCTAATTCGTAAATGGTTCCATTGGCACTTACCCTAGAGCACCCACCAGCAGTAATAACATCATCAATAAAGACTTCTTCAGTATCTCCTATTAACTGTCTAATTTGAAATATAATTATTTCTTCTTCTGGAGAAAAAGATCCTTGAACTGGGTATATCATTTATTAGCCTACCTTTATTTATACAAATAAGATAGTATAATTAACTATACATTAAAACGAGAGAATGATGCCCTTCTCCAACCATCTTGGAGTTTAATATATACGTGATTATCGTCAAATCTTAACTGACCTAGTTGCCCCACTGAATCTAATGTACCACTTGGAGGTACTAAACCACCGGATGGTATTACTAGCGAACCGCTTATTGTCAGTTTGTTTGTTACATATATGTCATTTGAGTCATTTTGTAAAACAGAGGATGCTACCCAGTTGGTACCATCATAACGCATAGTATCGTGCAAATTTCCGGTAGGCAAAGTACCTGAAAATGTTCCGGAAATTGTATTATTTCCAATTGGGAATAAAAAAGGAGTACCACTTGTAGTGGATCTTGTTATGTATAAAGTATTGTCGTCCTCATTAAAGGCTAGTACACCTTCCGGAGCTTCGGCTAGTAAATTTGGAAGAGTTCCAGATGTTAAAACAGGAACATATCCTACTCTTCTACGACCTTGCCTACCTGTCTCTGCATAAGCATATCCAAGCCTGTCCGACCGTCTTAAGTCTGTATCTCTTTCTACTTTACCTTTTTCTTGTTTATTAGTACTCACTTATGACAGACCTTATGATAAAAAAAGAAATATACTACAAAATAATATACCTATCCAATAGTAATATTAGTATACGATCTTAAAATTACAAAAGCAAGAGTTAGATATTAATTACTAACCTAGAAGGGTACCTTACTCTACATATATGGAAAATTATATGCACCTAGTCTAGTGATTTTAATAAGTTTATAAAATCGCTAGGTGTATAGAACAAATAAAAAAGGTGACCAGTAGCCACCTTTTTTATTTTTTTTAATTACATTACTAGGTTACTATTATAGAGATCTATCAATAACACCCATAACTAGCATTCTAGGATCTAGTACAGCAATACCGTACTGTTGCCATCCATAGAAACCTTGCTTACCGTGTCTATGTAGAGTCTCGTCATCAAACAATTGTAGTTCTTGTTTAACAGGCATTACCAAAGAATCATTAACAGATAGATCAAATCCGAAGATTTGAGTTTCACCTGGGGTAACTACTTGAAGGTTAGCATCAACAATATTAGCATTAGTTGGAGTATAGTCGTTGAAACTTCCACCAGCTCCTACTTTAAAAACACCGCCAGTAGAGGCATTTCCGTTAATATTATAAACACCTTGTGCTCCAAGTTGATGTACTTCGTGAAAAGTAACTCCCCACAGACTTCCCAAACCGCCTGCCTTGAAGATAACATTTCTTGACATATCGTCAATCTGTGATTCTGACCATTCTCTCATATCAGCCATATCTTCTGGTGACATATAAAGATCTGTCAAAGTTCTACGATTTCTCTTCATTTTAGTCATCATACTGTTCAATAACTCTTTAGAGAAGAACCCTTCTGAAGCGCCGCCTGCAATTTCAACAATTGGAGCAGGTCTTGGTTTTAACAAACCTTTACCTGGGAACGCACTTGTTACTGAAGGTACAAGAACTCTCCAAGCAGACTCTTCTTCGTAATCAATCATTGCTCTTGCAGCTACTTTCATAGCTCTTTGTGCAATGTCAATACGTCCATCTCTAGCGTAGTCTAGAGCCCAATCAAAAGATGTTCCGACTTTAAAAATTGGAACAATAACTTCTTCTCCGGCTAGTTCGATAAAGTTCTGTGGAACTGCTCCAACCTTAGGAAGTACAAATACTGTACCTTCAAAGTCGTCTGCAATAGGGTAAGCAGCCTGTGCGCCAGGTGCTAGGTTTTCTACAGAAAAAAGTTGACGAGCTAAAGACATATCCTTTACATCCTGAAGGATCGGGACTGTTATAGCTTGCGCTACTGCTTTTCTAAGCTCTGGATCAGCCCCTTGTGCTGCCGTTGCTTTTAAAAGCTCGATTAATTGATTTTTATTATCTATATCCATTTATAATTTTCCTCCTATTACAACAACATTTTTATAGCCAAAGGCTTTTGAGCAGATGCTTCTTCGTCCGTAAGAGGTTGAGTAGCAACTGCAATTACTTTAGCAGAGCCCCCTTCTTGAACTACCGATCCTGAAACAGGAGTAGGTGTATTTACTAATTTTGAATTATCGTCGCTAACTGCAGCGTCAGTTAAACAGTAAAGTTTTGTTCCTGCGTCAATCCCTGCAGATCCAGAGTATTTGTAGTGAGTAGTCTCGAAAAGACCACCAGCTCCAATATATACAAGTACTGGGTCGCCTAGAAAAGCATCAACAGAACCTAATTCACCTGGGAATAGAAAATTCTGTGGTAAACCAGGAATAGGAGATTTAACGTTATTGAACAGAATTCCGTAAGGAACTTGTCCGCTAGTAGTTATTTTTGCAATAGTGCCGTCGGCTTGGAGTTTAACAATAGATCCGCCTGCGGTAGCACCACTTGCAGCATCGTGATCATGAAGTGGATCTTCATTTACTGGAAGTCTTGGATTTAATACCATAATATGTACCTACCTTTATTTATTTTTAAATGTATAAATACCTGTAAAAGCCTTTACTAAATCTAGTTCAGTTTTTACAGATGCTTGTTCTTTTACAACAGATGAATCTACTTCACCTTCTTCAGCCAACTCTTCAATTACAACAGCTTTTTTAGAAATCTTTAAATTTTTTATAGCTCTTGAAACTAGGTCTTCAACTTCTTCATCAGAAGCTGCTTGTTCTGGTTGATCATTACAGATTGAAGCGGCTACTTGAGCTGCATCAATTTGTGGGGTATTAATTTCAGATTTTTCAGCATAAGATAATTTTATGCTTTCAAAAATATCAACTAATTCTGTTTTATAGGACTCAAATTGCTCATTGGTCATTTCTGTTACTTTTTGAGCCTGCTCTCTTAGTCCGCCTTCACTGTTTCTTAATAGTTTTAGTTCTTCTAATTCAGACAACCTGTGATTTAAAATTTTAGCGTCTTCTATAAGTTTTAGTTCTTTTGCATATTGGTTTTTTTGTTGTATTACCTCAGCAAGTTGGGCTTTTAGAGCCTCCATTTCAACTTTAACTTCTGCCAATTCCGCATTCTTCAATGTGGTTTCTTCCAAACTTAAAGAATGAAGCTCTTCGAGTTCAACTACTTGATCTGCCAATTCTTGCTTAATACTGGCTAGATCCTCCATTGCGGACTCCAAGCTTACGTGTTCTTCGTTTGGAGTTTTCTCCACTTCTGGTGTTTCTGTATTTTTCTTTGCCATTTCCAAAGAAACCTCCATTATATATTGTTTAGTTTCGCTTTTAACTTATTTAATTCTTTAAAACATATAAATAACTGATATCTATACATTCCTATAAAGCCCATAGTACAAATAATAAAATTTTTTAATACTTTAATATTTATATGGTTTTTATTTAAATTATTAAATTTAACTTTCACGATCTTTAGTTAACCTGTTTCTAAAACTTTCAGTATTAATATTAAATTTGCTTGCAGCTCTTAAGATATTCACTGAAATTCTTGATCTTTCTTCTATACTTAACTCTTCTAATTTTAAGAAACTATACCTACTCATTGCTGCTAACACTTGTTCTCTAGAAGATAATGGAAGAAGTTGTAATCTTGGTACTGCATACTCTGTATTAAATACCTCATTTGCTTTTAACTTAAATAATGCGTTCTTTTCAAACTCTTTTGTATTAATACCGAATTTATCTGCAGCAACTATTAAATTTACAAATAATTCTTTTTTCTTAGAAAAAGATTTTATTTTTTTACAGATATTGTTGTATATAGCCATAGTGCTTTTAACATATTGATCTGTATGAAGAGGAAATTGACGCTCAGATTGGAGTCCGAAATCGCTACTTTTTAAACTTGCCCGTTCAGAGGCTGTCATAGGTTTAACGTGTATAGGAAAATCCATATAAGGATTACTTATTTTTAGCGCTTTTTTTGGTTTAATTGGCGCTGAAGGAATATCAGTATCTTCTAAAGAAGGTGTATCAATTGTAGTATCCACCATTGTATCTTTTGATAATTTATTACCTTTTATATCATTATTTGTTGTGCCCCTAAGATCATCAGTAGTCATATTATCGTAGTCTAGTTTATCATTTATGATCTGCTCCTCAGTCATTTGAGAGGGCATATCACCAGCGGATAATATTTCTATATTCTCATCAGATAATGGTGTACTTGGATTAAATGCAGTTGGTACTGTATAGTAATCATTTACATACCCCATTTTTGTCATTCTGGCATATTTATTTCTTAGGCAATCTTTATCTTGCGCGTTTGCTCCAAGTACTGTGCAAGGCTTATTAAACAAGCTGCACCAATGCGTGGCAATTAATTTACCCTGTTGAATACCTTTGTCTCTTTGGAATACATATTTTTTAAAATTTACACATAATCCTGCAGTACTATTATCTGGACCAAACCTAGACGCTAAAGCTGCGGCTTCTTTAGACCCACCTATAGATATTATCTCTTTTATAGATCCTGCATCTGAGGTTTTATATAATACTCCTTCAGCATTTTTAATATCACTTGCTGCGTTTGTAGCTGCAAAATTACTATTTAAACTTAGTATTGTATAGGCGTGCTCGTTGCCTGACTTTTTAGCTACTTCAGTTAAAAGTACTGCGGTTTTTTGTGCCTCATTATAATCAATAGTAAAGGAGTCTTTTATTAATTCAAAAGAATCTTTAGAGTTTTTTGCTACCAAGTAACCATAACTACCAGTCTGTAGAATTGCGGAACTATCAAGATCTTCTGAAAGTGGGGAGTCTTGTACTTGTTCGTTTTGTAGGCTTACTGTGGCAGCCTCTTTATCCTCTAATAGGCTACTTTGATCTAGAAGATGCTCAGCACTGTTAGCTGCTTCTAGTATTATTGACCTATCATTTGCTGGATTCTTTACTATACCGCACCCACAAAATTTGATATTCCTTAGGACTCTGGATACCATATGAGTACCTAAAGATTGACCACCTACTACCAAATTTAAATGATTTAATATAGATTGATTAGTTTTTCCTATTAAATTGGTACCTAGATCCTCTTTTTTAATTATTTTACTTCCAATTTTTATATCAAAATCTGAATAATAACACTCCATAGATACTTTCCATTCACCTGCTGCTACTTCTTCTGCTATTTCTGGAAACCTATCTTTATATATTACTGCTACAATGCCAACATCCATTTCTGATGAATCTAAGGAAGCTATCATTGTTGAATAATCTTCTGATTTTTCTTTTTTGCACTCTGCTTGTAGCTTATTGTATAAACTATCTATATCTAATACATCACCATTCTGATCAAAATACATACTAGAATAAATATGTCCTATAATTTTATCCTCTTTATGTTCTAGATCTAGAGCCTTTAAATTAATTGTATCTTTAGCTAATACTAATTCAGAACCAAGAAAAGTAGCCATATTTTTATTAGTTCCAGTAGAAACTAAAATAGCTGACATAAATAATAGGTCTTTTTGATCGTTCTCTGGTAAAGACAGCTTAGCTGCTATTTCTTTTTTTTGCTTAACTGTTAGATTACCTGGTAATAGAGTCGCCTCTAAATTAAATTTATGTTTCATAGTATAGCCTCTATTTTATATCTTTTTCTGTTAGACCTTTATCTCTTTCTGCCGGTGTTGGTTTGCCTATTTTATAATACAAAGATACTAACTTTTTTATCATTTTTTCTTTTTGACCTGCTGGAAGAATTACTTTATTTCCCATAAAACCCTCGTGTAAAGCTGCCCAAGCATTTCCCATAAGTCCTATATCCGGCTTACCATTTACCTTTACTTGAAGTTTCCATTTTGATTTTTTAGTTTTATCAGGAACAAAAAGAAAATCACTATAAATGTCAGATCTTGATAATTCAGTAAAATTTAATACAGAGGAGTCTTCCATTGTCTCTTCGTCTTCATCTTCGCCCTCCTTAGTGTCCTCTAAGTACTGCCGTATTTGCATCATTTGGTTATTAGTGTCTTGTTGTATTTGATTATAAGACTCTCTTAATGAAGTAACTATGGATTGCATTTCAGCAACGTGATCCAGTATCATACTTATGTATTCTAAATCCTCAGAATTATAAACATCCTGCACACAGACTGATAACTTGCTAAGTATAGCGTCTATAATAGTCTGATACGCTCTTAATTTTAATATAATTTCTTGTAAACTCATTTAGTTACTCCTATTATGTAAACATATAACATAAATAGTACTATGCATCGTTTTCCATATTATTAAATATATAGTCTATTAATTCCTCTTTTGTCATATCATCAAGGCTTGCTCTAGATACAGGTTGCTGCGAAGCTGCAGGGGGCTTAGTTTGCCTAGTTACTGTCTTTGCTGGGTTAACAGGAGCTTTAGGCATTGTAGGCTGTGACTTAGGTCTTCCGTCTGTTACATTAGTTTGTTGAAAGGGACTGCCTTGTATTCCTATACCTTCATTAATTAAAATTTGATGTTCTGCTCTCATTTTTTCTAATTCAGATTTAGGATCTAACCCTATTGCGAATTGCACTGTTTCTCTAGAGGCAATTTGCCTATCAGCTAGTTGCATCCAAGTAGCTTTGGTTACCGCATCGGAATCTGTGGTAATTTTAGTATTTTTCCACCTAACTACTGGAAAAGTAGAAAACCCAGCTTGAATAGCTATATTTCTATACTCGGCATATACCCAATTAGATACAATTTCTCGTGCAGCATCTATCTCACTTTGGAGGGCTTTAGATGATAAAATACCCGCTGCATTTGTAATAGTGTGTCCGTCTATCAAAGCTCTAGTTATACCTAATGCTGCAGTAATATCTAAATTAACTGGTTCATATTTTTTTAAACCAAGTATTTCTCCAATCTCAGGGTTGGTAATTTTCTCTATATTTAATGCGTGATGCCATACTATTGTAAAAGCTTTTTGAGGTGTATCAAAAGCTTCAGCCATTGCCTCTAGTACTGAGAGGTCAGTTACAGGATTATCTTTATCCCCTACAGTGACTTTTAAAATTTGATTAAATATTCCATCTAAGGTGGCGTAATCTGCTTTTATTAACTCTTCTTTATAATCAAATGAATCAAATGCTCTGGACCCTTTTGGCTTTGCATATATTTCAAAGTCGTTTTTTCTTAAGTATATGGTACTAATAAGATTATCTTTGTCTATGTAATCTTCTGCATTTTTAGCAGCTGCTCTAATTTTACTAGGAATTAACTTTAGTATTTCATTTTCTTTTTTACTGATCTTTCCTTCTTGCTTTCTTTCTTCTAAGTCTGCTATACCTTTAAGTGCTGAAGACTTTAATACAAGTGTTTCCCCGCCAAAAAATCCAGTACTCAGTATTTGGACCTGTTTAGGGTCCAGTATAGTGTATGACAGTGGAATATTTGATACACTGGCGTTCTCTTGTTGAGCAGCTCTTGTTATAGCAGCCTCTATGTGTTTATCACTTACTAAGTGCCCTCTGTCAGCAAAATATTTAGATATTAATTGTTTAGCTTTTTCTCTGGTTTTTGAGTTTGGCTCTTGTCCTGGTAAAGAACTTACATTGTTAGCATTCGGCTCATAAGCCCCAAGACCTGGCAATATATAGACGACAGAGTATTTAAATAGATTTTGAAATATTTTAACAATTACGCTTTGAAAATTAGTGTCTTGCGCCCAAGCATCATAGAATTGTTTTATCTCTAGATCCGCTACTTCATTATGAAATCCTGTTGCTGAAAAATTAGATAAAATATCCAGTGTAGAGCCATAAATACCAGTTTTATAGTATTCGTCTTCGGATCTTTTATATAAATCTAAAGCCCCTTGAGAGTCTGGGGTATCTCTTCTAAGGTCTAGGTTAGTCTTATCTAGTTTGTCTCTATATCGTTGGTCTAAGGAGGCTGCTATTTCTAAGTTTGAATTAACTGAATCTACTGTATCGAATACTTTATTTAAATCCTTATTATTTTTCTTTGCCTCATCAATATCTTTTAACCCTGCCAACTTTATCTTATTTATGGTCTCTTTAGTTCTTCTGCTGGCATATTTACCAAATAAAGAATTGGGATTAACATCATAGCTTTTAATTAGCTTCTTTACATTATTTTTGTCTAGGTTGAACAGTTCTCCAACTTTTTTATCTTTAATACCAACAGTAAAGGAATACTGACCTTGATCTACTTTTTTAAGATCACTAAAGGCTACCTTACCAGAAGATATACTATTAAGTCTATTTTGTATTTTTAATAAGCTATCTTCTTCTTTTACCATTTCTTCCTTTATTACCGTTTTTTATAATTATACCGCCATTGGGAATAACAGTTTTAGATACCGTATTTAAATTTAAATTTAATTCCTCTGAAGACAGCGCAGATCTTGGCATTAGTTTACTATTGAATATAGTATTACCTGAAGATTTGTATTTAGCTCTTAAATCTGTCAGGTCCTCTGTCTTAATAATACCTTGACTTACTACCTTCCTTTCTTCTTCTATGTGTTTAAATGATAGTTCGTAGGCACAACTTCCTGCCAACATTAGAGCAGTATATAAATCTTTTCTTCTTACTTGAAGGTTTGCCTTATTTTCATACCCACGAGATCCTGCACTTTTTGGAAGATCGAATCTCAAGCTTCCTGATGCGTTAGGTGTTATTACTATGCTCGCCGCTTGATTTATCATTAATTGAACTAAGTCTACGGTTTTTTTAGTGTCAGACTTCTTTACCGAAGTTTGAACCTCAGCTTCTATAGGGTTTGTAGAGTCCGGAAACAATAATGCCCTTTGTTCCAGTAGTGTTTTTGTATTATTATTTAACTCAGCCCATATGGTAGGGCTAAAGTCTACTAGTCTTAAAATTTTCATTCCGGATTGCTGGTGATTAGCATCTTCAGATATAACTTTTAAAGAAGGTGACATACCAACAGATTGAGGATCTAATAAGTAATCCTTTAACGAGGTACCTCCTCCTCCCGCATCCATATAAATTTTAATAGGTCTAAACTTATTAATTAGCTCTAAAAGGTGTCGGGCTTGATCAGGAAAAGCGGTACTTTCTAATTGTGCTAAGTGTATTAAATGATTTGGGTACCCAAGTCGAATTACCACAATAGCTGTTGCATCCCTATCTCTGGCTACGTCCACTCCAAATATATACTGACTCTTACCGCTTGGATCTCCAATTTGAGTTGGAATAACTGTCTTATCCCTACACCCATCTAGCAAACTCATTGGAAAAGCTCCTGCGCTATCACCTACCCATTCAGCGCACCACTCCGTTTTAAATACGTGATCTGGATCGTTCTCCCGCGCAGCTTGTACAATTTCCTGAGAAAGAAAACCTTCAGGCAAGTAATGATAAGGAATAAAGTTTAAATTATATTTTTTATCTCCATTTTTTATATTCTTATAAAATGTACAAATTTCTTTCCACCAGTAATTAAATTGATAATAGCCTGAAGTTACTCCAATATAAGAGTTACCACTTATTAAGGAGCTTTCTGGTACTTTATCCCCATACTTCTCTCTAAGCTCTTTAATTCTTCTAACGTTTTCCATAGGATTGGAATCCGTAGACAGTATAGGTCTTATTGCTGATCTAAATATATGCTCTGGGAGTTGGGCAATCTCATCGAGCAATATTAATTGGGCGCGTTCCCCTCTTATCTTACTTCCGTCATTTCCCACTGGTAATGCTTTTAAAATACTTGGTGGTTGTCTTCCCACTCTTCTAGTGGCGCAATATGCAGAGTCTGTTCTTATGCTGGGTCCTTTGGCATCTATGCATTCTTGCAGGAAAGGACTCTCGTGATATAACTTTTCAAACTCCGCAAATATTAATTTTGATTGCCTAAAGCTTGGAGCAAATACACATATGTTTGTACCTGGATAGAGCATCATTCTAAGGGCTAAGTAAAGAGCAGAGAGAAATGTATTGTGTGTTACTATATAGTTATCTACTATATAAAGACCCTCTGGGTCTTCTATCATAATGCACCTACCTGGTTTGGATTCTATTGGAAGTACTTCTTTTATATATAAACCTGATATCTCATAGGAGTCTTTTAAAATAACATCTAAGTCTAAATTAGTGTCGTTTTCTCTTGTAAAAATAGAGCATACGTGACCTAGCGACCATAATTTTTTCTGAACCTCTAAGGCTAGATCTTTAGTTAAATTTTCATAATACCCTGAACACAAATAAGAACAATTTAAAGATTTCTTTATAAACTCTTCTGTTTCTTTTTTATCTATCGTCGGTAAATCTCCGACTAAAGGTATATAAACATCTGCTCCAAATTCAATAAGAGTTTTTATTTTTTCTGTTGTTAGAACCTTTTTATTAAACTCATTAAAGACTAACCATTGATGGTCCTTGCAAGCTTCAATTTCCCTGCCGTCTACAAATACTACTTTAAACATTACAGGGTTAGATTCGCAGGATATATTAACTATTTTTGATTTATTACCTTCTGGGGTAATAACCTCATCACCAATATTTAGGGTATCAATTCTTTTAAATCCATCCGGAGTTAAAACATTAGTACTGTCCGATAATAGCTTTCCAAATCCCCGACTAGCAGTTAATACACAAAATCTACCATTCCACCAGTCTAGTAATACTTTTTGCTGAATAGCTGGTAAAGTTACTGGTTCACTTTGCCTTACTAATAGATGATTAGCTGCTATAATAGGGTTAGTCCTATAATAGGAAATTAGTCTTATAAAATCATCGCTGATTAGATTAGGATCTGGTTTTATTAAAATCAAAGTTGAATCACTCTAATACATTATCTTTTAATTTAGGTTCCATATACTCATCTAAGGACTGATATTTATCTAAGGTATCAGAATAATACTTTGCTAAGGCTTCAACTGCTTCGTTTATATCTATTTTTTTTACTTCATCTATTAGATCTAACATAGTTTTGGACTTAGTTAAATCTCTAGATTCCTTTCTATCCTTAGTTCTTATGTTTAAGTTTTCTTTTCTTTTTTCAATCTGTTTACTCATTTTATCAAAATGATCTAATAGGACTTTATTTTCATAATCCTTTTTATCAAAACTAGCATCATTTATCATTTTACACATCTCATCAAAAGAGATTACATCCCTATAAAGTTGTGCTATCTCTTCAACTTCAGTTGTTGTGACTGTTTCGGCTCCAAGGGTTATAATCATCTGGTCACATAACATTAAAAATCTATCTCTAGTCCCCATAGGTAAAGTTTCTTGAGGCACATAAAGAAAAATTACGCTTTCATTTATATAGTTATTTCTCATATGAAACTGAGAATTTTTGGAAGTGTACCCCTGTTGTTGTATTACAGAGCTAGCACTTGGTAAGCCTAGTACTACAGGTTGTGATTGGGATTTAGGTGGTCTTCCTCTTTTTCCTGCCACTAAGATTTACCCTCTCTTATTAGGTCTTCTAAAGTTTTAATATCTTCTTTTGATATGGTATTTAATTTACTACACTTACTGCAGATAATCATACAAGTAGTTCTCTTTATGGATAGGTAGTTAGTACATTGATCAGTACTACATTTAATTTGACCTATAGATACAGAATTTATATTAGAACTTTTTGGTCCGGAGTTAAAATGGTTGTAGTATTCTCCAGTTTTAGGATCTGTTTTTCCAGCCTTATACTTATCATAAAACTCGCTGGCTTTTCTTACTTTTTCTTTATACTTTTTAGGTCCAATTTCTTGGAGTAGTTTTGGTTCCCTTACTGACATAATTAAAAATATCTCCTAGATTTTTAGATTATATCAAAAATCTAGGATAATTGCAACAAATACAATTATTTAGACCTTACAGATCCTCTGCGAGCTTTTCTGCCTTTTTCATCTGATGGATATTCTTCTGGATCTATGTATACGTATTGTATCTGCCCTGAAGTAGCTGTGATTAAAGTCTTATTACCATCAATATATAGTTCAACATTACCAAGAGTTACTGGATCTGGTATGATCTTATCATCTCTAGGTTCTGCGTCCTTGATAGAAGGTTTATATATAAAAAAAGCTCTTCCCATAACAAATTAGCCTCTTAATTTAGTATATTTTTAAAATAGTATAAAATGTTAATTAAATACTATAGATTTAATTATACATATCCAAGAGGTACTTACATAAAATGGCAAAGAGACCTGTACAGCCTCAAACTACTACTGACTTTTCTTATTCCAGTTCATACATAGATTTAATTAAAAACGGTCAAGTAGATCGAGTAAGGGTTAAATTTCCATTAACTACTGATCGCAGTCTCCAAGGAAACATACCATACACGGATAAGACTCTACACAGATACTACGGAGGAGAGGTTCCAGAAATAGGAAGACCTAATAATGAAAAAGATCCAAAAAAGGGCGCTTTTAAATTAAGTGATCAGGAATTTAGATTTAAAAATAACAATCCTAATATAAAGAAAATAGGTAGATTAGAAATAGGTACTACTTCAGGCATAGAGCCTCTAACAGAAGAGGCTTTTACTCCTGGTTTGCAACAAGGGTATCCTACAGATAACCCAGTTGAAGTTAATAGTAAGTATGAACCTAACCATAATGAAGCAGAGTTTGTAGTTATGGGGGCTATGGATCCATCTAAATACTTACAAGAGAAGCATAAATATAAATACCCACTGGACCCTGACAAAACAACTTCTGATAATAGGATCAATTGGCAAACAAGTCCAGATTATATGACACCTACTTCCCCAAATACTAGATATCCTAATGGTGGGGCAATAAGAAGAACGAATCAATACACTAAACCAAAGTAATTATAGATTTTTTAAACTCTGAATGGGATCCGTTGTTTAGTATTTTAGCGTCAATGTCGTGGTAATTGTCCAGATCTAATTCACTAATGTGATTACTTCCTGTAAGTGCCTCAAAATTGGGTCTGACTATTTGTACAACTTCTACAGTGTGATTATTAATTTCTGCCCATTTTCTAGCAAATTGAATTTCTGATTTATACCTGCAGTCAGTTATACAAAATTTATCGTGACCTCCTGCAATTAAATCAACTATTGTCCTATTAAACGCATAAGATACCCAAGTATCAATATAGGCTTGTCTATGACCCTCTCCTAGTGTTTGTAGCATAAATCTTGGAGTAACATTGTATCTAGGATCTATTTCATCTTTTAAATTACTATGTAATTGCTCAGAGGATAAATCATACATTGATCTGCAATGTTCTTTGAGTTTGTCTGCAAAAGCTACTCTTAAAAACCCGTACTCTTTTAAAAACAAAGCTGCGGTATCTTTACCTGACCTACTTTTTCCACATAGAACAATTATTCTTGCCATTATCTACCTTACTATTTATATGATTTAAGTGAAGTTAAAGCTTTATTTAAGGAACTTTCAAGTTCTTTTGTAACTTTAGAAATGCTTTTACTTTTAATACTATTATCTGGATTATCTGGAATCTCAGTTAAGTCTATTACCACTAGCTTTCTAGTATCGTCTTTTTTCACAGGAATATCAAAGGAGATCTGGGGATTAGTTTTTGATCCATTCCAATATCCTACTAATCTAACTTTGTCCATCTAGTGCAATTTAATTCTTGTTAATTATATTCTCGGACTGGTTAATAAGTTCTTCTAATTTAATTAGGTGCTCTATTAAAGTTGATTTTACTACCATATTATCTGTTTCTATAGTCCCTATAAGAACAGTAGAAATGACCATAGACAGTATATCTTGATTTAATAATTTAAAATCCGGATTAGTAATGACTTGATCTTTTAAAGAATAATTGGTTATTAACTGGCTGGATACGTTTTGTATGCTATTAACTTTATCCATAATAAGGTTAACTACCTGTCCATCTTGCTGTTCCATATTAGAGCAAAGACATTTTAATTCACTTAGCAAAAGTGTTAACTTTATTTTTAAGAATTGCAGGTTTTCCATTAAATTAGATGCTTTATATTAAAATATTTTATAGCAGTTTTACAGTCTTTATTACTAAATCCGTAGTTTTTTAGAGACTCTAGTAATTGAGTTTTAGTTTCCTTATATCTTCTTTTTACAGCCCAAGTTCTATAGTTTTTATACCTGTCTACTACTAAAACTGGCGTTAAATCTTCATAGCTTATTGGAACTATAATGTCTATATAAAAATCTATGTTATCTAACTTAGATAATCTGATCCTTTTTCCACAATTCATTTTAACAGTTATAACATAAAAAAACAAATAAAAAGCCTATACTAGGGGACTAGTATAGGCTTAACCTGTCAAAATAGATTGTATTACTACTTAACTATTGAACTAGGCTTAGTAGATACTGTGTTTGAAGTCGGAGCTGCTGGTTTCATCTTAGGTGCAGTAGTAACAGCAGTCTTCTGTAGCATTCCGCTACCTGAAGAAGTGCCTGTTCTAATTGCGCCTTGTGGATGACCTTGCATAACACTTGGCTTAGCGTACAACTGTCCGGCTGCAGCATCTGGATTATTAAAAGGCATATTATCAATACCGTTTAATAGTGCAGCTCCTGGAAGGGCTGCCAGATTATCTACATCTGTGCTGTTATCGCTGCCGTCTAGTGGTGCAAATGTACCTGGCTTGCGAGTTGGTTTTCCTACGAACATACTTAATTCCTCCAAAAAATAATTACGTAATATTTTTAGTTAAAAGCTTAAAATACCCATAGTACAATTTATTTTTATTGTAATTTAATCAAAATTAAGCCTTGCATTTCAATAATTAAATCTATATAATTACTTAAATAAAACTAATCTATAGTTAAATTAACGGGTCCTTCTACTTTGCTTATAAATACCTGGTTCTCATAATGAGAACTAGGTTTACTATTAGAAGTTTTAAATTGACTTACTCCGTCTGTTTTATAGTAAATAACTTCTGAGTCTTTATAAATTACAACAGGCTCTATACAGAAACACATTCCTTCTTTTATAGGTACTCCTTTTTGAGGAAAACCACAACAAGGTACTATTGGACTTTCGTGTAAACTTAGTCCTATTCCGTGTCCAGTAAAAGCATTAAATGTTTTATACTTTTTACTTAGGATCATAGTTTTATTTATGGCATAACCTATGTCACCTATTGTAGGATCTTTTATGCTGCAAATACTATTAAAGGCATTATTAAAGGACTCAACAGAAATATCTATAATGCCCCGATGATTATTTATATCTTCTCCAACAATATAAGTTCTAGCACTGTCGGAACAGAAGCTATTATACTTAACCCCTATGTCTATGGATAAAACATCCCCATTCTCTAGCAGTCTATTATTAGGTAGCCCGTGAACTAAATCTTCATTATTAGAGGTACACAAAGTAAATGGAAAAGGAGTAGCCTTAGGGTGATCCTTATAGTTTTTAAATAAAGGTTCTGCTTTATTTTTTATAATTAAATCTTCAGCTATTTGATTTAACTCTAAAGTAGTGATTCCTATTTGAATAGATTTTTCTAGTTCTTTTCTTACACTAACTAAAATGTGAGCAGATTCTTTAAAATAAGGTAAACACTCTTCAGAATATATATGTGTACCATCACCTAAGATGCTGTAGGTTGGTTGAGCACCTGAAGACATCTAGAATTCTTTTTAAAAATTAAAGACCAGCTTGCTGGGCGATCAAACAACCTTCTGCTACTGCATTAAGCGGATCAGAAGCGTGCCTAACTTCTTTTACTTGAAAAGGTAGCCTATGGGCATTTCTATCGAACTCTTTTTTAAACTCTGATAGAAAATTAATAGCCTTTGATGTGCCACCTGATACTACAACTGTTATTGGTTCTTGGTACCTTGGAACACTATCTAAGGAGTTTACTTTTGTTACTATAGCTTCTACTGTATACTTAATTAAGTTCTGGTAATAAATTGCAATTGCCTGTTTGGTCCTATCTGATTGAGCTAAATCACTTATATCTACCCCTCCTTCTTTTACCAAAGTAACTAAAGCAGGAGTAATCTCACTATTCTTAGGATCTTGATCGTCATAACCTAGGGATACTGCTACTGAGGTGTCAATGTAATCACCACCAATTGAAGTTGCAAAACTAGCCATCTCTTCAGCGTTAAATGCTAGACAGATGTTAGCCATACCTGCTCCAAAGGATACTGCCATACCTGTGTAGTTCTCCTCTCCTAGATTGGAAAGTACAATAGCAAAAGCTTCATTTATTGGAGAGCCCTCATAGCCTAACTGCTTGAGTATAGAATTAATAGCACTTGTGTGAAACACTTCATCAAACTTTGCATCAATCGGCGAAGCAGGCACGCTGTATACAACTTTTTCATTTGGAGTAACGGGCTCTCCAAGAAGTTCTCTTAAAAGTGCTGTAAACATTGGTAACGCTTTTGTCTCTTTTGGAGAGATAACCCCTTTAGCGAGAGGTCTCCTTAAAACCATATTTTTTACTACTGCTTGATTCAAACTCTCATCTCCAATCACTTGGATTGTACCGTCGTCCATTTCGAGGTAGTTAACTCCGGCGTCTTTGAAGCCTTTAATCATAATGGTTTTAACAAGTGGGTTTGAAGGTCTCATTTCTAAAAAAGCATCCCTAACACTTTTTGTAGTTGTATTACCTTGTTCATCAACGCTAGCTACAACTAGGAAACAGGTGCCTACATCTAGTCCCAAATTTGGCGTTCTAGTCATCTTCTTCTATACCTTCTTTTAGCTTCTTGAGTTTATTTAATTTATCTTGAATATTTGAACCAGATCTAGACTCTATAGTAACATTAGTTTTAATTTTATCCAAATCTTTTATATCACTTGGGTTTATAAACACGTTATCCATTACTACATTTAAATTATTTTTGGAGGCAACCTGAGTAACACTATCTGAAACTATTGTTACAGGTGTAGATGCTATGTTTTCTAGCTTTTTAGTTATTTCTGCTAGAACAAGCATCATATCTTGACTGTTTGTAGTAGGAGGTGTATTAGTACCGTGTACCTGTGAAACTATCTCGTGTATCTTATTATAGTTAATTATATCAGCTTGTTGGTCTTTTAAATCATTATGAACAGATTTAGTTAACTGGTTTACTAGGAACCTTATTGCCATCCCTTGACCAACACTGTTGGACTTTTTTAAGTTAGCGCTTATTTTTTCTAGTATGTGACTGTATTTATATTCTTCTATAGTTTTTAACTCTATAGCCTTCTTTAGTTTTATAAGCACACTGACATCAATACCCAGTTTAACTAAAGATTCAATCAGCTCTTCAATATTTTGTCCCATTCCATTAATAATTTAAGTAATTTTATATCAAAACTACTTATTTCCTTATTTTTTAATAAATCGTCAACCTTGGCATATAAGTCGCATAGATCACTTAAATCTATAGTATTTAAAAACTTATCCAAGCCATAAAAGGCAAAGTCTGGGTATTTCCAGTATTTTCTAGTCTCTTCTTTATCTCTTGTAAATTTGTAAACTATTGTTGAGTAAAGCCTTTTAAGTACTAAAGGGAATACTACAAACTCATTATGGTTATAGATAACTGACTGTACTAGTCCCATATCCCTATTACCTCTGGAAAAGAGGTTATCTAGAAATTTAAATATTAAAGTATTATCTGACACTTCGGGCAGTAAAGATAGAGCTGTTTTTTCATCCACAATCTTTAGATAATTGGAGAATTTCTCTATTAATCTAAATAAGTCATTTCTTTTACTAATACCTGAATCTGTAAAGTAGCTTATATACTTATCGTGTAAGTTAAATTCATTAAACACATTAGTTATAAACTCTACTTTCTTTTTACCTTTTAACTCGGTTACACTTTTAATTTTAGATATACTGTTCAAGGATTTGAAGAAGGAGGATTCTTTATTCAGGTTTTTAAATATCCAAACTAGATTGATATTCTTAGGGTACTTAAGTACAGATAATAACATATCGGAGTTTTTAGGCTCTATGTTATATATAACTAGGGTTTTTTTAGAAGGTATCAAAGTACTTTGATGTAACTTATAAAAACCCTCTAAGTCTAATAAATCAAAGTTATGTATATCTAAGGTTTCAGTAGGATTATCTTGTTTATATAGAAACACAACATCTTCGTGGTCTTTAGTTGTGAATATATTTACTTTGTAGTCCAACTCTTTATAATCTCTATTGATAGTCTTCTTAGTCTTTGTTCAGGAAAAGGTAGAAATTTTAGGTCTGAGTATACTTTTACCAGCTCATCATAAAGAAAGTCTAAATATCTTGCGCCGCTTTTTAAATTTGCTGGATTGGAAGGGTCTAATAGGTTATTTGATGTTAGAAACTCAGCTAAGTCTTTTGTTTGCCCATTATAGTTTTTAGAACTCAAGTTAAATCTTAACTCTATTATAAATTTCTGTAACTGTAATATTGTGTCCAGTGGGTCAACTCCATCTGAACAAAAAAGGTCTACTGCCTCTACTAATTTATAAAAGTCCTTTAAAAAGCAACTTTTAATAAAATTATCTATAATTGAAAAGTCTAAAAATCCTATTATTTTAAGTATATCTTCTTCAGACTGGGCAAATGACTGCGCTGTTTTTATTTTCTGTAAGTCTACTATTGCATTTCTAAGAGAGCCTCTACTTTTATCAATAACGCTATGAAGCAGGTAATCACTTAATTTAATATTTTCAGTTACTGCTATTTCATTTAACTTTAGTATTAAGTCCTTATTAGGTATAGGTAAAAATTTATAATCAGCGCTTCTTGATTTTATAGAATCTGGTATTTTAGAAAAGTCTGAGGTTACAAATATAAAATAAACGTGGTCTGGGGTTTCTTCTACGGTTTTTAGTAGACCATCAAAGGCTTTATTTGGAATATTATGAGCTTCATCAAATATATAAGTCTTTATCAGCCCCTCAAATGCATAGTTTTTGACTTCGTTTTGAAGTCTCCTAGTAAAGTCAACATTTGCCTCTACCGTACAATCTTGTTCTAAGGTACCGGTATCACTTGGATTTAGAGTGCTGGCAATTATACGAGCTACTGATGTTTTACCTGTACCAAACCCACCGTGAAAGATTAAAGAGTGAGGAAGTTCATTATTTTTTAATTGATGACTAATAAGCTTTATAATATGATCTTGACCAACAATCCCTGAGAAATCAGAAGGTCTATATTTATTATAGAGAGTACTTTCGGACATTAGTAGATACCATTAAATTTTAACTTAATGGTACTATACCAAATTCAACCTAATGCTGTAAAGAGTTAAAATGAAAAGACTCTAGAATATCTTCCTCGGTAAATTTAACTTTCTCTATTGGCTGCCCAGAAGAAATACAAAGTTCCCCTGCAACAGCCTGCCTTTGAGTATTTATATAATACAAGGCTATATAAGGCTCGTCTGGATCTACAAAAATAGATACTGACTCTATTTTTTTAACAATACAATCTGCTTTTAAAAACTGCTCGTAAAGTTCCTTTTTCATCGAGCTAAATTGCTCTGAGTCTTGAGTACTAACTCCATCTCCTATTAATTTCTGCAGTTTTCTAGCAACAAGGATATCAATAAAATAACCACCAACACAAAAATAGATGGGTATATTATCTTGCTCGGAACATAAATCTATTAAATCTTTTAAATCAGTTAAAATCTGTGAATATGATTCTTTTGAGCTTAAGGTCTTTAAACTTAACCCGTTTTTCATTTGCCATACAACCCCGCACTATTAAGTGATGAATTGAATTAGGCTAGCTTGTCTTCTATTACTTCTTGTTTTAATAACCTTGTATATGTATCAGGGGAATAACTCCAAGTGCCTTTTTGTTTATCTTTAACAAATACACACTTACAGTTATCCCCTGTACATTTGAACCATTTCATATTACCGTCCTTTATAGCAAGAGACCTATAATACTCAGGGTCTGACTCAGATAAAATTACTAAGTCGCAATCACAAAGAGGACAGCCTAACTTATTCATATTTTTAAAAAAAATATTATTAAACTACTACCCAAGCCCCTGAAACTACGATTTTTAATTTAGCAGCTGTTAAATCATAAACTAGACTTCCATCTGGAAGTTTACTGGCATCTGGAAGATCAGCTGTAGCTTTTAAAGAGATAAGACCTATAGAGCGTCCGCCCTTACCGCCTTGACCGCGTGCAACACCACCAATAACATTTACATCAACTTCTTCTCTAACAAAAGGCTTTTCTTTAAAATTACTCATATTGTACACCTCAATTACTATGTATTTAAGTAGAACTACCAAACATTAGATTAAATAGTACAACAATTGATAATTTTATTCCGACCTTTTGGATAACTCATAATCTATAGCTTCATTAACCTGAGATTTAAGTTCCAGTAATTGGCTACTTTCTAGAAAAGACAAGTGAAATATAGAGTTATTTATAAGTAAACTAGTACCTACCTTAATTACTTTCCCATTAATTTCCATATAAGTTTCAGAATCCGCCCATTGAACTGCAAAATTATCTAAAACATTTGCTTTAATTATTTCTTCTGCCATATAATTCCTGTAACTAAGAACAAAGGGTTATTTGAGATTGATGTACAAAATAAGCAATAAGTTCTTGCAGTGAGTACCTTCTAGCTTCTTCGTGTAGTATTATTTCACCATCTTGTCTTGTAACTAAAAATTCTGGATACTCAGCAGTGTCATCTACTCTTAGGTAAAAATTGAGAAGATTATTACATAAGTGAAGACCTATTGTACCATTTCCTTCTGATGTTAAATATGGTTGATTATTTTCTGGAAAATACCCACAAATATCTCTGGCTAATTCAATATTAGAAGGTTTGATGATTTCAGCACTATAAAGGTCCCAACCTGTTTCTAAGTTACCAAGCGCAGCAAGAGCTTTTTCTACTCGCTCGTTAAGTTTGTATCTAATTTTAATCATAAACAAATAAATCTTAGAAGTGAAATTTGATTTCCAAATAATAGTTATGCTAAGATTGTATCAAATCTTTATATTAAAATCAATAGTATGGACAAATTGCAAATAACTTTATCTAACCAGTACCCTGTTTGGTTTAATTTTATCCTTAGGGGGAAGAAACCAGCACTTCCTTGTTGTAATATAAATAACTATTTAGTAAAGATAGCATATGATTCTAAGTTCAGGGAAGAAGAAAATCTAAAAAGATTTAACGCAGGTAAAGAGCTTTATGAGTATAAGAAAGTTCAACCGGTTATAGATAGCCTTAATGAAAGAAACTTAAAGAATAAAATAGGTGTTTTCTTCTTAGATATAGATACTTTACCTCCTACATTCCCTAATTTTAAAAATTTAAATAACTTTCTAGATCACCTACTACCAAGTGATAAGTTCATAGTTGGTGCTAGCCCTAGTGGTAAAACTAAAATAATATTTACCTATTCAAGTAGTTATAACATAGGATCTGAGATAAGTAAGGCAGGTAATAAGGAAATATTTAGAGATAATATTATTAATTTAATAAATACATACATTCCTGAGTATATAGCCCAATACGTAGATACTAGTGAAAGCGGATTCTACAAAGGGTTTATAACAGAAGATCTGTATAACAAACTAAAGACTAGAATACAAAAACTAACACCAGTAAATAACAACACACCACACACATCATTAATATTATCTTATGGCAAGGTTCTCGATCACACCTCGGTGTGTGTGTATCCTCTTCCAGATCCAGATACTGCTTGCCCAGATATAAGTCACTTTGTTATTCCTGAAGTCTTTGAAGATTCATTGTTAGAGAACAGCCCTTATACACTAGAAGAAATAGAGGTATTAGGTAAAAGAGTTAAACAAAGGGACTTTAGATCAGCATTATCTAAACCTAGTAGGTTCACAAACTCTAAATTTAATTATTATACAGAGGATATATTACCTTTTGATATAAAACTAAGATCTAACCAAGTACTGCACGATAAGGTACTTAGAATATTATTATCTACTCCAAAGTTAATAGTAGGGTTTGACTTATCAAAAGAGAAGTTAGCTCAACAAGTAGAGTTAATATTTGGCATAGAAGTCACAGGAACTGAAGAATATGATCCTTATTTAGAGTGCAATAGGATTAGAAAAGATAGACCTATAAGGACAGTTATAGATTATTTTATTAAAAAAGGCTTATTGGAATGCATAGATCACACCTACAATACCAATAAAGCTAAAACATTTAGAGCTTCTGGTAAGTTACGTGAATATTTACTTTCTAAGTTTAAGTTTAAAGTAAAAAATATACCTTCTGAAGTCCCAAAAGGTAAGTCTTTTAGCATAAATAAGATTCTATACAGTCTATGTAAGTCTAAAAGAAATCCAGAGGCGTATAGACAAATATCGGAGCAACAGTTATTATATACAAGTAAATATGTTCCCGATCAGTATAATAATAGAAAGAAACTCTATCATAAGAGTTACAACAATTTGCTTAAACTTTGTAACATAAGTATTCAATGAAATCTTTTATAATTAATTTTGAC